TGATTTCATCTAAAAATTTATAAAAATATGAATACTAAAAGGCATTATGAGTTGACCGATGAGACTATTGAGTTTAATGGTCATATACTGCATCGCATAATATGCACTGAGAGTTTCCGCAATGTGCGGAAAGGTACTTTGGGTGGTTTCATTGAGAGTTATGAAAACCTCTATGATGAGGCTTGGGTGGGTGATGAAGCCAAGGTTTATGATGGTGCTGTAGTTAATGGTTATGCACTTGTGGTTGGTCATGCTTGTGTAAGTCATCGTGCATGCATCTCTAATAGAGCTGTTGTTGAGGACTTTGCCTCTGTATCTGGTAATGGTGTGGTTATAGGTGGTTATGCTCGCATTTCTAACTTTGCCACCGTAACTTCTTGTAGCTGTACTATAATAATAAAGGGTTCTGCTAAAATTAGTGGTGACGCAATCGTAGAGTCTAACCATGATTACATAGTCTTCAAGAACTGGTGGTCATCAGGTAGATACTTTACATGGACTAGAAGCAATGATATGTGGGCAGTTGGCTGTTTCTACGGCACTGGCAAAGAGTTAATTGCTAAAGCCTATAGGGACAGTTACATCAGTGGTCAAGAGTATGAAAGAGTGGTTAAGTATGTAGAGGAGATTAAGAAGGGCAGTAAGCCATCTTTGTGGCGGAGAATACTGTTTAGTCTTAGCAAGCTCTGCAAATAGTATAAAATTAAACTACATCAGAATGGCAAAGATTGTAAACAATGACAAGGGGTTCAAAGTAATCAGCTTGTCAACAGAGGATGCAGCATCTATAGGCTTTGGTATAGATGGCTCAGGTACATGTATATGCATGCATTGTAATAAGGGGTGCCGTAGTGGAGATATCTATTACATTGCAGTGCTTCATGACACTATGTGCAAGAAGTGCTATGAGAGGTGGATTAAGTCTGCTACAAGGTATGCAGAAGATATACCCATTGAAAATAGGAACTTCAACCACTATAAGGAGTGGCTGTGTCTGTGATTATTCTTATATTGTAGTGTACTATGTATTTCAAAGAAGATGAACCAATAAGAGTGCTTATAACAACACCTCTTCCTGACCCTACTTATAAGGGCAGTTATTGGTACTAAAGTTAAATTTATGTTAAAGGTAGGTCATTTGTTTGGTAATATCAAACTTTTGACTTACCTTTGCAGTGTTCAATTAAACAACAGAGATTATGTGTTCAAAAGTTAATCCTAACCTAAAGCCTGCACCTAAGTTTGAGAACACTCAACTGGCAGGTGGTTATGGTGCATTAGCTGCCAGGCAGTCCAATGTAGCATTGCTTAGAAGAGCAGTGCTGGCTAATCTCCTTTGGGAGGATGTGGCATACATGGATGGTGAGAAAGTAGCTGATGAGATTAAGAGGTTAATACCTCTGTGTCCTGCTGAGGATGTATATAACATAGCTCTTGAAGCTAGGTTAATGCAAAAGCTGAGACATACTCCATTGTTTATAGCAGTGGAAATGTGCAAGTATCCTGAGCATAAGTTATTTGTTAAGGACTTGCTACCAAAGATAATCACAAGAGCTGACATGCTCACTGACTTCTTGGCTATATATTGGAAGGATGGTAAGTATCCTATCTGTAACCAAGCTAAGAAGGGTCTTGCTTTAGCCTTCCACAATTTCAATGAGTATAAGTTGGCTAAGTATGACAGAGATGCTGCTATCAAGCTTAGGGATGTGATGTTCTTGGTACATGCAAAGCCTAGAAATCAGTATGAGCAGGAGTTGTTCAATAAGGTAGCTGAGAGAACTCTCACACCACCTGAGACATGGGAAGTCATGTTAAGTAGAGGTGATGACAAGAAGGCTACTTGGACTAAGCTCATTACAGAGGGTAAGATTGGAGGTCTGGCTATGTTGAGAAACATAGCTAATATGCAAAAAGCCAATGTGGACAGAAAGACTATTCAAGATGGTCTCAAGACACTTAGGAACAGCATGTTACTTCCTCTTGACTTCTGGAAGGCTGCTAGAATGAACTCAGCATTTGAGAGGGATATTGAGGATGCTATGATAGAGGCATATAAGAACTTGCCTAAGCTTCCTGGTAAGACACTGTTTATAGTGGATGTATCAGGTTCAATGGGTTCTTTAACCTCTGGTAATTCTCAGTTCAACAGGATGGACCAAGCCTGTGCTATGGCTATCTTGGCAGCTAATCAGTGTGAGGACTATGAGCTTGTAGCTACAGCAGGAAATGATGGTTATAGAATAAATGCCTCAGAGTGGATTGAATATCCAAAGAGAGGTTTTGCTCTTGCTCCACAGATAATGGATACCAGGCATAGGATTGGTGGTGGAGGTATATTCACCAGACAGTGCCTAGAGTGGTGTAAGGATAAGTTCAAAGACAAGAAGTTTGATAGAATTATCATATTCTCAGACTCTCAAGACTGTGATTATCCTGAGAAGAGAGTACCTAAACCATTTGGTACATATAACTATATTGTAGATGTATCTGCTCATACAAGAGGAGTGAACTACAAGGGTGTATGGACTGCTGAGGTTTCAGGTTGGTCAGAACATTTCTTGACTTATATTGCAGCTCTTGAGGGATTGCAGAATAAGTTTGAGGAGCAATAAATAAAAAAAAAAGCCTATAAGTGAAAGTCAGAGTTACTTCAATATTGGGATATTTTGACCCTCTGGCAAAGTGTTCTATAGGCTTTTAACTATAAAAGGTATCATTAGTGATGATAGGAGTTACTTCATTTTGAAAATGTAATTTAGTAACATACTCCTATCAGGAGTTCTATGATACCTTTAACATGGAGGAGTTAGCTCAGTGGGCAGAGCAGTTAAACAAGATACTCTACATACTGTTCTCTAGTAATAGTAGTGATTTGTAGAGATACTTCAAGCACTTTCATTGCACAGGTCATAGGTTCGAATCCTATACTCCTCCCTTTAAGTTTTTGTGGTATTTTGTGTTTTTATGCCTCACTGGTATGTGAGTATAGGTGAGGCTTCTACAAGGCGGAGTAGCTAAATGGTTAAAGCAACACCCTTACAGAATTTCTCTGGTAAAGCAGTAGTGAGTTGTCAGGGTTACTTCAAGGTTATAGCATTAGTTTTTGGTTCTAAAGTATGTAAGTTCGAGTCTTACCTCCGCCACACTTATTACCTACCTCACCTAGCGTAGTTATACTGGATAAGTCTAAATATGTTAATATGAAAGCACCAATGAAAACTACCCTAGTTACTCTGGTATGTGCTGTTCAGTGAGTGAGAAAATGAATAGCCCCAAAGCATAGTTGGGACACATGTCAAGGAGTACCATCCGTAAAAGCTATGTAAAACTGGTTGACAGTCTGGAAAGACAGACATATATTTGGGGGAGTAGCTAAATTGGTTACAATACTCTGGCTGTTATTCTCTGGGAGCAGTAGTGTTAGCAAAGAGTTACTTCAAGCATTCATCTGGTAAATGAAAGTATATTGGTTCGAGTCCAATCTCCCCCACAAAATAGAGGTTAGTGAATGTTACAGTTACTTCAATTATGATTAGTATATTGGTTTAACATTCAATCAAGAAAGGAGTAGATTTATTTTACAACTTTTTAACTCAACACTGTGGCAGTGTGTTCTACCTCTATTAAGAGGGCTGTGGTAGCAATACTATAGTCCTCTTTCTTTTTGATAATTGTGTTAGTTACATATATGTATTACTAAAAGAAAAGGTATGACAAAGACAAATGAAAGTGTCAAGAGAGTCGAGGACTTTAAGGCACAAGTGAAGGACTTTCTTGGTGTAGATACCATGATTGATGAAGAGGTGGTTAAGGACATGAAGGAAAAACTCATCTCTCAGGCTAAGGGCAAAGGTGAAGAGCACATCGAAGAGGTGGTTGACACCATTGAGAAGGCACTTGAGAAGATTAAGGACCCAGAGTTCAAGGCTATTATTGCCTCTCTCATCTGGACTAAATGTCCTTTGGGCATGCAGAAGTCTTGCGTTAAGCTTCATGGGGAGATGGTGGATGCAGCAATGGTTGCTCGTATGCAGAAGCGTGTTAAGGGTAATCCCCTTGTAGGTCTTATGATGCTGTCAACTATGTTAAGAGATATCAAATGAGTGAAATCAAGGTGAGTGTCAGTATTACACTACAAGGTGGTGTGATGCTGACCCAAGCTGAGGCTGAACAGCTTGAGAAGAACAAAGTAGGCACTGGTTATGACCTGACTAGAATCAAGGTTAAGAACAAGAAGGGTAATGCTGATGTCCTCAACGTGAGAACCAGGAAGTCCAGAACTGCCACGCAGACCATAAGCATGTACAAAGAGGCTTATGAGTACATGACAAGTAAGGATAGTTGTCCTTCCAGTATCAAACAGTTTGTATGGGTTAAGATGAAGCCTGTACAGAGACTGGAGACACATCTTGACTTGGTGTGCAAGTCTCTTAGAGGCATCTCCTACACCTATAAGGTATTTGATGATTGAGTAATAACAACATCACTTATACTGTAGAAGCATGAGGTTTCTTGTGGTATTAGTGTCCTTATTGGGAGTTATACTCCTGATAAGGACATTTATTAGGGATAGCCCCAATCTTGACTTGGCACAGTCAGGCAAGAAGTACATTAAACTGTTTGAGATATGATAGAATTTGGACTTAAGAAGAGAGCTACAAATGGCAAGAAGTCAAGGTTTCTTAAGAAGTTCCCTCGTAAGAGAATACTCCATAGAGGGGATGAGAAAGCTGCCTCTTGGTTTAGAAACAACTGGATAGATGATAACTACATATACTTTAAGGGTAACTTGGGTAGATTCCTTAAGTCCAATGTAGGAAGACCAGTTGATAAGGTATTTTCAGAGTTCCTTGACAGGTGTAATAAATCTGCCAGTGTATATAATCTGAGGAAGTGGTTCTATGACATGTTTAAGGAAAAGTCAGAGATTGGCTGGTCAGGTGGTTTCTACATCACCAATGGCATATTGAATTACAAGAAGAGAATCAAGAAACCCAAGTCCAAGCCTTACATTAGTATAGGTGACTATAACAGGCAGTTAATACCTGATATAGCTGCTCTGTGCAAGCAGTGTGAGATAAGTCACCTCAAACAGCCTATGGGAGTATTCAAGCTAGTCCATAATGTCCAGAAGAGTGTTTATGTAGTGGAGAGGAGAGTATGGTTATCAGACCTTAAACTTCAAGCACACTATAAATTATGCTCTATCTATGGAGTAGGTAGAGGAGTATCTAAGATTGTATGGAACTTCCAAGACAAGATGTACAAGGCTACCTATGAGTTATGGGATGGCTATAGGTGGGATAACCTACCTGAGTTTGTATTTATTACTAAGATTGAAGAGAAATGAAGAAAGGTCTTATACTAGTAGCATTAGTATTATTGTTCATAGTGTTTATGGCTATACTGACAGGCTGTCTTAGCCTAATATCAGCACCTAACACTATAGAGAATATATTAGGAGTGGTGGTACTGGCTATCACTATGATAACAACGATAAATCTAATCAAGAATCAAATTCAAAAAGGTGACAGAGGAGAAGATAAAGAAGGGTGAAGGGCTGCTTAATAGTTTAAGCCACCCTAAAGACCAAAATGTTTAACAAACTTAAAATTAAAAAGAAAATGAGAAGTAAGATTATGGGCTTTGTATTGGCCCTGTTTGCAGTATTCTCCATGACATCCTGTATGGAGAAGGTGGATGCTGGTTGTGAAGGCATCAAGGTGAATCTGTATGGTAGTGATAAGGGAGTAGATGATGCTTCCCTAGTAACTGGTATTGTATGGTACAATCCCTGGACTACTACAGTATATGAGTATCCTACTTATGTACAGACCATTGATTATGAGCCATTTACAATCAATGCTAAGGATGGCTCAGAGTTCACGGTAGACCCTACTGTATCATTGAAGATTATTGATGGTAAATCACCTGCTGTCTTCAAGAAGTACAGAAAAGAATTGAACGAGGTAATCAAGGGTACTCTGTATAACTATGTGAAGGATGCCTTTAGAATCCAGTTGAACAAGTTCACCACTGATGATATTGTGAGCAAGAGAGATAGTATTGAGAGTGCTATTGAGAGATACTTGACTCAAGCACTTGCTAAAGAAAACTTCCAACTAGAACAGCTCACTTCTGGATTGAAGTACCCCCAAACCATTGTAGAGTCTGTGAATGCTAAGAATAAGGCTATACAGCAGGCCATGCAGGTGGAGAATGAGGTCAAGGTAGCAGAAGCTCAAGCCAAGAAGCTCATTGTGGCTGCTGAGGCAGAGAAGAAAGCCAATGAATTAAGACAACAGGCTCTTACTCCAGCTATTCTTGAGAAGATGTGGATTGAGAAATGGGATGGAACTGTCCCAACAGTAATTACTGGGGGCAATACTTCAGCATTTCTTGATTTAAGCAAAATAAGAAAGTGATATGAAGAATAGAGTAGTAGAAATAGATGATGACACAGTAGCTATAGAGATTCTGTATAAAGGAACCCAGCTGCTGTGTTATGTAAGTAGAGAGGATTTATCCAAGGTATCTTCTATAAGAGGTACTTGGCATATAAATAGGAATGTGAGTGGTCATATAGATGGGGTAAAAACTAAGCTTCAAACTAATAAAGTTAGAAAACAGATATGGTTACATAATTTTATATTTGAAAAGTCAAATCCCAATAATGTTATAGACCATATTGACCATAATACACTAAATAATGTCAGAAGTAATCTCAGGGAAGTTAGTAAGGAACAAAATGCTCAGAATATTTCTTCTACTCTAAGTAGTATGACGCATTGTAGAAACGTGACTATAGAAGAGGGCAAGTATAGAGTAAGAGTTGGTGGCAAATCTTTTGGTAGGTATAATACTTTGGAGGAAGCTAAGCAAGTTGCTGAAAGGGAGAGAAGAAATACATTTCCTCTATCATCAGAACTTAATAACAAGATTACTCTATAACTCTCTGTATATGGCAGTTTGTCTGCATTATTTAATGATATTGAGTAACTATGGGATGGATTATATTAGGTATTGTGTTCCTTGCAGTGACTGTATGGTCACTCAAGGGCACTGCCATCGTTGAGTACTGCTATAAGGACAAAGTGGATGAGCACCATGTTCCTGTGTGGGCACTGCTTATAGCTTTTGTACTTTACTGTGTTCCTTTTATAGGCATATTAGTATTCATAGCATATCATGTATGGTTCATTGTACTTGCCTTTACAAATACACATAATGAGTGTGAGTACTATATTATGGAACTGTCAAAAAAGAACATACTGCATAGGATTCTTGGTGCAATAGTACGTGTGCTTAATAAAACAATCTAGTATGAAACAAAAGATATTTAACTATATACTACTGTCTTGGATAGTAGTCCTTACAGGATATACTGTCTCAGAGAGTGGGAAAGCCCCTCCTGATGCTGAGTTTGAGCTAAAACTCAATGATAGGGAGATTATGAAAGACTTGGAAGCTAATGTTACCAATATGCTTGCAGTGTGTGAATACTATGGAGTAAAACATCCTAGGGTAGTCACAGCTCAAGCTGTACTGGAGTCAGGTAACTTTGAGTCCAAATTATTTAAGGAGTATAATAATCCCTTTGGTCTTTACAATAGTAAGAAGAAGGATTACTTCAAGTTCAAGCATTGGACAGATGCTGTAGCAGCCTATATCTCTATGGTAGAGTATAGGTATGTTGGAGGTGATTATTATAGATTCCTTGAGGAGCTTCCCTATGCCCAAGACAATAGATATATAGATAAAGTTAGAATAATAGAAAGTAATTTGCCCCCGTAGATATGAATAGAGAAGATGCAAGAGAAGAGATATTAAGATTGACCAATAAGGCAATACTCTTGGAACTCCCAACTGGATATGGTAAGTCATTGATGGGTATGGACTTATGCTTGAGAGACAATCCTCAGAGCATTCTTATAGTAGTACCTAGAGTTGTTCTTATACAGAACTGGAAGAATGAGTTCAAGAAGTGGGGAAATGATGAGTATCTGGATAGGGTTACATTCAGTACCTATGCTGGATTACATAAAGTTCCTAATATCCGAAGGCACTTTAACTGTGTCATATTGGATGAGGCTCATCATGTGACCCCTAGAGTCCAAGACTTGCTCACCTATATAACATATGACAAGATAATCATGTTGTCAGCTACAGTCAAGAGAGACCTCAAGTATGACTTGAAGGATATGTTTCCTGACTTGTATTGTTATAAGGTGAACATGAAGGAAGCCATAGAGAATGAAGTCCTTCCTGACCCTATGGTCTATCTGTTACCTCTTACTCTTGATAGCAGATATAATTCAGAAAAGATAGTGAAGCATAGTAGTGGTAGAACCTCAGTGACTTGCTCCTATAAGGACAGGTGGAACTATATGAGGGACAAGAATATCAAATTGACTATTGAGTGTACTCAGCTCCAGAAGAGTGTTGAATTGGATAGTGAGATAAACTTCTGGAAAGACAGGTATATGAGAACTAGGAATGAGATATTCAAGAACAAGTGGTTACATCTTGCAGGTCAGAGGTTGAAATGGTTATCAAACCTAAAGAATCCTATTATGCTTAATCTATTGGCTCTATTCAAGAATGAAAGAGTATTGACTTTCTGTAACTCCATAGACCAGACTATTGAACTGGGAAGGAACTGTATCAACAGTAAGAACAAGGATGCTGTCAAGGTGCTTGAATCCTTTAATAAGGGAGAAATAAGGCACATCACCGCTTGTAATATGCTCAATGAGGGCATGAACTTGTTTAACTGTAGGATAGGTATATATGCCAATCTCAACAGTTCTGAGATAATCATCAAACAGAGACTAGGTAGAATACTTAGACATGAGAAACCAGTGATAGTGATACCTTTCTATAAGGGTACTAGGGAAGAGGAGTTAGTTGCTAAGATGCTTGAGGATTACAATCCTCAGTTAATTCATACAATAGAAAACATAACTGATATAAAGATATGAGAAATAAAGTTTTGATTCAGAAGTCCAGCTTCCATGTGGATGAGGCAAACAAGGTAGTTGTATGCACACTTGAGTGTGATATGCAGCTTGATAAGCATCCTGCTTGGAATTCTATTGATTGTAGGATGTTCAAGAATATCCCCTACGCAAACTGGTATGGCAAATTCACTGTCAAAGCTAAGGCAAGGTGCAATGCCACAGACACATTCAGTGTTGAGACTGGCAAGAGAATTGCTGAGAGCAGGGCTAAAGCTAAGATGTTCAACGTCTCCAGCAGAATATATAAGCTTTGTTCAGATGCTCTGACAAAGTTGGCAAAGGAATGTAGTAACTCATCTGTAGCTTGTGAGCAGGCCATGATGATTGAGAATGACCATGTCCTTGAGTTAACTAGATAAGGTATGACAATAAGCATAAATGAGTCTGTTTGTAAGAAGAACAAGTTGAGCTTGGCGGAGCTTCTATCTATTCTCCTTATTAAGACTGGTGCTGACATACCTAAGTTATTCAAGAGTCTTGAAGAGAAGGAAATCATAGTCAAGGATGTATTTGGTGGTTATATGATAACTCAGAGATGGGATGATGTAGCCTCCATTATACTCCTTGATTCTGACAAGGACAGCCAGCCATCAGAGAGACTTGAGAACTTAGCTGTACAACTGGCTGAAATATTCCCCAAAGGGAAAAAGGCAGGCACTTGCCATTATTTCAGAGGTAATAAGAAAGATACTATACTCCGATTGAAGAAGTTTTTCAAGAGGTATGGTAATAAGTTCACAGATGAGCAGATACTGGAGGCTGCTAGAAGCTATGTAGCTTCCTTCAATGGTAACTATCACTATATGAGGGTATTGAAGTACTTTATATGGAAAGATGCCAAGAGGGAGGATGCAGATGGTAATCTGTATGTGGATGAAACATCTGACTTAGCGACCCTGATTGAAAATGCAGGTGCTATTGATTCCATTAAAGAGGATTGGACTACTAGCTTGAATTGATATGGATGTATTTGACAGGTCAATAGAGAAGCTCAAAGTCAGGAGACAAAGGATATTGGATGGGCAGATTAACTGTATTCCATTACCTTTCCCTAGATTGAGAACCTGGTTACCAGGTATTGAGAAAAGAAGATATACTATAGTTACTGCAAACCAGAAGATAGGTAAGTCAAAGCTAAGTGACTATCTGTATGTCTATGAGCCTTTCTTCTATATGATAGAACATCCTGACCAATTAAGGTTCAAGGTGCTTTACTTCACTCTTGAAATGGGTAAGGAAGAGAAGTTCTATGAGTTTCTCTGCCACCTGTTATATAGGTTGGATAACATAAGGATAAGTCCTACCAACCTTAAGAGTACAAATGCTGACAATCCTTGTCCTGAGCATATACTTGAACTCATTGAGAGTGAGAGGTACCAGGAGTATATAAGGAAGTTCAAGGAGACTGTCATCTATATAGATGATATAAGGAATCCTACTGGTATCTATAAGAGAATCAGAGGGTTTATGCTTGAGAGAGGCCAGTTCCACTACAAGAAAGGTACTATTAAGGATGAGAATGGCCTTCCTATGGAGGTAGATGTCATTGATTACTTTGAGCACACTGATGAAGATGAGTATATAGAGGTAATCCTTGATAACTATTCCAATCTTATGCAAGAGCAAGGTATGGATAAGAGAGCTACCATTGAGAAGATGAGTAAGTATGCCATTGAACTCAGGGATAAGTTTGATATTCATTTCTGTGCTATCCAGCATCAGGCTCAAGCTCAGGAAGGTATTGAGAATCAAAAGCTCAATAAGCTATATCCATCATCAGATGGTCTGGCTGACTGTAAGACCACCACTAGAGATGCCAATCTGGTATTAGGTCTGTTCAGCCCATTCAAGTATGGACTTACAGAATATGAGAAGTACGACATAACCAGATTCAAGAATAACATCAGGTTCTTGATAGTCATTGAAGATAGGGATAATGGCGCAGGTGGCCAAGTATGTCCATTACTCTTTGATGGTGAGGTAAGTAATTTCTGTGAATTACCTCTTCCTGACAATAAGAGGGAGATTGAGTCAGCACTACAGTATGTAGAGCAAGTCATAAGAAAGAGGGCTACTCTAGTATTTATGATGTTCACAAGAGAGTTCTCAAGAGAGAAAAGAAAAGTAGTTAAAGGCTTGCACAGGTGGTTCAATAGAAGTATCTTTGCAAGCAGAAACAAGTAAAAGCAAATGGCAAAAGCATTGATTTTAGCTAAGACTGGGTTTGGTAAATCCAGTTCACTGGTTGGTGTACCCTCTGCTGGCATATTAGGCTTGGACCCTAAGGAGACTTATCTTCTTAGCTGTGTTAACAAGCCTCTGCCTATCAAGGGTGCATCTAAGATTTATGTGCCTATACCTATGCAGGGTATCACTCCTGCTAACTTAGGCTCAGTTATAGGTAAAGGCAACAGGATTATCACCAAGGATGCCAAGATTGTAGCTGCTGCTATAGAGTTGCTAATCAATTCACCCTTCAAGAACATAGTAGTTGATGATATGAACTATCTATCACAGGACTACTATATGAAGAATGCCATGAAAGGTGGTTGGGACACTCCTAAGCAGATAGGTTACAATATGGGTCTTATCTTTGACCAGATTGACAATGTGCCTGAGGATAAGAACATTATCTGTATGGCTCACTTTGAGACCTACAAGGATAAGAATGGTGACTCCATCTCTTACAAGTACAAATCAACTGGTAACATGGTAGCATAACATCTGCCATTATCTATCTAATTGCTGGAACACCCTAAAGACAACTGAACTACAAAGTAATTGGTAACAATAAGCTTGAATGTTTGAAAATCAGTTGTATTCTTAGTGATGGAGAAATGGGCAATCAGCAGCCAAGGGACTCTATGAGTTCAAGGTTCATCGACTATCCCCTGTTGTGGGGGAGTACATTTATAAAGTAATCAATTATATTTGGAAATGGTAGACAATAGAGAAGTACACATTTATGCATTAAGACATCCTGATACCTTAGAAATAAGGTATGTCGGTAAAACAGTGAGAAAATTAAGTAGAAGGTTAGGGAATCATATTGCAAATGCTAAAGGTAACCAGCACAATAAGCATTTAAGTAATTGGATTCTTAATATCTTGAAGGAAAATAAGAAACCTGTAATAGAACTCTTGGAAACTTGTCAAAGTAATAACTGGCAAGAAAGAGAGCAATATTGGATTTCTCAATTTCCTAATCTGATAAATCTCACTGCTGGAGGAGATGGATGTGTAGGTTTTATTCATGATTCTAAAGCTATAGAAAAGATTAGACAATCTAAAATTGGTGCTAAACATTCTGTAGAATTTAAGGAAGCTATGAGTAAAAGGCTTAAAGGTGTGCCTCTTAGTGAAGAACATAAAAGTAAAATAGGTTTAGCTAATAAGGGAAGGAAGGCTTCGGAAACTGCAAGAAAGAGGCTATCAGAATCCCACAAAGGTATTACTCAGAGTGAGGAATCTAAAAGAAAAAGAAGTGAATCTATTAAACTTTGGTGGACTAAGAGAAAGTCTATTGAAGATATAGTCAAATCTTAATGGAAACATTAAGGAGGTATAGTAGAGTGATTAACTATAATAGTTATACCTCATTAAATGGGATGAATACATCACACCAGAGGGTAAGTTTGAGACTGTACTCTTTGGAAAGATGTCATGGGATGATACAGCTAAGGTAGCTGTAAGGCAGTTTGTAACCAATAATGATGGTGAATATCCTGCCAAAAGTCCTGTTGGTATGTTTGAATCCCTGTATATTCCTAATGACTTGGGTATAGTAGCTAAGAAGATGCAGGAGTATTATGAGGGAGAATGACCAGAGAGGAAGTAATCAGATTAAGCTATGCATATGCAGCTAGCAATGGCAACCTGAATAGTAGTGATGCAAGTGTATTGCTACTATCATATTGCTCGGAAAATGGGAAACCTTATATAGAAAGTGCAAGGTTTGTGATGGGCTTGATGAGTAGACCTGGGCTTCTTGCTTATTGTATATCCTATGCTCTTATGTGGTATGAGAAAAAATATGCCATATGTAAGCTGTATTCAGCACCCGATACTAGGGCATTTGGTAATGGGAGAAGAATAATCTTAATATATTAAGTAAAATGAAAGAGTTAAGCAAATTTGAGATTGCAGCCATTAGAAGGACTGCACAGAATGTGAATGCAATGGTCACTAAGAAGGCCAAGCTGAAAGAGAAGATTGATGCACTTCAAGCTGAGTATGACCAGATTGAAGAGGCACAGGAACAGTTTGAAGTACCCATCAGAAAGATGACTGGTGGTTATGGTACTGAGGACCTCATAGTGAAGGTGATTGAGGACACTGGTAAGCTGGATAAGGATGGTAAGCCTGTCAAGCTGGCTAAGTATGTCTTGAAGTACCCCGACACTATCCTTCCTCCTGCTATGGATGGTGGTGATGGTGTAGTGGATGACACTGAGAAGGCTCCTGAGGTTGAAGTGCCTGCTGAGGATGCAGTAGCTATTGCTGCCTCAGTAGAATCTCCCCTTGCTCCTGCTATGGAGGATAAAGAGCAGGGTACAGACCCAGACCTTCCCTTTATGAACTAATCAAACAAAAAAGTAAGCAAGTATGAAAGAACATAATGCAGTATTTATGGCATTTGCACAGGGCAGTGAGTCTAGGGAAGTTGTAAGAAAGCTGTACGTTGGTATAGCTCCTGTCTTTGTGTTGGCTGTCAACCCTAATAAGGAAGAGACAGAGAAGCTCTATAACACAGAGCTTGATGAAGCTCCTAACTATCTGAGTGAGGCTGAGATTGGTCCAGAAGGTAATAAGTCTAAAGTGCTCCAGGCAAGAATAGACTTTGTAGTTAAGTCAGACCCTGAGAAATGTAATGGAATTGAGATGCTCACCAGAGTAACTTTCTTCCTCAACAAGGCTTATAGGTATAATAAGGACAACACCAAGGTTGAGGTAATCAACAAGTATGGTGAGACTACTTGGCTGCCTGTTGGTGCAGCTAAAGGTACTGAGCCTATTCCTGATAACATGAAGTGGTATGATACTTCTGATATGAGACCTGCCTATATTGGTGAAGCAGAACTCACTGACTTCATTAAGAAGTATTTGAACATCCCCAATAAGTCATTCACTAACCCCAAGACCAAGGAGGTTAAGTTTATTCCTAACTTGGCTGATGCTGAGGCTAGACTTGACAAGATTGATAACTACTTCAAGGGTGACTTCACTGAGTTGAAGAACATCATCAAGTTGCAGCCCAACAATAGGGTTAAGGGCATGTTTGGTGTAAGAACTACTGATGACAATAAGCAGTATCAGGCTGTTTATACTCAGAAGTTTCTGAAACTCAATGTTACAGACTATAGTAAACTTGATGAGGAAATGCAGAACAGAAAGGCTGCTGGAGCATATCCTACAACTGAGTTCAGCATTGAACCTCTTCATGAGTACAATGTAGCTGCAACTGATTTCAATTCACCTGAGAATGACCCACTTGGTGCAGGTTCAGCACCTTCAAGTACTCCTTGGGATGCTTGGAGTGGTAACAAGTAAGACTGATTAACTCTATAAAACTATTAGACTGATGGCATTTGGTACTGGAGAACATAGCATAACCCTAGAAGATGTCCTAGCAAGAACTACGGAATTTGACATACTATACCATTATTTCAATGTAAGTGAGCTTCCTACTATAATACACTCACCTTTGAGGCAGGATAACAGACCTTCATTTGGTCTATATACATTGGATGGTAAGAGGGTACATTACACTGACTTAGCTACTAAGGATAAAGGTGGATTGTTTGATTTGCTTATGAAGTATTGGGGAGAAAGTTACAAAGGTATGCTTAATCATCTTTGGAAGGACTTACCCAATTTCCCCAATGCCAATGTCCAGTTTAATAGTATGAATAGTGAGAGGTCTTATCAGTATCAGTCTCTCAAGTCAAGAAATATAGACCTTCAATGCAAGGTCAGAGAGTGGAGGGACTATGATATAGAATACTGGGCTTCTTATGGTATATCACTAGAGTGGCTCAAGTATGCTGATATATATCCTATTTCACATAAAATTGTAATTAGGGATGGTCAGAGATATGTGTTTGGAGCTGACAAGTATGCCTATGCCTATGTAGAGAGGAAAGAGGGTAAAGTAACCCTCAAAATATACCAGCCTTATAATAAAGGTGGGTATAAGTGGAGCAACAGGCATGACAGAAGTGTCATATCACTTTGGACTAAAGTACCTGAGTATGGAGATAGAATTTGCATATGTTCATCCATGAAGGATGCCTTGTGCTTATGGGCTAATACAGGAATACCAGCATTGGCTATTCAAGGAGAAGGCTATGGTATGAGTGATACTGCAATTAGTGAACTCAAAAGGAGATATAGTCATATCTATATACTATTGGACAATGATGAAGCTGGGCTTCAAGATGCTGTGAAACTGTCAGAGTCCACTGGATTCACCAATGTAGTATTACCCAGAGTGAATGATAATAAAGACATCAGTGATTTATACAAATCCCTTCAAGACCCTAATAGGTTTAGAGGTATTATTATGCCCTTATTTAAGAATTAAGGTTTTTCAAGATAACATTAACAAAAGTTTTTACATTTAACATTTCAAATTATGGAGACACGTAAAGTAACCATCATCAATTCAAAGACCCAGAGCCAGAAAGTAATTCAGGACTCTAAGGCTACAACTCTCGGTGAACTCAAGCAGGAAATGAGGGAGAGAGGTATTGACTACACAGGTATGACTTTCTTTGAAGGTCACATGAGAGCTGAACTCAAGGATGATGCAGCTCCTCTGCCTACTAACATCCCTTATAAGGGTCAGGTAGTCAATGACTTGACATTCATGTTGACTGCACCTGAGAAGAAGGTTAAGTCGGGTGCTATGTCAAGAGCAGAAGCCTATGCAGAAATCAAGAAGAAGGACTTGCAGGGTGCTTGTGTTAGTAAGTTCGGTAAGAACTTCACACAGTGTTCCACTGCTGACCTTATCTCTCTGATTGAGAAGAACTCTACTAAGGCAGCTCCTGCACCCAAAGCTGAGAAGCCTGTAGAGGCAGCAGCTCCTGCTGTTCCTGCAAAGAAGGAGGAAGCTTCTATAGCACCTGAAACTCCTGCTACTGGCTGTAACTGTTCAAAGGCTATTGCCATTCTCGCAGAAGCACTGTATGATAATGATACCATTGAGGAGGAGACCCATGACGCAATCATGGCTACTCTCAAGGGTGGTTCTTACAGTGCACCTGAGAAGATGAGCAAGAAGGAGATTGATACTATGTTTGACTTTGTGGAAAGATAAGGTCATATTGGATAACACGGTGGAGGGTGAGTAGTATACTTGCCTTTCACCTTTTTTTTTATACAAGTATGAATGAAGAAATGACTAACAAGGCAAGGGAGTTATATGATAATATCATGTACTTTCCTAATAAGGTCCTTAGTATATTCAATGACTTCTTTGGAGAGCAGAGAGTAGATATGCAGGGGTTCTGGAGCTTTGAAGAGTTCCTATATTCAATATCTGGGAACAGGCTCAGTTTTTTCTTCTCTAGCAGGGGTGCTGTACTTAGTAGCCCAGAGTTCCAAAGTACCAGTAAAGAGAATAAAGCTATTATAGAAGATATGCTTGATAATGGTGCTTTGGATAATACTGTACTCAGTGATGAGGCACTTGCCACATATTTCCTGCCTATAATGACTACTGCTGTATTGCAGCGTGTTCCACGAGGGTTCATTCTTGTGCATTTCCCTCATGTAAGGGTTACTAATGAGCATGATAAATTTGTGGATATAAATCACCTATGGGTTAAAGTACCTATAAAGAATGGCGCAGTCACAGGTTACTTTGGTATGAATAGGAGTGAGTATGAACTCTCTCATATGAAAGCAGACTATATGCATAGTCATGTTCCTGGTATTCCATTCGGTAGGTTTACTAGTTTTGAGTCTCCTTGTTTAGGCAGTGGGCCTATCAGAAATACAGTAGCTACTCTTGCAATGGGATATGATGAAGCTATGTGGCAGTTGTTCTGTCTTGAACTGGACAAGTATGTCAGAGTTGAGAGTCTCTCTGGAGTACCTCATAGGTATCTGGAGAGGATAGGCAATGGTAGAGGCATGACTAATGGAGAAACCAATTTCTCCATGAAATCTAATGCATTCAATGACTATAGTAACATATTCTCTAGGGAGGATATGAAAGACTTTGTAGAGCACCTGATAAGAGGCAAGAAGCTTAAATTCAACTTTATAAGAGGAAGCTATGGTTTTGCAATGTCCTATCTTGACTATAGAATACTCATCAGTAATGAGTTCATCGAGTGGTACAATCTGAGGTATAACTTAGGAAAATCTACTTCAAGTTATAATAACTTTATCAGTAAAGGAATACTGAAAGAATGTATCATCAACAATGGTAAGATACAATATTTTAGGAACAATACTGATAGTGGTAGAAACTATTATAGCTATGAGGGAGCTAATGTATGTACATTCAAGGGTAAGCCCATCAATATACATATAGTAGACAGTTCCTGTGATACTCTTAATAAGACAGTGTTGGTCAATGCAGGTATTGCCGAGGAAATAGCAAAGGCAGTACTTACAATAGTAAATTACAAATATGGAAGAGAAGAAAGAGGAGAAGAAGCTGGAATTAATACACCAGCAATCTATCTATAAGATGGTAATTCCTCAGGAAGTTGAGAAGAAGATACGACTTCTGTGTAGGGAGATACATAGTGTGGAATGGTCTGGAGTACTATTCTACAAGGTAAGTGGTTCATTTGAGGATAATTCACTGACAATTACTTGTGTAGACTTATTTCAGATGGATGAAGGTACTGTAGGGTATACTGAATATGATATGTCTTCAGATGTCTCAGGTTATATGGTAGACCATCCTGAGCTGCTTGATGCTGGTATATATCAAGGACTTATCCATAGTCATAACAACATGGCGACGTTTTTCAGTGGTACTGATACAGCCACTCTACAGTCAGAGGGTAATGACATGAACCACTTTGTGTCACTAATTGTAAACAATGCTGGTAAATATACAGCAGGGGTGACTAGAAAGGCTAAGCTCAAACAGACAGTCAATGAGGAGTTCACATATCCCACGTGGGGTGATGAGAGGGTATCTGGCAATAGAACCTTTATAGTAGAAAAGGAGTACATCCAATGGTTCAATCTTGACATTGAAATTGAAGGAGTCTGCAATGACTTTGAAACTGAGATGCTTGAAAGGATTAAGGAGATTAGAACTAATAAAGCCAGCTCTAGGAAAAGTACTATCAATGTTAGAAGTCCTTATATTAGTTCAAATTATGGAGGACCAATAGGTTCATATGGTAGCCCTAGAGGATATACAATACCTGCTGGTCCAGCCAACACTACTCCTATCAAGAAAGAGGTTAAGCAATCTACACTCTTTGGTGATAGTGACGAGGAGTTTATGGACTATGAGAAGTTCAAGCTTAGTGATGAGATAGTGGACTGGGTGGTCAAGCAGACCATCACTTGTAGTGTAATCATTCCTAACTCTAGTAATATTGACATAGAGAAGTGGGCTAGGTCTATGGATTCTCTGTATAAAAAGAGATTCACAGACAAGAAGGAGTTTGAAGCCTTTGCATCAAACTTTGTGGACTTTGTGGTTACCTATACAGAAGACCCAGAGGCTGCTGCCTTCTTGGATTCTACAGAGATGGCTGCTGTATTGGCTTATCAAGTAAAAGAGAGACTAAGCTCCCTGCCTAAGAATGAGTGGCTGGATGCTTGGATTAAATTGTATGATGATTATATACTGTAAGTATGGAAGATAGAGTAAGTGAGGCTCTTAGCCAGTTGTATGGTGAAGGTGTAGAGCAGGCTCGTCAAGAGCTTGAAAGAGCTATTACGGATTATGAAATACCTGAGGAAGCTCAATTGAGTCCAGAAGAGGAAGCAATGTTGTCAGTAGCAATGGATAGTACACATCATGAAATACCAGTAAACTCACAGACAATCACTATAGATGAGACTACAAGTAGATTCAGTGGGGCTATATGGTATGAGGAGATACAGAAACAGACTGTCACTTTGGCAGGTATTGGAGGTATTGGCAGCTATGTAGGCTTTTTGTTAAGTAGATTGAAGCCAAATAGACTTATCATATATGACCCTGACAGAGTTGAGACTGTCAATATGTCAGGTCAGTTGTATGGTCAGACAGATGTAGGTCGTTATAAGTGTGCAGCTCTTGCCGATATGGTCATGAACTATGCTAACTATTGCGGTATAGTGGCATTGGACCAAAGGTTTGAGGATAACTCTGAGGCTACTGACATTATGATATGTGGCTTTGACAATATGACAGCTAGAAGGACATTCTATGAGAAGTGGAAGCAGAGAGTATTGTCCTATCCTGCTGGTAGTGATAATAGAAAGAAGTGTTTGTTCATAGATGGAAGATTGGCAGCAGAAGAGTTCCAAGTATTGTCTATTCAAGGAGATGATGAAAGAGCTATGGCAGCATATGAAGACAAGTGGCTGTTTAGTGATGCAGAAGCTGAGGAGACTATATGCTCCTATAAGCAGACTACATTCATGGCTAACATGATTGCATCAGTAATGGTCAATGTCTTTGTAAACTTCATAGCTAACCAATGTGGTCCCATCATAGATAGGGATGTGCCTTTCTTCATATCCTATGATGCAAGTACAATGTTTACTAAAGTTGAAATGTAATGCAAAGAGTAAGTGATAGAATGGGTCATACTATTGAATATATGTATAACTCAGGAGGAAATATATTCCGCAATAGCGTCCCGAATGCTAGATTGGTCAATTACTCATTGCACACAGTATTCCCAGCATTCTTTAGGGTTTCTCTACAGGGAAACAAGATTGAACTTCCTATATTTGCCAAGAGATATGTGCAAGACAAGCTTTTTGAAAGATTGGAAGATAGTTCAAACCCTGGTAGAAGAAGGGACATCATTATACACTTTAATACTGTAGCGCAGGACTATGCTACCTATAGAACAGCAGATGCTTTAATTAGGAATCTAGTGCAGTTCGCCTCCAGTCCTAGTGGTATGTATCTGACCGCCAAGACAAACAAAGGAGAAACATACTATGGGTGTAGTGGTACTATATTTAACAAGGATATGGTTCCACTTATCTTCAATGTCATAGAATGTGAGATTGTTAATAATACTCTTGTCTATAAGAGAGTCAAGAGTTATATACATCCCTCAGTATTCTATTCTGATGGTACTGTTGAGAAGTGTATAGTCAACAAGATTATCCCATTTGTCATGCAGAATGGTATAGAGGTGAGGTCCTATGACCAGAGAGTAGTTGATAATATCAGCTATGTAAATACAGGAATAACCAGAAAGACTATACCAGAACTATCAGTTGCCAATGTAGCTGACAGGTTCTTCTGTAAGCCCATTCTTCCTAGTGTGACATATAATGATGATGACATCAATGATATGTTGAGCAGGAACATTGATGATATATTCAATGTCATTGAGTTATGACACTTGAGGAATACTTCGGTGATTGGCTTAGAGTGATTGACAGAGCAGAGTTAGATAAGGTACTGATACTTCTAAACAGGATGTATAAGGTAAAGCCTATATGTCCTGCACAGGAGAATGTCTTTAAGGCATTCAACTTGTGTAAGTACCATGACTGTAAAGTGGTATTTATAGGTCAAGACCCATACCCACAGAAGGGTGTGGCTACAGGTATATTGTTTGGAAATGATGCAAGTACTAGAGAAGATGACTGGTCCCCATCGTTAAAAATTGTTAGAGATTCAGTTATAGACTTGCATAGACCACATAATTTGATTACCTTTGACCCCACTTTAGAATCATGGGCTAAACAAGGAATCCTTATGATTAACTCTGCTTTGACAGTAGAGATGAATAAGGTAGGCTCACACACTATGTTGTGGAGGCCCTTCATCTCAAAGCTACTAAAGAAGATGTCTGAATATGATGCTGGTATGATATATGTGCTGTTTGGTGGTACTGCCCGTACCTTCAAACCATATATAGGAAAGTATAATGATGTGATAGAGATAGAGCATCCTGCATACTTTGCTAGAATCAACCAAGACATGCCCTCAGATATATTCTATGAGATTAACAGACTATTAAAAGATAGGTGTAACTACCAGATTAACTGGTATAAAGAAGAAAAATATGAACAAATTGAAATTGAAAAAGACTGGTAAAGAGGTCAAGATGGGTGAGAAACTTATTAAGGTTGTGGAATTGTTTGGTATTCCTGTACCTATGTCACAGATTGAGGTCAATAAAACTACTCTTCCTGACCTTATCAAACGTGGTATAATAGTAGTGGAAGGTTCTGATAGTGACATTGATATTACTATTGAAGGTGCAGTACAGCATCTGGCTAATAGGATTGGCTGGAACAAAGAGAACCTTGAGAAGTACTTCAACAATCTCTATAAGATTAGCCCTGCTGCTGTCTTTGAGATTGTGCTGAAGGAAGTGGCTATTATGCTGGATGAGAAGTACTCTGACCATATCAGCAGCAGCAAGGAGATTTGGGTAATCAATAAGGTCAATGGTAGGATTCAGAAACTCAAAGACCTAAGCAAAATCAAGAGCTTCAAGCATTTCGCAGCTTTTAGGAGTCTTGAGGATGCTCTTGCAGCCAAGAAAGTAATGGCTCCTGCATTGAAGGACTTGTATGGAAAATAAAAGAATTAAGGGTGCTACACCTTTAGTTGCTGATGGTATTAAGTTCAAATCCAAAATTGAAGCAAGTGTGCATAAGCACTTGCTTCAAGCTGGATTTAACCCAGTGTATGAGGGCATGAAGTTCACTATATGGAGGGGCTTCAAGCCTACAGTCCCATTCTATACAAGGATAGGGCGAAGTAATGGACTTAATATGAAGAAAACTATAGACATCACTTATACCCCAGACTTTACATTCATGTATAATGGTAAGCTGATTATCATAGAAGTCAAGGGACTACAGAATGATGTCTTTCCATATAAGTTCAAGATGTTCAGAGGTATGCTTGAGAGAGAACCTTATGTAGGTAATACTCTGCTATTTGAGATATTCAGCATCAAGCAACTAAAGGAGTGTATAGAAATTATAAAATCTTATGACTCCAATACAGAGACTAAATAGTTTGGTAAAGTCATTCCCAGAGAAGGATAGTGGATTGGTGCAGAAGATGTTGGATGAAAGGAAGTTTGAAGACTTGTGGGAACTTGTAAAATCCTCCATCTATATGGTGAGGAAGCACAAGGACAAGTATAAGGCTGACTTTACTGATATGACTGTATTCAAGTCTGAACTATCATCCTATATGGACCAGTTAGGTTTGGAGAGTGATGAGGAAGAATTGATTGACACTTATGAAGAGTATTAAAGAACTTGCATGGAGTGTGGATGAACCGACCTATAGAGCTGATAGTGCTATAAGCTATTCTACTCTTAGTAGATTTGAGAGAGAGGGGTGGAGAAAGCTAAGCTCACTCTTTGATAAGATTGAGACGCCTTCACTCACATTCGGGAGTGCTGTTGATACTAAGCTGACTGATGGGGATGAGGCATTCAATGAGAGGTTCATTGTGTGTGACTTCCCACCATTGTCAGATACATTGATAAGCATTACAAAGTTCCTCCACAAGAACTTCCATGAGAGCCATAGGAGACTCAGCACAATAGATGATGCTGAGATAAGTAAGGCTGCACTGATGTTTAACTACTATGCTAATCCTAAATATGAGAACTTTAGGATAAAGAGTATTAAGGAGAGCTGTAGTGAATACTATTCACTTCTCACATTAGCAGGAGACAAGACTGTATTGTCACAGAATGACTATGCTGATGTAAGGGCTTGTGTGGATGAGTTAAAAACCAATCCAGCAACCAAGTACTTCTTTAGCTCAAATCCTTTTGAGACTCACATTGAGAAAGTATTTCAGTTGAAGTTCAGAGCAGAGTTTCAAGGCATACCTGTCAGATGTATGTTTGACGAGATTATTGTAGACCATGAGAAGAAGATGATATACCCTATAGACTTAAAGACCACAGGTCATCCTGAGGAAGAGTTTGAGGGGTCTTTCTCTCAGTGGAGATATGATATTCAAGCCAAGCTATATACCTATATATTACAGGAGTGTATCAAGAATGATGAGTACTTCAAAGACTTCAAGATACAATCCTATCAGTTTATAGTTATAAACAGAAGGACTGTAGCTCCTATTGTATGGGTGTTTGAAGGAAACTTTGGACAAGTAGACCTTAAGGATGAGAAGGGTAATATATTGAGGGATTGGAGGAATATACTCAATGAACTCCATTATTACCTAAGATATGCTGGTAAATACAGTATAAGGGCAATGGAAAATAACTGTGTATTAAAGATAAGTAATTTGACACCATGTTGAAAGTAGTTAAGAGAGATGGAAGTATTGAGGACTTTAATGTCCAAAAGGTAGTCAATGCAGTCCAGAAGGCATTTGCATCAGTAGGAGGTGTATTACCTGAGTATTTGAGCACAATGATACCTGCCTTATTTGAAGAGGGGGATGTCATTGGTGTAGAGGATATACAGGATAGAGTAGAGCAACTATTGATGAATGACAAGCACTTCAAGGCTGCTAAGTCATATATCCTATATAGGGAGAAGCACAAGCAAGCTAGGTTTATTAGAGAAAGGATTGATTATATGTCTAACTATGCAGATTCCGATGATAATGCTGCTAGTTCTTCAGAGACTGACCCTAATGCTAATGTAACCCAGAAGAATGTTGCAAATCTTGATGGGGAAGTTTATAAGACAGAGAATAGAATTATTCAGAGACAGAGGATGAAGGATGAACTTAGTGTTCTTTATCCAGAGGTAGCAAAGCAGTATGAAGTGGATGTTGAGAATCATATATTCTATCCTCATGATGAAGCTAGTGTACCTACTTTGAAGTTCTATTGCCAAGCAGATACTCTTTATCCACTTATGACAGAAGGTGTAGGTAATATAGATGGTGTGACACCAACTCCTCCTAATGATTTACAATCATTTAGTGGACAAATAACTAATCTTACCTTCTTGCTTTCTTCTCAGTGTAAAGGTGCAGTAGCCTTTGGAGAATATTTCATTGCTCTAAACTATTACATTATTGCAGAGTTTGGAGATAAGTGGTATGAAAAGCTTGATTGTGTTGTAACAAACCATCATTGTAAGATTCAAAGAACAGTCAGAGATTGCATAGAGAAAGCCTTCAAGCAGTTTGTATATGGTATTAATCAGCCTGCTGGTAATAGGTCATATCAAAGTCCATTAAGAAATTTGGTACTTTCAAATAAATTTTGTATCTTTGCAGCGTAAAAATGATTTATGATTATGGCTGCACATAGAAAAGATTTAGATGATAGTACTATTATTGACTTGTATTTACAAGGTAAGTCCTCAACTGAAATAGCAAAACAGTTTGGGACTTCTCATAGAACAATCTTATTAAGATTGAAAAAGCATACTATAGAGAGAAGAACTTTATCAGAGTCACAATGGAATTTCAAGTCCAAAGAGATTCCTAAGGATTTTAGTAACAAAGAGGTCATGGAGAAATTATATCTAAAAGAAGGACTTTCAAAGAAAGAACTTGGTATTAGGTACAATTGTGACCCTTGTGTTATTGATAGAGTTTTGAAGAACTTAGGTATTAAAATTAGGAATAATTCAGAGAGCAAGGTGGGTCTGATGACAGGAGGTAATCATCCTAATTGGAAAGGTGGAATTTCTACACTATCCCAAAGAATTAGAGAATATTGTAGTGATAACTCTCTGAAAAAGGACATACTTTGCAGAGATGGTAATCAATGTGTTATATGTGGTAGTAAAAATAATCTACATGTGCATCACCTGATTCCATTTAAGTCTATTCTTGATAGAATTATTATACAAAATTATCCATTATCACCAGTAGATGATGCAGATAAATTGTATGAGATTGCTGTTAAAGACGAAGAGCTGAATAATCCTAATAATCTAATAACAGTATGTTCTATGTGTCACCACAAAATACATGGTCAGTTGTAGGTGGACTATAAACCTCTTGAATTGCTGGAACCCTAAGTCATTAAGATATGGCAATCAGCAGCCAAGACCAATTTATTGGTAAGGTTCAACGACTATTCCTTTATGGAAGTACACTCAAGTGAGTGGAAGCTGGAGGTACTCATTACGAGTAATGATATAGTCTGAACTTATAGGAAACTATAAGAAGTTCATAAGAGAACTGCATAGAATTAACGACTCTATGTGAACATAATGTTACAAATGTGTCTTATTATGACCACACATATTTCAATTCATTGTTTGGAGAATTTTGTTATCCTGATGGAACTAAGCCTGAATGGGCTGCAATTAATGTTCTTCAGAAGATGTTTATGAAGTTCTTCAATAAGCTTAGAACCAAGCAGATTCTGACTTTCCCAGTAGAAACATTGGCAATGGTGCATGATGGTAAGGATATTATAGATAAAGAATATAAGGACTTCTGTGCAGAAATGTATGCAGAAGGACACTCATTCTTTACTTATATTTCAGATAGTGCTGATAGTCTTGCATCATGCTGTAGATTGAGAAATGAACTTGCAGAGAATACTTTCAATCCTACATCAGGTCTTACTGGTGTTATGACTGGTTCATGTAATGTAATTACTCTCAATATCAATAGGATTGTTCAAGATTGGGCTAAGCAGCCTGCTAAAGAAGGAATAAATGTTCCTGGATATACAGGACTCAAAGAGTATCTTGTTAATATTCTTCATAGAGTCTATAAGTATCATATTGCCTTTAAGACTATGCTCTATGAGCAAGAAGAGAAAGGTATGTTTGCAGCTTGCAATGGTGGATATATCAGGGTGTCAAAGCTGTACAGTACCATAGGTATCAATGGCTTAAATGAGGCTGCTAAGTTCTTAGGTCTTAAGGTATCTAACAACAAGGACTATATTGAGTTCTTGCAGTTGGTTCTTGGCACTATTAAGGAACAGAACAAGTTACACTCTATCCATGACAAGAAGAGACCTTTCTTGTTTAATTCTGAGGTAGTTCCTGCTGAAAGTTTAGGAGGTAAAAACTATAGATGGGATAAGGAGGATGGCTATTGGGTTCCTGAAGATGAAAATCTTTATAACTCATATTTCTTTGATGCCCATAATGATACTTCAGTACTAGATAAGATGATTCTGCATGGAAGGCAGACAGCACAATATTGTGACGGAGGCTCAGCTTGTCATATCAATCTTGAAGACCATTTGAGCAAAGAACAATATCTTAAGTTGCTTGAATTTGCAGTCAAAGAAGGTACTAACTACTTCACATTTAATATCCCTAATAGTAAGTGTGATGATTGTGGTTACATTACTAAGCATCCTATTACTGAGTGTCCTAAGTGTCATAGTAAGAATATTACCCAATATACAAGGGTAATTGGGTACTTAAGGCCAATCAAGTCATTTGGCAAAGACAGACAGATTGAAGCAAGTCACAGAACTTATAGTGATGGAAGAAGTGAGATATGTTAAAATACGTAGACACTAAAATTGTTTTTCAGGAAATTCCTGATGAGGTAACTCTTGCTATCAATATATCTAATTGTCCTTGTCATTGTGAAGGATGTCATTCTCCTTATCTTGCAGAGGATATAGGAGAACCCCTTGACTTACAACACTTGACTAACCTTATTGATACTAATAAGGGTATAACATGTGTATGTATAATGGGAGGTGATGCTAATCCAAGTGAAGTAGATGATATTGCACAAGACATCAAGTATTACTATCCAGAACTTAAAGTAGGGTGGTATAGTGGTGCAAAAGAATTAAACAATGATATTAATATAGATAATTTTGGCTATATAAAACTGGGGCCTTATATGAAGGACAAAGGGGCTTTGGATAATGTAAATACAAATCAAAGAATCTATAAAGTGGTTAACGGTGAATTAATAGATATAACATCTGTATTTTGGAAAAAATAGATGATAAACATTAAGATTAAGGAATATGGAGAAGAGGATACAGTAATAAGAACAATTACTGTAACTTTTTTCTGTATTCCTATTTTTAGTTATAAGAAAACTTCAACAAATAGAGTTGCAGTTAATCAGTTTAACAAACCAAAAGAAAGAGTTAGAATTAAAGGATTTAACAATGAAACTGAAAATTAAAGTAAAAGAGATAGTAAAAGGTCTCTATACAGAGGCTAAAGATGAGAAGGGTAACTTGGTTCCTTTCATAAATCCTATTGGTGACTGCATTGACCTTAGAGCAGCAACAGACTATGAGTTTGAAGCTCCTCAAGCAGGTATTCTTCACCAGAAAGATGGAGTTAAGACAAGAGATGTAAAGTTTGATGAGAAGCTCATTAAGCTTGGAATTGCAATGCAATTGCCAAAGGGATTTAGTGCCAAGATTAAGCAGAGAAGCTCTACTACTAAGAAGCTTAGGCTTGTAATGGCTTCTTCTGGTTTTATTGACACAGTATATTGTGGAGATAATGATGAGTGGGGATTCTATTGTTATTCAGTAGATAAAACCACCATTCATAAGGGAGAGAGGATTTGTCAATTTGAAATTGTGCCTAATCAGTTTGCAACTGTGTGGCAAAAGCTTAAGTGGCTCTTCTCTAGTAAAATAGAGTTTGAGTGGGTTGATAAGCTTGGTAATGCAGACAGAGGTGGCCATGGGTCTACTGGCACTAATTAAAACAAGTATGGAACATGGAATTTGTATTGAAAATAGTGTTTGTGTTGCTCCTAGCAGGCATTGCTGCCATAGTAGCACATTTCGTTGATTCTGCTAGGAAGAAAGTTTCTCACAGCAGTATGTCTTTCAGAGAAACTATGGACTTATGTGAACTTCCTATTGTAACATTTATGAATAATGGAAAGAAATTAAATTTCCTCTTGGACACTGGTGCAAGTAAATCTGTTATTCATAGTGGTGCTCTAGAAGGACTTACATATGAAAGTACCGATAAATCTGGCGATGTATATGGTATGGATGGAAAAAGGAAGGATGCCTCTTTTATCAGTATGTCTATAGGATATAGAGGTAAAGATTATAATGAGGAGTTCCAATCTATTGATATGAGTGCCCCATTCAGTAACTTAAAGGCTGACTTTGGTGTTAATCTGCATGGTATTCTATCTAGTACCTTCTTTCAGAAGTATAAGTATGTACTGAACTTTGATGAACTGGTAGCCTATTCTATGGTATGAAAGACTTGATTAAACTAAAATCAAGAGACTGTGAGGAGAACTACTTGAAGGGACTAAAGAAATCTGATGGTTCAGAGTCAAAGACTTATGTACTCAAGGTATCTACTCCCTATCTTAGAAGTGGTGAAGTGGAAGGAGGCAGAAAGTTCATTGACCCCTCGGGAGGACCTATGATTGTAGTAGGTGGTTATCTTGAGGAGGCAGAAGCAGTAGTCAAATCAATAGACTTTACTGTAGGTTATGGTTACACTGTAACATTTGAATAATGAATGAGTGGTTTGAAGAAGGAAAGCATGAAGCTATCAAGTACTATGGCAAGCAGATATACTTTGTATCTGGAATCGCAAACTTATTTAGTGATGCAGAGATAGGATGTCCTTATAAGAATATATCAGTAAGGGAATCGTTGAAGCTTCTTAGCACGTTAAAGGTTGTAGGGTTGGATAGTGAGACCAGAGGCACAGAGATATGGCAAGGTCAGCTGCTGTTACTTCAATTAGGTAATAAGCACTTTGAGGTAGTCATTGACTGTGCTACTATAGATGTCAAACTATACAAGGAGTTCCTTGAGAGTGACAGGCTTTTCATAATTCATAATGCCAAGTTTGACCTAAGGTGGTTATATAAGGAAGGTATTGTAATCAGAAATGTATATGATACCTTCCTTGCAGAGAAGATACTGTTCTTGGGATTTCCACCAGGAATAGTATCACTTAGCTTGCAAGCTTGTTGTGACAGGTATCTAAATGTCTATCTTGACAAGACAGTCAGAGGTAAGATTAACTATGGTATCACTGATGAGGTAATAATCTATTCAGCCAATGATGTTGTGTTCCTTGAGGATATTATGGAAGCACAGTTAAAGCAGATAGAGGCTAGGGGTCAGAGAGTTGCCTTGGAGATAGAGAATAGATTTGTGAAGGTATTGGCTTATATTGAGTTCTGTGGTATAAGGCTTGACATTGAAAGATGGAAAGCCAAGATGATTAAGGATGCTGAAAGGCTGAGAGAAGCAGAGCAGAAACTCAATGACTGGGTTGTAGAGTATGTGATGTCTAAAGGTGACAGAGATGCTATAGTCTATGATGTTCAGACTAAGAGAGGAAGAGTAAAGAGGGCTGAAGGTACTGTAGGCAAGTATGTTGCTATAGACCCTCAGCAGAGCCTCTTTGAGGAGAACAAGCCAAGATGTATCATTAACTGGAACAGCAACAAGCAGGTTATACCATTGTTTGAGGAGTTAGGGTTCAATGTATGGACTAAAGACAAGAAGACTGGAAAGATGAAGAAATCAGTGGACTCAAAGCTGCTTAAACAACAGTTGGATAAGAGTCCTCTGGCTAAGTTATATCTTGATTACTCTGGTGAGTTCAAGGTAGTTACTTCATTTGGTCAGAACTTCTTGGATGCAGTCAATCCTGTTACTGGGAGAATACACCCTACATTCAATCAGATGATGGACACTGGCAGATTGAGTTGTGGTAAAGGAGGGAAGAAAGGTGGAGGTAAAACTAAGGATGATGACTTTGCTGAGGAAGAACAGACTGAACAGGATGCTGATGTTATTATAGCAGTAGACAAGAGTGTGAATATTCAGCAGCTACCTTCTGATGCAGAGACTAGAGCTTGCTTCATACCTGATAAAGACCATATGTTAGTTGATTGTGATTATGGAGACCAAGAAGGTCATGTTTTTACTGAGCTAAGCCAGGATAAGGCATGGATTGATTTCTATAATGACCCTAATGAGAGAGATGGTCACTCCTTTGTAGCTAAGATGATATTCTCTGATGAGCTAAAAGATATATCAGAGAAGGAAGTAAAGAAGAAGAGGAAAGACTTGAGGGATGCTGCCAAGCCAGCTAGGTTCACATTTAATTATAATGGGACAGCCAATGCTTTAGCAGCTAACACAGGTAAGTCTCTTGAGTTCTGTGAATTATGTTTTAAGAAGTATTTCTCGGCATTCAAAGGTATAGCCAGCTACTTTAGAGTGAGTAAGGCTAATATGTGGAAAAGAGGTTACATCCTAATCTCAAAGTACACGGGATTGAGAGCTTACATCTATGACTATCCTATACTGAAGGGTATAGAGAGAAGAATCAATGGAATGGGTCAGGAGTTCTGGGATTCCTATAGGAAAGCCAAAGACTCTGGTCAGGTCATTGATGATGTCCCTGCTGCGGTTCTTCAACAGATGGCAAGGAAGTTTGCCAATGGAGAACCTATGGAGGCTATTGCTATAAGATATGAGTATAAAGTCAAGAAGGGTAAGAAAATTGAGACAAAATATATAGACATTAACAGGGAGACTGTATTGATTAAGCTCTGGAAGCATCTGGCAAAGAGAAGGTCATCATCTGAGAATCAGTCCTGTAATTATCCAAGTCAGGGTACAGCAGCAGCTATGACTAAGATTGCTGGTATAATGTACTTTGATTACTTGGTAGAGTCAGGATTGATATTCAAAGTATTGATGCCTAATGATGTTCATGATGAGTATCTGATAGAGCCACCTGCTGATATAGCTGAACAGGAAGCTAAGAAACTTAGTGAATGTATGGAAGCATCAGCAGCTATGTTCTGTCAGTCAGTCAAGATTAAGGCAGTTCCCGAAATTGCAACTCATTGGGTTCATTAAGGTATGGAAGCTTGGAGAATAGCTATTCCCATAGTAGTGCTTATACTAGCCTCTATAGGTGCATGGTATACAGTAAGACTAATGAGGGAAGAGCAGAGAGACAGAATGTATGTATGTCCTAAGAATGGCCATCAATATATGCCACTTTCCAGGTGCAGGATGAAATGTCCTACATCTGGGGAGTGGTTTGATGCACTAATCTATCAGGATTACAGTACTAAGCATTTGTATGTCAGAGATAGGAAGGACTTCTTTGACAAGTTTGTTAAACTCATAGATTGGGAAAATGGAACAAAAGATGGACAATGTAAACCATCCTGAACATTATACTTCTCATCCAAGTGGTATTGAATGTATTGAGATTACAAGGCATTATTGCTTTGCTATTGGAAATGCAATCAAGTATCTGTGGAGGGCTGGACTCAAGAAAGATGCTTCTCTCTCTGATAATCAGAAAGAGATTGAGGATTTGAAGAAGGCTATTTGGTATATCAAGGACAGGATTAAACAACTTGGAGGTGAAATATGACATTCATTATACATTTTAAGGACGGTCACAGAAAGACCTACAGTAACAGGTATGATGAAGATGTAGAGCATGAGAGGGATGCTGCATGGGATGATGTCTATGCAGCATTCCCTGATGCTGATTATATAGAATCTTTTTGAAACAGTGAGTAATATGATACTGGAAGATAATGAAATAAGAGATATATACTCATCCTTTACTGAACCTGTACCTATCAAGGGTTATGCAATCAGGATTGATGGTCAGACTTTTGTGACCAGTAGAGGTAAGATGCTTTGGAAGAAGAAAAACCATGCTACCAATGCTTTAAGGATGTCCCTTGAGCCTGTAGTGTGTGGTCATGTTAGGAGTAAACTTAGGTCACAGGGTATATCAGAGTACTATAATCATCCTGAATTTGCTAATGCTTGGAATAACTTTAGGAAATATCTTGAGGATAATAACCTCTTGCAAATCATTGAATTTGAGTGGTAATATGACAGAGAGGCAGTTAAAATGGCAAAAGAGGAATAGGATACTCTGGAGGCTTAAAGGCATGACAATGTCCCTTGATACAGAAGTACTTACTCCTGTAGAGGTAGATAAGTTAAATAATGCCTTTAGTACTATTAAGTCTGTAGTAGACAATTCTACTCAATCAAGTATTGAACTTGGATTCAATGCCAAGAAGAGATGTCCTTATTGTGGAAAGCCTGTTGTAGAAGGTAGTAAGTATTGTGTAGAACATAAAGTATTTAGTGAATGATAATAGCAGTGGATTTTGATGGGACTTGTGTTACACACGAGTTTCCTAAAGTAGGCAAAGATATAGGTGCTGTACCTGTATTAAAGAAGCTTGTAGAAAAGGGTCATCAGATTATCCTTCATACTATGAGAAGTCATCCTGACAAAGATAATCAGGGTAAAACTCTTAGTGGGGAAGTCATTTCTAATGACACCCTTCAGGAGGCTATTGATTGGTTCAAAGAGAATGAGATACCTTTATGGGGAATAAATGAGAATCCCAAACAAAAGGAATGGACATCATCTCCTAAAATATATGCTCATCTTTATATAGATGATGCAGCTTTAGGAGTACCACTTAAATTTGATAGAAATATAAGTGACAGAGCCTTTGTAGATTGGGAAGAAGTAGAGCAGTTTTTAATTACAAATGGTATTATATGGTAGATAATAAATGTGAAACAACAACTGAATTGAAACTCTGGATTATTGAGTTTGATATTATCGGTTCTAATAATAAAGGATGCGCTGTAGTAAAGGCTAAAAACCCTAAACAAGCAGAAATTCTATTGGTAACACAAGGTATAAGTAATGGTAATCCTAAGAAATATAGTATTACGCGCATTGCAGAAATTATACCTTCTCCAGAAGCTATGCTAATATGTGAACAATGGGCACATCCTGTAGATGATTATTAATTTATGAAGCAGTATACACAGAGAGAGTTTATCAAGATATGTATAGCCAATGGTTTCCATTATAACAGACATAATGGAGGACATGCTATATATGTCAATGATAAGGGAAGACATATAAGCATCCCACCAAACCTTGAGTGTGTTATTTCTAGGAGGCTCATTAAAGAGAATAATCTTGAAGTTGATATTAAGAAACTGAAAAGGAGTAAGAAAGATGGACAATTACAATTATCCAATGGGAGCTGATACTCCTGATGCACCTTGGAATCAAGTTGATAGTCCTGAAAAGGAAATTGAGGTCACAGTGAGTGTTACCCTTAGTAAAACTGTAAGGATTAGTGTATCTGACTATGAGATTACTGACTCTGGAAAAGATGAGGATGGTGAATATTTTGAGGACATAGATTACTCAAACTGCGACCTTAAAGGTGCAGTTGAAGAGCAGATTGTATTACCTCAGAAAGCTTGGGATTATATAGCCCCTAAATCAAAGAGAGAGGTTAATGCTATCTTTGACTTAAAGGGATGGAATATTGATGACTTTGAAGTTGTAAAGGAATGATAGATAACTTTGAATTAACCAAGAGTCTCTTCTATTTCAATGAAGCAAATGATATGTTCTTCCATTTACAGATTGTTCAAAGAGCCAAAGACCACAAAGGTGAGAACATGAAGATAAAGGAAAAGGCAATCAAGACTTACTTCATTAGAAGCAGGGAGCATTTGGATAGAGTTAGAGAGGAAGTTATATTCCTCTGTGAACACTATAGTGCGAGAGCCTACATCAATGTGTCTGGAAAGGATTTCTCGGCTTTACAGAATCTGATGCTTGCTAAGTTAGCAGAGTATAATCTGAGTGGTACTATCAGAGACCCTAGGAGAATACTTAATAGTGCAGCAGGTGAGTTGAAGTCAAGAAGCCCTAAATGGGTAGTTGATGTAGATGATATATCTATGCTTGGGGGTGTAAGGAAGAAGGTATGTGAACTATATTATAAGGCACATGGGGAGAAAGGACAAGCTATATCAGTTGAGGATATTGCAGATAGGATGATTTCTGCTATAGTGGCAGAATTTCCTACCAAGAGTGGTGTTCATCTTATAGCCAGGCCATTCAACTTAAAGGAATTCCATGATACATTCCCAAATGTAGATGTCCATAAGAACTCTATGGGTACTGTATTGTATATTCCTGATAGCCTCAAGCATAGGTATGTATGTAGTGAGTGTGGTAGCCCCAATATTCAGATACAGGCATGGGTCAATGCTAATACTAATGAGTATGTGAGTGGCCTGTATGACAGTGGTGAATGTTGGTGTGATGATTGTAAGAAACATACTAAACTTAAGGAAGTATGATATATGTAGTGATTTATGATTTTAGAGATCTTAACAGTACAGAAGTTGAGTATTGGAAAAGAACAGCTGAGACGTTTAATTATGACCTTGAAATCAAGAATTTCTTTACTCCTCTTCAAGAGTGTATAGATAGAGATTCTAAGAGACCTAATCCTATAGGAGAAAAGGTTATAAGAAATACGTATGAAAGGTATAAAGATATTCTTGAAGCATAATTCATAATATAATATGAAAATATTAAAATTTTATTCTCCTTGTTGTGGACAATGTAAGGTTGTAGCAAAGGAGTTTAAGGACCATCCTATTGATGCCCCTGTTGAGGACATTAATGTGATGGAGAATCCTGAAGTAGCTGACAAGTATAATGTTAAAGGTCTTCCTACTATTCTACTTCTTAATGATAAAGAGGAAGTAGTAGAGACTTGGCGTGGCATTGTAAAGTCAGAGGTTATTAACAGTATGATTAAGGAATATGAAGCTAATTAAGCCAAGTTTTGAAATATGGGAACAACCTGCTGGTCTTGAAGGAGTTTATAAACAGATAGAGAGGGCAGGTAGAGTATGCTATAAGTCTGAGGATAAGATAACAGAAGATTCTGCCAAGCCTTTTGTAGATAGGATGGTTAAATCTGGTCATGGTGCTATGTTGGAGCATGGAACTGTGTATTTATATATCAGAAGGAAGGGTAATGAATCCTTAGAGGTGGATAGGTATCTTTTGAATCCTTATTCAAAAGTGGTATTTAGCCAATCTCCTAATTCAAGGGATATGGAAATCTATATTACTACTAATCTCAGAGTGTTAGTAGAGAATGGTTGGCTTGATGATTTGAAGTACATCTGTGAACCTACAGAGTACCATGAGAGAAGAGTTACTGTACACTTTGTATGTGATAGAGGTGTATCACATGAGTTTGTAAGACATAGAGTAATGTCTTTTGCTCAGGAAAGTACAAGGTATTGTAACTATTCTAAAGATAAGTTTGGCAATGAATTGACCTTCATTATCCCTTGCTGGATAAAAGATTTAGAAGAGAAAAGCTACTTAGCTCATGCAGAGTATCACCATACTAAAGAAGATGCTTCAAAGCAATGGTATGATGCATGTATGAATAGTGAGTTTGATTATGATGACCTAATTAGGCTGGGTTGGAAACCACAGGAGGCAAGAGCTGTTTTACCAAACTCCTTAAAGACAGAATTGGTAGTCACAGGATTTATTAAAGACTGGAAACACTTCTTTTCATTGAGAAGTAGTATTGCTAAAACAGGTAAACCACATCCACAGGCTCAAGAATTAGTTGACCCTCTCATGGATGAATTTGTCAAGAGAGGTATAATGGAGACACTTATTAAATAAGTTTATAACTAATAAATATTTCTAATATGAGAATAGGTATCAAAGTAGGAGATGTGCTTAGTGAGGCCAGTCATTATATAGTGACTAGTCTTAATTTTGGTAGTAGTATCAGATGCAAGCACTTTGAGAGTGGTGAAGAAGTCAATATAGGCAAGTCCTATATAGACAACTACATTAAGTCTGGAGATAACTATGACCAAGAGGTTAAGGTAACTAAGGAGGATAAGAAAGATGGTACTCCAGGTATAAGGACTATCTTTGAGAATATCCACTCTGGCCAGGTATTCACTGTGTGCTTTAAGAAGCAGGATAAACCTAAGAGTAAGAGAAAGTTACAGGAAGAGATTGATGCTATTGTAGAGCAGTTCTCAAATAGTATTGATGCAGTTAAGAACAGTAAGAAAGGTGTTGCAAATGCAGCAAAGAATCTTGTTACTGAGCTGGTTAATAACCCTGTACTTCCTTATGATGAGGGTGAAGATAGAGTTCTTAGAGGCTACAAGATTCAGTTTGAATCAAGAGATGGCAGGTATGATTGTGTGGATATGGATATTGTCAAGACTGACAAAGAGTCAGGTATTAGACCAGTCAATATTCTGACTATTAAATGGCTTATTTACAATGGTGTTAAATACATAGTGGAATGAATGTATTAGTAACTAAAGAAGATTTGGTTGGCCAAATTGCTAACTTCCCATTGAAAATAGTGGAAGCTATGGTGGCAAACCAAGTTAGACAAGGTAATCCCGCCAATGTAAAGGTATTCCAAGAAAAGGTAGATGCCTCCCTTGTTGAAGGTGGCTTCAGTTGGAATAAGTCAGCAGAAGGTCAGTTCTTCTGGAGTAAGGTAATCAATGGTAAGCAATTTCCTAAAGAGATTGTTTCTCTTGATAAGTCCATTGAGCCTCTCAATGAGAGTCCAGAAGAAGTTGTTAAGAAGGTAGCTGCTTATAAGGTAGGGGATGTCGTTAGAGTTAAGGTAGGAAATGTTATAAGGTCAAGGGTAATTATAGGATATTTTCCTAAAATGCCTAATCCTTATCTTACAATAACTGAGGAATCATTCAGAGACCTTATGAATGGTAAGACTAGTTGTCGTATCAATGTGACAGCTATTGAAGAGCCTAAGAGATATGTATATCTGACTCTCAAGGATATATCTGAAGGTAAAGGTACTGGTATAGACCCAGACCTTATCAGAATAGTACAATAAAACATAGGGTAGGGTGTAGTAATACATTCTACCTTACTGTTATATTATTAAAGGTGTTAGTGGTAAAGTAAAAATAGCCTTAATACCTTGCACAACTACAATTAAATTACTACTTTTGCACAAACTAATTAAAGAAATATGAGTAAGACAACTTGTTATAATCCACTCAAAGGAGTAGATGATGTTATAGCAGCTCAAGTACCCTCATGGAATAGTCACTATGTGGCTAACCTTAGAGGTATGTATGAAGAAGCTAAAGGTAAGCCTACTACAGATGTGAATGAGTTGCTGGCATTTAGAAGGAGCCTGAATGCTAAAGATGCCAAGGCTCTTACAGAAGCTATCACAAATCCAATAGCAGCATATGACCAGCTAAAAGAAGCCTTCTCTACTCAGGAGAGAGTTGACAGGGTTAATATGATAGCTAATACATTCTCAGATGTTGTTGATGCCATACTGGAGAGCAATCCAAGTCTTAGCAGAGAGGACATTATTATGGGCTATACAGACCAAAATGGTAAATTCCAAGGTGGTCCAGCATTCATATATAGTGAGGTGTATAAAACTCTCAAAGCTGAGATGGATGAATATGCTGAGAACGGCTATGAAGAGGAGGTAGAGAAGTACAGACAAATATTCAAAAACTGGGGAGCTTTAGTGACTTATGCTAACACTACTCTTAGAGACACTGAAGGTCTTAAGATAGGTACTAAGCTGACTTTTGCTGATTCTTCTACCTTTACTGACTATGATGAGAATACTGCTGTAGAGTCATTTGTAGCTGATGAGGCACCTAGAGAGTCCTGGCAGGAAGTATCAGAGTCTGTAAGTCCTTTCGGGAGTACTTCTATACTAGTAAGAAGGCTGCTAGGGAGACTATCTGGGTATACTTCTAAGAATGAAGAAGATTATGATGACCTTGGTCATCTTAGGAGATTACCTGCTGTACAAGTGCACCAAGCACTTATGGAGACCCTTAGAGGTATGCAGAGTGAGGGTGATATGGTAGCTATTCTGAAACAGAATATGAATAGTAAGCCATATATTAGCTCTATACTTGAAGAGTTTGCTAAAGACCCCATACTTAGAACCCAGTTCTTTGTAGATTTTAGTAAGGTCTTTCAGTTATACTCAATGCAGAATGAGACAAGAAAGGGAGGTATTACTACATATAAGAATAGTGTACTCAATATTCTCTCAAGAAAGAGTGCCTATAAGAGGTATTCAGCAGCATTGGCAACTAGAACTCTTAAGTCTGATAATGCAGTCTTTAGATATGAAGATGAGGGTACTTTAGTAAATGAAGCTAGAGCAAAGCAGTTAGCTGACTTTATAGAGAAGTATTTAGGTACTGACCAAGACATCTTCAGTAAGTTCAATGAGCAGGGTTTCTCTAATCAGGATAGGATAGACTTCTATAAAGCTGTACTACCTGTACTTGGTATCAACCTTACTGAATCTGATTATGATGTTCTTGTAAAGGACAATAAAAGGGTGATGTCTCTCAATAGAACTCTTAAAGACCTTCCAGCTATCCTTAGAAAAGCTAAAGATGGTATGAAGTTCCAAGACCTAATTGACTTAAGAATAGGTCAAGGAGCTAGTGAGGGTTATCTAAAGGAAAAGATAGGTAAGATATTCCAAGTCACAGAGAGCTTAGATAACAGTAAGAAGGTATTGAGCAGAGTAAGGTTTCAAGATAACACTTACTACAGTGATATACAGTCATCTTATCTTGGCAGGTTCAGAGATACTATAGATGCTCTAGCTAGGAAAGGCAACAAAGCAAAGCTACAATCTTACTTAGAGGAGCACTTCTTAAGAAATGATTTCTTTAGAAGTCCTGATGGTAAGATATATAATAAGTGGCTTCAAGACCTTTACTATAGCAACCTTCAAGACCAGAAGAGTTTTGCTAATATGTTCACTTACAAGAAGTTCTTAGGTGATGACAATCAGAAATTTGAGGACTTCACAGGCAAGAAGCAAGCTATAACCTTAATAAATGAGTACTTTGCAGAGTCTAAAGATTATGCTTGGTATCCAGTATTTATATTAGGAGATAGTGGTGCTTCAAAGTGGATTAGAGCTAAGAGATACTCATCTGACCAGATAATAACAGGTCTCTATAATGTATATCTTCAAGAGAAGATATTCCAGAGGGAGATTAAAGAACTCAAGGAGGGACTTAAAAGAGAAGGCAAATCTCTTGGAAGTCTTGCTAAGATTGATGAGACTAAGTTTGGTTTACTGCCATTCCTAAATGAGAAGAAGTACAGTGACATGATAGACATGACAAATATAGAACAGTCTGTCAAAGCTGCCATTAAAGCTCATCTAAGGGATGCCTTCAATGAGTATATGATTAAGTTGGATAGGGCAGGTGTTCTAGGTAAGACCCAGAAAGGTGACTATAAGTACTTGAGTAAGCTAACTAAGTACATAACTAAGGATAAGCAGAAGTTGACTGGTGATGATGCAGTAAGAGCTAACCTTATGGATTACTTCTACAATAGTAAGTTTGCTACTGTAATGCAGATGCAACTTATGACTGTAAATCCTATATTCTATAAAAATGGAGATAGCACAGATGTTCAGAAAAGATATAAAGAAATTCATGCCTCAGGCAATAGAGTAAGTGTAGAGGCTGTAAATCCTTTCACAGGTGAAAGATTCAGTGATAGAGACTATCAGACTACTGTATATTTTGATGATGTTGAAGTGAACCCAGAAGATACTAATCCTGAGTTTATGGAGGTCATAGCCAAAGTATATGGTAAAGATAGTGAAGTCTATAAGACCTATAGGGATAAGACATCCTTCACTGATGGCCAAGGTTATAGAACTCTTAAATCTTATAGAGCTGTAATGGGTATGGCTGGAAAGTGGAATAAGAAATGTGAAGATGCTTACAATGAGATTGAAAGTATTAGAGCAGATATTAGGTCACAAGGTGGAGAGATAACTGATGAGCAAGCCCAAAGAATAACTAGCTTAATGGTTACATTCCAACCTATCAAGCCATTCACCTATACACTTGAAAGGTGGAAACTTGGCAATAGTGTATTCCAGATACCTGTGCAAATGAAATATGCTGAAACAGTTATGATACCTGAACTGATGCAAAAGGGTAGTAAGTTAAGAGATATGCTTGAGTGGGCTGAACAGAAGAATGTAGATGTGGTTGCAGCTACTACTGCTGTAAAAGTAGGTTCATTTGGTGCTGTGAATGTGAAGGATGCTACTAATAAGGATGAACTGAATGCTTCTTTAGATAATGCTATCATTCACAATCTGAGCTATAATGACTATGTTATTCAGAATAACATTCCTGAGCATGTTCAAGGTTCACAGCTGTTCGCTACTCAAAGCAGAAAGCTGATATTTGCTGGTTTACAGCAGGTTGATGCTAATGGCAATACTGTGTACTATGACCACTATACTGATGGTAATAGAGTCAATCTTGGCGATGGTATGGTCAGGCTCAATGCTTATAACCTCAACAGATTCTATATAAGTCTTATAGCAGCTAATATACTTGAGGACTTTGAAGAGTTTTCTTCTACTATAAAGGACCCCGAGAAAGTTAGACAAGCCCTGGTTCAGATGACTGTTAATAACAGCAGGGAGACTAGGGATAACCTTAGAGGCTATGGCAAAGGCATGGAGCATGACTTCCTTCTAGCATTATTTGAAGGGGGTATTGAACATGATACAGCAGCATTGTTGCTGAGTATGTTCAAGAAGCAAGTCAACAAGCAAAAGATAAATGGAGGAAGTGCAGTTCAGGTATCAGCATTTGGTATAACTGGCTATACTGAGGACGATAATCTTAGGTTTGTCAAAGACCCTAATAATGATGCTAATATCCTATATGCTGAGTGTGAGATACCTTGGGACTTAAGCTATACTGATAGCAATGGCAATAAGGTTGAGTTACAGTTCAGTGATTGGTGTAATGCTGATGGTACATTAAAGATGGGTAAGAATGGGGTTTCTCTACTAGAGACTAAATTCCCAGGAATCACCTCTTTTATAGCATATAGAATACCTACAGAGGATAAGTACTCCATGTTGAACTTAAGAGTAAAGAGATTTACTCAGAAGGTCAATGGTGGTGGTACTATTAAAGTTCCTGCTCAAGGTACTACTATTGCTGGTTTTGACTTTGATATTGACAAGCTCTACTTTATGAGAAGGGAATATAAGGTCAAGAAGAGTGATAAAGCTGGAGAGTTAGGAAGTCAAATAATCAAAGCACTGTTTGGTGAGTCTGAGCATACAGATATAGCTGACGTGTTTGATGTACATGACTTTGAGGAATTTGATTATTCTAAGCCTGCATGGGATAAAAGTCAGAGCAGAGTGGCTAGAAACAATATGCTAATCACTCTTATGCAGAAGAGACTTGAAGACCCTCAGACTATAAAGGATAGAACCACTCCTGGTGGATTTACTCATGCAAGTGCTGCTGCTAAGTATATCAGAACTCTTATGGGTATAGATAATCTGAATTATGATTATTCTGACCCTTGGACTATGGTAGTATATAATCAGCAGAACCAAGTAGCAGGTAAGCTAATTGGTATATTTGCTAATCAGAATACCAATAATGCTATTGCTTCATTGATGAAGGAGTTCAGCTTGGTGCAACCTATAGCATTTGGTAATCATCCTAATGGACTAAGTAATCTTCTTAATCCTAACGCCCTGACTAAGGAGCTGTTGGCGGCATCTGTGGATGCTGTTAAAGACCCTGTGCTTAACTTCCTGAACTTAAATACTATCACAGCAGACAGTGCAGGTATGTTATGTAGATTGGGATACAGCTTTGAGGAGATTGGTCTGTTAATGAACCAACCTATAATAAGAGAACTCTGTGAGTACTGTATGGACAACAATATGTCTGATATAGATACTGCAATAGATAATCTGTTACAGGATTATGGTGCAAGAGGTAATTATGCTGATATGTCATTCTCAGAACTGACCGTAGATGTACTGGCTAAGAATATAACTGACTTCAGGGACAACCCAGACATTATGCACAATAGTAACTATGTGTTCAATCAAGCCCAGGTGTTAGAACTATTCAGAAGTATCTATGCCACAGCTAAAGAGGTAGGAGCTTTTGTTACTAATACTAAGTTCACTGCATCAAATGCTGTTAAGTCTACCTTTGGTGGTATGTATGCTCAGCAAGACAGAGTGATTAGATATGTGAATAACCTTAAGTCCTCAAAGAATCCTAGATTGAGTATTGTAGTGAGTGACTATGTTGATAGTCCAATTACATTAGGTCTTGATATGAGTAATATTGAGGAATATATGGCACAGATACTCAACAATCCTTTTGGATATGAGCAAGTGATGTATGATGCTAATGTTCAAGCTGTAAAGGAACTTGGCAAGTACTATCCTTATGGCAAGCCAACGTATACTAAAATTAGGAACTTCATGACTGATTTGACTAAATCAGGACTTGATGAGACTACTATAGACCAGATACATGAGTATATGCTAAGGTATATGATTGGTCTGGATGAACAAAGTAAGTTCAGTCCTGAATATCCTATTAACCTTGATAATGGAGAGACAGTAAGGGCAGAAGACTATTATACTAAATATGTCCCTTTGAAGGTAAGTAACCTTTTAAGGATAAATAAAGAGTTAAAGAGTCTACCTATCTTTAGTCTACTCACATTTGAGGAAGGCAGTGATGGTAATGTGCAAATGAAGATAGCTGATAGTGGTGCTTTAACACCTACCCAGAAAGATGAAGTAAGGGATAGCTGGGAAGTACTATTAACTAACCCTGAGTTATCTCAGGTAGCTAAAGACCTTTATATGTACTCTTACTACCAGTCAGGATTTGGGTTTGGAGTTATAGGGTTCAATCACTTAGCTCCATTAGAGTTGAAGCTGCAATTGGACCTCAATGGTGAGACTAGTTATACTAGTTTCTTGGATAATGTGTTGGATGACAACATACCTGTTGATGAGGTTAGGTTTGCTCAAATGTTCTTAAGCACTCATAGGGATAACAACAGGCTAGTATATGAGCCTAAATCCAAGCAATATACTTACATTAAGAATTATGTGTATCAGAATGGTATGCCAGTAGATAGTTTCATATTAGATGTAACTACTGACAAAAATAAGGTTAAGCCTTTCATACTAAGGTCTACCAAAGAGGAGGTACACTATAGACCTGCTATATTGGTTGATGGACTCTTGTATGTTGCCAATGGTAGTGCATTTAATAGAAGCACTTCTGGAGCTATGGAGTATAGGCTTGTTAAAGGCAAGAACAATAAAAAGGTAAGTTTATCTGATATAGGAGTTCAAGATGACAAGTCAAGTACTGTTATAGATGGTGAACCTATTGTTGATATTGACACTATGTCTGTTGATAATCTAGTGGATGAATTAGTTAAGAGTCAAGTTAAGACTGGTACTTTGATGGCTGAGGAAGCAGAAGAAGCTTCTAGAGGCATAAGAAGCAACATCTTACAGACTACTAAGGAAGATGCAAGAGAACAATTGATTGGGGCTTTACTCGAGGAGTATAGAAAACTTGGTGTATCATGTAAGTTAAATGGCAAAAAGATTTGTTAAGTATGGGAGAAAGTTGTGTATTTAAGCCAGCTGTCAGAAACAAAGAAGGTAAGGAAGTGAATAGTAGGTTGTTTGACGACCTACTTCACTTCTCTTCAAATGACAGAGAGTTTGCTAAGAAGTATTATTTCATAGGTACTAGTGATGAGTTCCTAAGAGCCAATGCTAGGCATATAGAGTATGATGAGAATGGTGAGATTACATTCAAGTCACTTAAAAACTTAGTACCACTGGATATATCTTCTGAGAAGATTATCAATCAGTTAAACAAAGACATAGGCTCTGGAGAGCATGAGTATGGAGAGGCAGTATCGCTAATGACTAGCTTCAACAATAATAGCCCATATAACGATGAGTATATGGCTACTATAAGTACAGTTGAAGGTGGTAAAGCAAATTTACAAGTTGTTAGAAAGACTACAGCTAATCAGACAGCTCTTGAAGAGACATTGACTAATAAGGGTTTGTTTGATAGAATAAAGCAAGCTGTTGAAAGATTAGGAGGAAGCATATCCTTTATAGATGAGGACTACAGTAAGTATGATACTGTTAATGCCAGAAAAGCAGAGTCTGGCCTATACAATGTGATATTCCTCTCAAAGAAAGGCAATCTTACTGCTGATATGGCAGAGGAGGCAGGTCACTTTGCTGTGGGAGCACTGGGCAATAATCCCTTAGTAAGGAGATTGGAATCATTATGCACACCAGAAGTACAAGAAAGTATATTAGGTGAGCATTACAGAGATGTACAAGGAAGAAAGAATCCTAGAAGAGAAACTGCTGGATATTTAGTTGGTCAATATATAATGAATGAAGTAGACCAAGAGTCTACACTTGGCAGACTTGCAGGTAGGATAGTAAACTTAGCGAAAAGAATGTTCTACAGACTTACTCTTAATGATGTAAGCAGAATGAGAGAAGAAGCTAAGGCTATAGCTAAGAACATAGCTAGAGGATTTATGTCTGGGGATAATGCTGGCAGTATTGAGAATGCTTTAGAGAATAGGGAAATGCTATACTCATCTGTGGATTCTGTGCAAGTTAGCTCCTTCAAGGATGTTATTCGGCAGCTAGACTTACTAGCTTCTGAAATGGCAGCAATAGACAAGACATTATATAGGAAGTGGAAGGATATTGAGGCTAACACTGCTATAGGTAGGTTATTTGAGAACCCATCATTCTTTGCTGATATGGCTGCTATAGATGGTTTGTCTGTAGCATTAACACAATTGGCAGATAGTGTTCCTGAAATGATTGATATGCTAGACTCTGTTAATTATAATTCTGATGAAGTTCCTGCTAATGCCAAGAAGCTAAGACAAGTAAAGCTATTTGTTCAAGAGTCTATTGCTATCATGGGCATCATAGATAATATGCTTGCCAGTGGTGAGGTACAACTGAAAGAAAATGTAAGAGATGCTTTGAATAGTGCATATAAGAACTTAAGCTCTCTTATTAAAGGAGCAGACAGACTAGAGGTAAACCTACTAAAGAAAGAAAAAAAGTTATATCTGTCTTTCTTGAAGGATATGTATGGTGGTGAGTATGTTGAAAGAGCAGCTAGGGTTGTCTTTAACTTTAGTAAGGTAAAGCTTGAAAGGGTATCTGAAAGTAGGGAGTATCTAGCAAAGGCTATAGAATCTCTTGACAGAGATGATAACTTTATGAATAGATATATAGCATCTATGGCTAATAGCAGTGATATAATCAATCAGTTAGCCTATAAAGCTAAAGCTTCTGCCAACAAGTTTGCTGATGATAATACCATTAAGGCATGGGATGACATAAGAGCTTTAGAACAGAGAGTCAAGAAGGCTAAGATTGATACAAGAAAGTTGTTGGAAGTATCTGATAGAGATGGTAAGTTGACTGGTAACTATATATCTAAGTATAATTGGGGTGATTGGGAAAATGATTGGTATGAGTTTAAGAACAAGTGCAAGGAAGATTTCCTCAGTGACCCATCTATTGAGGGTAAGACTCAGATAGAGAAGGAATACTTATGGGATGTCTACTTTAGACCTCTAGCTAAAGATTGGCACAAGTCTCACTCTACATATGACCAGACTATTCAAAGACCTATGCCTAATGATGGTTATAGAAACCATAACTATGATAGATTAACAGATACTGAGAAGGCAGCTCTAGATGATATATTGGAGTTGAAGGGAAGTCTTGATGACCTTTTAATCTATCAGTCTTATAATGGCGAAATGGTTGAGGCAGCTCATACTCATCTATATAGAATGCCTCAGTTCAGAGGAAGTACTCAGAATAGAATTGAGAACTTAAAGATGACTAATCCTCTCGGTAGGGCTGTAAGTGGTGCTATAAGGCAGAACCTAATCAATACTTTCACTATTACTAGTGAAGATAGAGATTATGGTAGTGCTATGACGCATAATACTATAGATGAGGATGTATTCTCAGATAGACTTGACTTCGAGAAGGAGAAAGTAAAGAGGGTTCCTCTATATGGTATAAATAAGCTGAAAGATATGTCAGAGTTGAGTACTGATATATTTAATGGTTTACTACAGTATGCAGCTATGGCTAATACTTACGTAGCTACATCTAGTGTTGTAGATATACTGGAGACAGGTGTGGATGTACTAGCTAATAGAAGAGTAAAAGGTCTAAAGAGGGAAGTAGAGAGGGATAAGAAGTCAAGAGTATTTGGAAGATATTGTGATTTCCTTGATGCTCAGGTATATAACTTATATGCAAATAGTAAGTTAAAGTTTGGTCAGATAGCCCTTACTAAGGTGATAGGCTTCTTAGGAGGCTTGGCATCTAAGGTGTTCTTGGGTGGTAACGTGGCTGGTGGTATGGTCAATGTTATGACTGGCTTTAATGAAATCACTAAGGAAGCTATAGCAGGAGAAGTATATACACTGGCTGACCTTACTAAAGCTAATGCTTTATACTTTAAGTATCTACCAGAGAACTGGTTGGAGGCAGGTATGGGTGTGAAGAACAATAAGGTGTCACTCTTTATGAAGAAATTCAATGTTCAGAACAACTTAGATACTGAAGTTAGAAACTGGAGTACAAGAGAGAGCAGGCTAACTAGACTTAACCCATTTGGTAATAATCTAATGTTGCCCTATAAGAGTGGGGACCACTATATGCAGGCTATGTCCTACTTGGCAGCAGCTAACCACTATAAGTTCTTGGATACTAATGGTGAAACTATATCATTATGGGATGCTCTAGAAGTGAAGAACATAGATGATAGCAATCCTAAAGCTGGTAAGACACTAGAGCTTAAAGAGGGAGTACTATACATAGACCCTAAAACTAATCAAACTAGAGAATGGAATCTTGATGATGAAGTTAAATTCCAGAACCTATGTAGAGAAACCAACAATAGAATGCATGGTATCTACAATAGAATGGATAAGACAGCATTCCACAATACTTGGTATGGCCAGGCTGCTTTAGCTATGAGGGGCTATGCACTTGGTCTATTGTACAGAAGGTTCTCTTCTAATCACTACAGTGTTGCTTTAGGTAGAGAATCTGAGGGAAGCCTAGTTACAGCATCAAAGGTATTTGTCAATATGTTTGGAGGCACTAAGAACTTTATTCCATCCCTTAGGGCGTTGATATGCCCATTTGGTGATAGTGTAAAGAACTCATTACTTGAGATGGGTTTCTCAGTGGAGCAGTATAGGAATATGAGAAGAAACTGGTCTGACTTTGCTTTTATAGGTATGTTATGGATACTCAAGGCACTTACAGCTAAGTCTGAGGGTGATGATGATGATGACGATGATACAACATTAGGACTCATATATTACTTTGCAAGTAGGTTATACATGGAGCAGAATGCCTATAATACTCCCTGGGGTATATGGCAGGAACAAAAGAGTGTGTTAGATTGGATGCCTAGTGGTGTATCAGTAGTAGGTCAAATACTTGATATAAGTAGGCTTATGATTACTCAAGAGGAGTATAAGACTAGTTCAGCTACCCATGAGAAAGGAGATAAGAAATGGGAATATAAGATTGGCTCATATATACCTTACTACAGAAGTACAAGAGTGTTAGAGCATCCTTATGAATCAGCTAAGTCATATGAATACGGTAGAGCTACTTATAAGTAATTCCTATAAAACAATAAAGGCAAGAGAGGTTATCCTCCCTTGCCTTTTTTTTTATCCTAAGCAGTCAAGCTCATGTTGCTTCTCCTGTTCAGTCCAACTATTGAAAAACTCTTCAATGTCTATTGTTTCTCTATACTTAGTTCTAAGTGCTTCTTGCTGTTCGGAGGATAAACTACTAAAGCTTATACCTGTTGGGTTACTTTCTACCTTTATGGGCTTAGCTCCAGGTTTCTTAACTATAGGCTTTCTCTTAGTTTTAACCTTACCTATAGTAAGCTCACCATCCCTCTTTACTTGAGACTCTGGCTTAGCTTCTGCACTTTCAACCTTACTCTCTGTAGGAGTAATCTCTCCTATTAGTGCTTTCTCAGATGCAGATAACTTGTCACACTGTATTGATATAGGAGATTCAGGTATTTGTTCCACTTCTCCTAGAACAGGATTAGCCTGCTTGTACTCTTTATCATTTAATAGTAACTGATTACCTTTGGCTACTGAGTAAGTATTATTGCTGTTAGGTGCAGGATATTCTACATGTATAGGTATGATATTTAATGATTTAACCTTAATCCCATATTTACCTTCCAAGAACTGCTTATATAAAGATAGTTGTCTTGAGTACTTAGCCGCTTTTTCTTCACTTATATTCTTGGCTCTGTGGGTCTTCATATCAAAGATATAGAAGTTGCCCTCCCTATCATAAGCCAGTAAGTCAAGTGTTCCAGCAACTGCTATCTCATGTACCCCTCCATTACTGTCAGTAACCTGTAGAGTACCTGTAGCTACTATATCTCTAGGTATAACTGTAAGACCTTGAGCAACAAGATAATTCTTGAATTTCTGTAACTGTTCAGCAAATCTACTAAGAGCCTCTTTTGAAGCATTGGGGTAAACCATCTCCACTGACTTACCATCACTTAACCAACCTACTGGACTAGGGGTGATATACCCATTAAAGAAATCCCTTACAAATTCATCAACACCAGTATCTATATTAGTAGATGGTGTAACCCAGGGACTGTTAGGGTCAAATCTCTCGCCAGCCTGCTCATCAGCTTGTATGATTGAAGTAACTCTGGCATATGTTTTACCTGTTCTTGTGTTGACATAAGTAAGACCATCTTCTGATAGTTGTACTACCCTAGAGTCTGCCATTATCTTTTCACTGACTTCTTGAGCTTTCTCCATAGCAGTAGTAACTTTATTTCTAACTTCTGTGCCTTGTTCAGTAAGGCCAGTATCAGTATCCACCTTCTCTCCTGATTGAGTGACAGCTGTTCCTGTATCTTGACTACTGGTAGAAGTAGAATTATCTGCATTAACTGCTACAGAAGTAGGATTAGCAGGTACAGGCTCTCTTAGAGCTACTGGGCTTGATACCTCAACTCCACTAATATCTCTCTCAAGTCTGTCAATTCCTACTCTCAAGATGTTGTCATATATAAGGTTAGTTACATTCTCATCCTTATAATGCTTAGTATTAGGAGTATAGTAGCTGGGGTCTTTATCAACTTGCCAATTTACACCCTGCCTAAAAGAACCACTAGGCATAAGCAGATTAGATAGTATTGCCGCCATATTCTCAGCAGTTACCTCTTTCTCTGCTATACTGTTTACTATTCTTCCTAAGTTCTCATCACCCAAGTATAGGTCTAATCCAAGACTGCCATCTACATTAGCAGGTCTTATAGAGTACTCAGCACCTGTTGAGTATATATATCTCCTCAACATATTGTTGATTCCATCTATTATAGATAGAGCCTTACTTTCACCAGTGAAACTAGTACCATCAGAAGTTAGTTCTGTTAGGTCATTATTCTTAACCAGACTATTAAGTACTCTTATAAAGTCTCTAGTTCTGCTGTTAAAATAAACTATATCAGTAGCACTGCCTGTTGATAGCACCTCTGCAAGGGACTTTCCATTTCTAGGACTAGTAGTCTCATCCAGAGTCTTAGTCAAGACTGGTATCTCAGATACAGACTCGTCTCCCTTCATAGTGGGCAACCTATAGTATAATGTAGGTTTGCCATTCTTATCCTTTTTAGCAAAGAGTCTACTTGCAACCTTTCTAACATACTTGTTATAAGCTGTATTTCTTCTTATAGGGTCTTGAGTAGCATCTTCAATTATAGCTTTGTCCTCTGGAGAAAGGTCTTCACTTATAAGTGAAGCAAAGTCCCTGTCAGTTTCTCTTGATGTACTTATATTGAGAGGAGGGCTAGCCACTATTACACTTGAGGTTACTTTTCTGTTGCCTGCTGATATAATCTTATTAGGTTGCTCAATAGCAAGTTGTCTTATCTGCCCTGCTCTGCTATCTAGTTCAGTTCTTGGTAGTACCCCAATAGGCTGGTATCTCTTATTGCCAATTACTATAGGGCCATCACCATCTTCAACTATAGCTAGTACTGGCAGATGTTGCTCATCAGTATAAGCAGTAGAGCTATTCTTCATACTCTCTTTGACTCCTGTAGTTATGTCATCAAGAGCAGTATAGAATACTACTGACCTATTTCCTGACTTTCTACTAAGCTTTCCACTTCTAAGATACTCATCAACTCCCCATTCTCTAAACTTTCTACTTAAGAAACTACTAAAATTACTGTTTATTCTAGCTAATGATATAGTGGGCTTCTGTTGCGGAACTTCTGTAGGTGAGGTAGTCTTTTCAGCTTCTTTCTCCTCCACTTTAATAGTATGACTTGCCTGTTGTAGTAGAGAACCAGACCTCTCATTTATGTCACCCCCCTGAGTAGCACTACCTAACAGCCTTACTGCTTCTTTAGCTATAGCTTCCTGTAGCTCTTCTGTAGAGTTATAGTGCTTACTTCCTAGTTTGTTTATTGCACTTATGGCTGCTTGCTTTGCATCCTCATCATATATAGCACTAGCATTCCTGACTACATTTATGGCTTGCTCTGCTGCTGTAAGTACCTCTCCATCATTATTATTGATGAAGTCATCTGATAATACAGTAACACCTTCACTCCCAGTTTCACTAGGTTGAGTAGGTGCAGTAACAGTTTCAGGGGCTTTCTCAGCTTCCTTCGCAGCAGCTATCTGTCTACCAGACTCTTCAAGATTTGAAGTAGCATCGTCAGATGCAAATATACCTGTTAGGGGTGCTGGCTTATCAGCAGCTACTGGCTTCTCTTCAGCCTCTTTTGTAATTTCCTCTTTTACTTCCTCATTCTTCTTGTAACTCTCCAAGGCTCTCTTATATGAGTTCACCACAGCACCTATATTCTCCAGAGAGATTTTCATATTATCTTTTAACTTCTGGTTGAAAGCTTCAATCCAAGTTACTAAGTTTGACTTACCACTATCATCTGCTGATGTAAGAGCAGCCACAGCATCATCGTAGTTACTTATATCTATACCCCTCCTAGACAAGAACTTAGTCATTGCAGCTACTAAGTCTTTATCTTGCTCTGAAATATCATTGAAAGCCTCATTCTTGATTAACTGGTTGTATATTCCCTCAGCAACCTCATCATCTTTCTTATATCTTTGGTATAGAGGATTGTCCTTTAGAGTCTGGTCAAGTACTGCTGCTTCATAATCATCAGCCTCATATAGAGCATTATCTACAGCTTCTGCAAATGCAGAGTAGTCTTGTATCTCATTGAGCTTCTTATAGGACTTCTCAGCACCTTCAAGCCTCTTGGTTAGTCTTAATCTATTCTCTATATTAGATAATATGTTTGGATTCTTAAGAGCTGCATTATACTGACCTAAGAATGTCATCTGAGCATCATTTATCCTAGCAGCATCCTCTACTTTATTCATAAAGTCAGATGTAGCTGCTGTACCCTTCTCCACTAGTCTTGCAATAACATCCTGCTGCTCTTGACTATACTTCCCCCTATTCTCTGGGTTAAGCATTCTATACCTGTCAACAGGGCTAAGTGACATAATATCTGACTCACTCAATACAGGGGTAGCTCCTTCTTCAAGCCCATTAGATAGTCTCTTGTAAGCTGTCACAGCTTTCTTCTTACTGTCTTGAAGGGCTTTTAATTGCTTCTTGAGGGTGGATATTTCCTTCTTTTGCTTATCTGATAGTATTGCCTTATTCTTCTCTAAGTTACCTATCTTAGTTTGATAAGTTTCAATATCCTTATCAAATGCAGTGGGTTCTGATATAGAACCATACCTGGCTATATACTTCTTCTGCTCATCTGTCAATGTAGATGCAACACCTCCACCATAGCTAGAGAGTAACTCATTTTCAAGCTGAGTAGCTCTTTCTCTCCAGTCACCCATACTGAGCTTACCATATATAAGAGCCTCCTTAGTTTCTTGTGGAATGCTATTACCTAAGCTCTTCTCAAGGTCAGCAGTAGCCTCTTGAACTTTTTGCATAACATCAAGCATACTCTGGGCATCTTTCTTAATATCCTCAAGAGGTCTATCATCATACTGGGCTATCTGCTGAGCCATTTCATCTCCCTCTTGAGCATTAAGTATATCTGTATATCTTTGAATATAAGCATCATATAATGGAGTGCCTTTCAATTGCTCAAGCATGAAGTAGTCCTGTACTTGCTTACCTAGTCTACTATTTCTATAGCTGAACTCATCACCCTCATCAGAAGCTTGTTGCATACTTCTAGCCCATCCTAATGAACCTCTTAAAGAAGTAAGTCTTTCTCTGTTATTGCCTTGAGCTAACCATTCATTAAGTACTTTAGCTGATTCTCTCCTATCCTGATTCTCCTGCTTGTCATTATAATAACTCTCTATGAATGGATTTCTCCAAAGGTTTCTAGCTATAGCACCTGCCTTACCTAAAGTACCCTTGCCCTTTAATGATATCCTATCTCCTTTAGATAATAAAGCATTGACATTAGGAGTACCCATAGCTTGACCTAACGCACCATATATACCAGATTGAATAGCATCCTTGCTTATAGCTTTCCTACCTGCTGCTGCAAATGCCGCACCTAAGTTATCAGACATGCTATCTACTATAGCATCATCTGCCACACCATCATATCTCTGTGCTATATAATTAGCTAAGTCATTCTCAGCAGCACCTCTAGAGAAAGCATCAGACACATCTTGGCTATACTCTTCAAGACCTTCACCAATCATTTCTTTAGCCATATTCCAAGCCATTTGCTTCTTGGTAAGTTCTCTAGCTACTACATTACCAGCATCATCAAGAGAATATCTATTTCCTGCAAACAACTTTCCTACCTTACTTCTACTAAGTGCCTCTCTTGTTTTACCATTAAACATAGAAGCCTTTAGAGCCATATTAGCTGCTCCATTGATAAAGGAGTTAATAGTAAAGTTAGTTAGGGCTGCTTTATCTGCATTCTCTTCTGCTCTCTTTAGGGCATCCTCATACATTGGTTGAAACTCATCCCATACCTCTTGCCTTATTCTTTGTTCCACAGCCTTATAGTCTCTGGAATAGGAAGTACCATCCTTGGTATCTTTAGTCAGTGGGGCAGTCTTCCACCACTCCTGCATTCTTTTCTGTACTTCTTCCTCCATTCTCTTGGCTTGCTCCTCTCCTATCATCTTCTTAGCATCCTCAAGATAGTCTTGCTTTGTATTAAGAGCATTCAAAGCACCTTCACCCTGACCTACCAATGCAGGGACTACATAAGCATTATATCTCCTCTGCCAAGCACTTATATTTTGAAGGGCCTTATTGACATTACTAGCGGTCTCTGCTGTAGCAGCCAGTTTGCTACCCATAGTAGCATACTTCATAGTATTGAAGACCCTATTACCTATAGCAGAAAGACTATAACCTTCAAGCATTGAAGCAACTGTAAAACCAGATTGCTGCATTAGTTCTGGGATAGTATTCACACTAAAGATATTATCCCATAAGTTTTCTTCTTCTTCTGGAGTTCTTATAACCTCAGACATATTATAGGCTTTCTCAGGGTCATCCTCTGTAAGCATGGTTCCTTGTTTCATTACTTGGTCTCCATATCTAGTCCAAGAGTTGTCAAGGAACTGTGCCCATAAATTTTCAAGGTAGCCCTCTTTTTGAGGGCCACCTAAAACCCTGTCCAAACCAGTTAAAGCAGCAAGTCCTCCAGTTATATTACCTACAAATGATATAGTACCTCCAACTATATTAGCACCCATACCCACAAGACCATTCCACAACTTGTCAATTAATGGTTGGTTTTCAGATACTTCTTTTTTTATCCTTGCAGCCATTTTCTCAGCAGCAGTCTCTTGACCAAAAGCCTCAGACTCAGTTTGATAAGTGGACATAAGTTCTATCTTCTTATTACCATCCAGAGGAAAATACTCAGTACCTTTGAACCTTTTATAGTATGAGGATACCTCATCTAACATCTTGTCAAAGTCCTCCCACTGTCTTCTAGTACTTCCTATAAGATTACCATTATTAGCAACACCAGTATTGTACTCCTCCTCATGGGCCTGCTTAGTATTCTGATATACTTGCAGGTTCTCTATGTCATCATCTGGGGAAGAGAGGTATATACTATCTCTCTTCTCAGGTGACATACCTTTCAGAATGTTATAGTCTTCTCTATTCCCAAACTTATTCTTAAAGGAGCTGTTTCTAAAGTATCTATCCTTTCTGTTATCATCCCAGTTAGTGTACCCTAGCTTATTAAGTTCCTCTATATTATCTTTCTCCCACTGTGCCCTATCTTGAGCTGTGAGACCTTTAACATTAAATACAAAGTCTGACATTATAATCCCTCATTTTGTTGTTGTTCTGGAGCAGTTACATCTATTCCAGATACTCCTGCACCCTTTCTTACTACTCTATAATGGTTATTTGAAATCCAGTCGTGGTCTTCATATATATCTACATCGGCTACAGATAATCCATACTCCTTCAAGTCATCTTGCAACTTCTTTCTAGCTTTAGGACTTAACTTACCAAAATCTATCAGCTTAGCATCACTTACATTGAACTTATCACTCCATCCTGGGGTATTGAAGCTACCTCCAGTATATTCTAGTGTTGTGAATGTAGATTGCTTTTCAGCAGCACTCCTAGATACTCCTCCTGCTGTAGTAGAGCTAGATGGGAATGCTACAGGCTTATAAGTACCATCAGGTGCTATTTCAACAGCTCTTCCAGCACCTATAACCTTTAGCCTATTCCCATTAGGAAGCAATATACCCTTTGTAGCGTCTTCCTTCTGTTCTTTAGCCCATTGTTGCTGCTCTTTAGCCATTTCAAGTCTATCCCTCTCCATATCTAACCTTTCTCTCTCTGCTGGGCTTATGTAGCCTCTGTTACTCATAGCATCATACTTGGCTGTACCTATACCTTCATATAAACCAGAGTTAATAAATCCTCTGGCCCTGTCCTGAATATCTTGGCTATACTTACTTAATCCTGCATCATTGAATACTGTCTCTGCTATCTGCTTTAATTCAACAGGAGCATTATCATCATTGAGCACAGTTTGCATTATCTGAGCAGGAGTATATCCCATCTGTGTCATCTGTTGGAAGTATTGACCATTAAGTATAGATTGATACTTAGGATTACCTTGGACCACCTTAGCAAGATTACCCGCCATTTGAGCCGCTCTTTTGGTTAACTCATTGCCGCTTATAGGATTATAGGTAGCATTAGGATTGTCCAGAAGATAATCTAGTTGAGTTTTTGAGTAGTCAACATCAAACATAAGAGATGGGTCTTTTAACAGAGCCTCTCTCTGTTCTTTAGTAAGAGCTTCCCTTCTAGCTACAGCAGTCTCTATTGGAACTACTTCAGAACTATATCTTCTCTTCATATTAAGGAGTCCTTGCCTACTTGCAGGTGTAAGACCGTGCTTAGCTAACATACTAGCTTGATTCTCCAAGTCTTTAGCATAGGAGTTATACATATTAGCTGTCTTACTGTCAGGTACTTCATTAGCATACATCTTCATTAAGTCAGCCTTAGCCCCTAGTTCCTCTATACCACTTTGTACAGCATTATAAGCATCTGATGCCATAGCAAGAGGCTTGAGCATCTTATCAAAGGTGTAGGGGTTGAATTTTGCACTATTAGTCAATACTATCTTCATATTGTGTACCCTTTCTTTTTATTTCTCTTAATTTTACCACTCTTACTCTTCTTAGGAGCAGCGGTATTATTACCTCCAGTGTACTGACCTCTAGTATTATAAGGCAATGCCCCTATATCTGCTAACCATCTTAGAGTATCTCTATCAGTAAGCTCTCTTCCTAAATCTCCTAATCCTTGGAGGAAGTTAGTAAGATTAGCACTCTTCTCAGCTCTATTACCTTCAAGTATTCTCTGTCTCATGTCAGCTAATTGACCATATAGACTAGCTTGCTTGCCAAGCAACTCTGAGTTAAACATATCAACTTTAGTACCTTGTTCAGAGTTAAACATGTTAGTCTGTCTGTTGAATCCTGTAACTTTTTCCTTAAGTGCTTGATTATACTCCTCTGCTTGTCTAGCCAGCTTACCTAAGTTCTCACCATAGTTATAGTCTGCCGCCAATATGCCAGCTAGAGCTGCTGCTCTATTACCGCCAGAAGTATCCTGTATTGCTCTTCTACCAGCAGCAGTATCCTTATTCAACTGATTGATATAGAACATTCTATCCAAAGGCTTGTATGCCAAATATTCTCCTATAGGTCTAGTACCTATTGGTCTATTAGCACTACTAATAGCACTGGCAAACATATCTGCATTTGAATAGTCAGGGTCATTACCACCAAATATGTCATTCAATACAGCTGTACCTGAACCTATAAGAGGCACATATCTTAAAGGATTCTGTCTTATTCCTTTAACCTCAGTAACATCACCTGTCAACTCTTCTGGCAGTTCTTCTGGAATAACATCATAATATATGTCCTTATCCCCTCTATCAGAAGTTACAGTGTTGCCCTCTTTAAGATTAGGATTTCTCATTAGATATGTTCTACCTGCTGGAGCTGAGTTCCACTCCGCATCAGTTATCTGTTGAGTTCTCCATTCCCCATCTGCACCTTTTTCTCTTATCCATCTCTTAGTATAAGGAGTGTAGGGGCCTTCTTTAGGATTCTCTACAGTATATTGTTTAGCTGCTGCTGCAAAGGCATTATGTACTGGACCTTTCTTATAATCATGGGATAACCTTATAATGTCCTGTGGAGCAAATGTATTACCACCAATAGGCCCGAACTCCCCACTATTTATCCTCTTTAACCAAGTTTGACCTTTTGGAGTATCCTGGTTAGTATTATACCAGTTCCAGAAGTTCATATATTCTGGAGTATAGAATGAGTCATCAGTAAGAGGTACAAAGTTGGAATAGGGATTTAACCTATTGGACTTATTTCCTGTACCATCAAACAGATTACCCAACCTTCCTCCTTTAGCATATCTATTCATTTTCCTGTCCTCATTCTTAATTCTTACCTCTTCCTGACCATTAGCCAAAGCACTCATAAAAGCCTGCAACCCTCTTTTACTTATAGGGTCATTAGGTCTTTCATCACTCTCTCTACTTAGTTCTTTAGCAGCATCAGCAAAAGTATCTCCTTTTATCTTATATTTTGCCTTTAATGATTTAGGTACTCTCATTCTATTACTGAATACATAATCATCAAATACTACTTCACCTTCTTCTACTAAATTAGGTATTCCTTCATTATCTACACCCATCTGTACTCCCTCAAATGGATTAGCTTCATGAGTACCTCCATTATCAATAAAGGTTATACCATTAGTAAAATCACCACCATGAGTACCTAAGTTACCACCAAAAGCTTTCTTTCTTGGTATATATCTGTAGTAATCACCAGATGTGTCTAACATATAATTTTTTCTAAAATCAACAGCTTCTGGGTCATTACTATTATACCACTCTGTCTCAAAATGAAGAGTGGGATGATTTTTGGATTTCATAAACTCATATATCCCTGTTTCAGGATTAAGATAAACACTTCTAAGATGATTTTTCCCATTCTTCAAATCTTTAGGAGAAGATGTTCTCCATGCCTCTAACTCACTATAAGGAGCTAATTCATATGCTCTCCTAAGATTATATGATGTTGTATCATTTCTATCAGCAGGTACTGTTTTGTACCAGCTTTCATAATCTGCTTTTTTAATAGGTCCCCCATCTTCATGTTTCCACTTAGCAGCATTTAATGCAAAGGTAGCCATTTTCTTTTGTGCAGGAGTACCATGTTCCTTGTACCATGTTGATGACTTTCCTGTTCTTTCTTTAAGTGCAGTAAACTTGCCTCTATTCTCTGGCTTAATGAATATTCCACCATCTCCAAATGTATTACCAAAAGGAGACATAACTCCTGTATATCTCATAGTTATTGGGCCTCCATCATTAAAGAAGTTACTTTCTATGTTAAGGTCATTCTGTGTATCTACATCAGAGGCTCTGTTTTCAAAAGACAATAAAGCTCTTTCATTAGCATCAGAAGCCTGCTGATTTAATCTTCTGGCTCTTCTCTTAGCCTTTTTATTACCAGTTATCCAACCAGCTATACCACTACCTAAGCCTATAACAGCACCAGCAATAGCTCCTATAGGGCCACCAACAGTAGCTCCTGTCATGGCTCCCTGGGCAGCTCCTCCTATGGTATTCATAGCTCTATTGGCATTACTTCCACCTCTAATATCTTTCCAGCTATAATTATCTTTTAGCATGGATAGATGAGACCATTCATTAAGTAAGCTGGCATTATCTGATGCCCCTACTACCATATTATTCTGTGCCTTAATCTGGTCTTGAATACCAGAAGTGTCTGCTATCTGGGCATTGTTCATCCCAGCTTGGACAATAGAAGTTACCCCACTACCTATACTACCAATAGTGCCTCCTAGCTTTGAGCTATCAAAGGCATCATTAGCTACAGCACCTGACTTCTGTATCATATTCATAGATTCTCCTTCCCCATCAAACCTATTATAAGGAAGTCCTATCTTACTTTTAACTTTTCTCTTAGCCATAGTATAAACTCTATATTTATTGCAAAGGTAGCTAATCTACTTAATATAGACAAGCTTATAATTAAAAAAGAAAGGCCAGCCTAATTGAATTAGTTAGACTGACCTTATATATTAGACAAAGTAGTGTACTATCATATCGTGGAATTCCATTCTATCAGTATTCTCCTTGTTCATTGATAGCTTGACATAGGCCCAGGTGTTCCTTATTCTATCCATCTTGTTGGCTTTGATACCATTCCAGTCTGTATTAGCTCTAGGGACATTAGCTCTCCATACTCTGAACTTCTTCTTCAATGGTGAAGGCTTAGCTGCCAGACTAGTCAGGCTGGTTACACCCTTCTGATATTCATTCCATACCTCAAGAGTATCAAAGGTATGACCACTTGCAAGTACTTCATTACCTGAGGTATTCTTAGTCCAACAGTCAGCTCTGAACTCTACAGTATTGAATATCTTATCATAAGGTTCATCAGAATTAGACACAAAGGTTACACTATATGGATAGTAATGACCAAAGAACATATTGTAGTCTCCTGCAAACTGTTCCCATATATTATTACCTTTTATAGCATAGAAATCATTGTTAATATTGAACATTGCAGGTACTTGACCATAACTCATAAATGAAGTAAATTGCCCTATGAGTTCTGAATATACAAGTGCTGTATCTTTATTTACAAAATATACATCATTATTATTCTTGTCATAGAAGGTAACAAAGTTATTGAAGTCTGTAGGGTTCCATATATCAAGACTATTATTTTCACCTAACCATTGTCTGAATCCTAATTTATCAGAAAGAGATTCAATCTTACTATTAAACAAGTATATACTATTGGTTATGTTATCTATAAAATATAATCCAGAAGGAGTTTCTGCTATAGACCATTTGTTGTTACACCCTATACTATTGCTTATGTATCTTTTACCACTTACTTTGAGTCCATTCGATATTTCAATAGGGACACCATCAGAAGTAGGAATCTGTACTCTTGAATTAAACAGTATGTTACTTAATCCTTGTTTCTGAAAACAGTATATCTCATTATTAAATGTATTTAATGATACTACTTCTCCCTTATCACCATCTAAATCAAGAGTTGAGGCCATAGTAATATTAGTCCAAGTATCTACTAAAGATGCTGCCTGTTTCTCTTTAGTCCAAGTTATAGTATTAGGAAAACTATTCAAGCTAAACTTATTATAGTCAAGTGCTTTGGCTGTAAAGAAGTTATTGCTCTGATTATATACAGGATTAAATTTATTGAAGTTTGACCTGTTCATAGCCAGATTACTCGTCTGGCCTCTGTTTCTATCGTACCTACCATCAATGTTTATTCTTGTCTCACAATAGAATGAAGGTATTTCAACTATACTATTCTTGTCTTCAAGAGTATAAGGATAAGTTTTAAGACAGTCATACCTCTGATAATAAGTATCTCCCTCAGTATAATATACATCTACAGGCTCTGCAACTGGTATTGGAGTATCTCCATTATATCCTGTAATTAGTGATATTGGTTTTCCTGCTGGTATCCATATATTACTGTCTATAGTAGATTCTGGGCTACCTCCAAATCTGTTTGATACATTGTCTCTATATAATTCTGCTACCCATGAATATCCAAAATATGGTTTCTGCATTTCATAAGTACCATCACTAAATTCAATATATCCCTGTTGTATTCTCTTACAATCTTTATCCCAAGGTACTATTTCAGTATTTGTCAAGTCTCCACCAACATAATTGAATATATGTTCTGGAGAATAGGCACTACCTATTTTCTTTAATGTAGGGAGGATTATCTGATTGTGCTTACTGCTATCATTTTCATTCACCTTATAATTAAAGGCTATCACTACATGTGGTGAGGACTTGTATTTAATATTTACAGGGTCAACACCATAAGTATATTTTATATTCTTTTCTGCAACTATAAGATACTTGCCACTTTGCAGACATCTTAATGGTACAGGAGGACTTACAAAATAATTATGTAGTTTTATCTTCTTAGCATCAGTAGCATCACTCAGATTATTGAAATCAAGACCTACAATAATAGGATACCCATGTTCCTTATTAAGTTTTACATTCTTAACTATGTTTACAAACTCAGTTTCAAATCCTGCTCCAACAGGAGGAGTATACTCATACTCTACAGAGTCTCTTGTGGGTACTATTATTCTATCAACATTACCATAATAGTTTATATCATCTAATCCTGAATTTGCTGGTGCTTTTATCTTTATCATTGTCTTTTCATCAGAATTAAACAATGCTGCACCAGAAATACCTTCAGGAGGATACCATATCTTATCATTAGGCAAGTAATCTGTAAAGCCAGCAAATTTAAGATTTGACATCTTCTTCTTATTTAGAACAGCTGACCTTGTATTACCTTGTGTTGCTGATATATCATTATTCAATGAGCCTTCCCTATGCCAAGGATAAACCAAAAATGACATATCCTTTATCTTTGCTGTCTCATCATAACTACATACTTCATCATAATAATACATACCAGATATAAGACTCTTAGTACCATTCTGGGATATGTTCTTTACTCCTACATTCTCTTTATATACCCCAGGCATATCAGGACTGTTCTGTGGAGTAGTAGTCTGTATATCTATATCTGAAGCATTTGCAGTATATACAGCTCTTCCTACAATCCTAAACTTTACATCAGATAAATCAAGGTTTGATATAGAAGTATCAAATTCTATTTCAGGAGAATGAAAAGTAACTATAGATTGGTCTATGAAGAAGTACTCTTTGTTCTTACTAATCCACCCAGGTAATACATTATCAGATACATCTGATGTATAAGGATTACTAGGTACATTAGCCAAGCATTGTATTTCTGCATTTCTACTCCAGTTATCTGGTATAGGATGATTATGTCTGAACTCTGCCCAAGCCCCCATATTGACTATATCATAATACTTTCCATCTATAGTATGATTATAGTTATACCAAGTAGTATTCCAATCATCTATAAGATTCTTAGCCATAGTATCATCTATACCAAGATTAGGTCTTGTAAACCAAGATGCCTGTGCAAATGGTGAATTACTGCACCTGTCCTCCATATTATATACAGTAGGACATACAATACCTTGAGCTATTACTTCTCTATCATTTATGGTAGGAAGAACCATTACACCTCTTACTTTGACAAAGCCTTCTTCAATAGCTATATCAATCAAATCCTTTTCTAAGGTTAACTGGGCTTGTACTACTTCTATAGGAGTAGGAGTAACAGACTCATTCTGTATATCTTTTACAAAGAATGCTTCAGACCATTTACCATCCCTTCTCTGGAACTGTAAACCAAATCTATACCAATCAAGATGCTTGAATCCTCTTATATCAGGATTTGATAAGTGATTATTATAAGAATAATACCCAGTAAGGCTATTATCATATTCAATCCTTCTTTTATTGAATATTATATCTTTACCTTTTAATTTTCTTGCAAATTCCCTTGAAGGAGAGTTCTTCAAAGTTATATTACCTAGAAACAATGTACTGTCTTTACTTGTCATTGTCTTAGGTACTATCTCTTCTCCTCCTATATAAAGTAATTCTGTGGGGTCTATAGTAACTCCTGTAGTTCCTGTATCAGTATATTCTATTGTAGTATTGTTTATAGTTATATCTGCAATATTAGTTACTGTAGGAACAGCATCTATTGAAGTTCTATGTATTGAGTATATTCTTAAAAAGTCAAAAGAATCATCTACTCCTGTTAATTTTATCTTGAAGCTATTACTTATCTTGTCTTCTGGACTTGCACCCCTGTCTTTATAAGATATATAGTTTATAGGAGTGGTATAGAAAATATTACTTTCCTGGCCATATAGATTATAATAAGAAAAAGCATATTGTATTATTCCTGCTGCAAAAGTACCTCCAAACCCAAGTCTTTGTACTGAAACCTCTTCCTGTAATTTAAGTTTCTGTATAAAGTCAAAAGAATTGTCATTCCATTTATCTCTTACTTCTTTCTTTGAAGTAATATTTATTACTCTTGCTTGATTCTTTCCATCAATCCAATATACTTTTTGAATATCATTATTTTCAAATACACCAAGGCTTTCAATAGGATTAGATACATCAAACTTAAGATTACCTTTGTATAAGACAATACATTCAAAGTATTTCCCCTCAGTATCCTCTTTCTCAGTAAGTCTATATATTGTATCTTCCTGTTTGTTTTCTTTAATATCAGTAGTAAATAGTGTAACATATTCATTAAGTACATTATACCCTATTACAGTACCATTAATGCCTGTAACATCTTTATTAGCATCCTTTAAGATAATCTCCTTATTACCTTTCTCATTAGTTATAGACAAGAGAGTATTATGGTCTCTTGCAGTTATTCTTATGTTCTGAGCATCAAAGGCAAACTCAGAGCTGAACTTACTTACTGTAAGGTCTCTTTGTATGCCCTTGATAACATGTGTAGAAGATTTTATCATATCATTGCATCTTTATATATTCCCTGTCTCCCATATGTCTGAATGACTTGTTGAACTCATTGACTCTAGGTATAAGGGTATTATACATTCTTGTAAATGCCTCCATCTCTGATACACTAGGTATCATAAACTCATTGTTACATTGACCAGCCTTGAAAGCATACTCCTGTTGGGTGTTCTGTAGTACAGCAGGACTAATCTTTCCCATATCAAACAGGATGGTAAACCATTCCTTCTTTATATATAGTTCCAGAGTCTTTAAGAATACAGGATTATCTGGAAGTAGAGGTAATCCATCATCATCAGTAGGGATAGCTTTATAACTAAGCTCTATGTCTCCTGTCTTGAAGGAGGTGAATATTACAGAGCCTTGGGTTTTGAATGACAGCTCACCCTTATCTTCTGAGTGAGTACCATTGAAGCTATCAGTCATAGCTCTCATACATACACCATTCCTGGCTAATCTTACCTGGTTTATAGCAATCAAATCACAAGGCAAAACACCTCTAAAGTTATCTATACATATAGTAGTTACCTTATCTGCATAGATATTAGGTAATCCCATGCAGGAAATAAAATCTAAAGTATATTGTATAGCTGCTTCTGTTGACAAATCCTGTAGTAGTGGATGCCTTAAGAGTCTTGATAAAACTTCTTTTATTGATATATAATTAAACTCACTTACCATATTTATTTCTCCTTCCTATAAGAAGAGCATCTATAATGCCCTGTTTAATGTTATGCTTAAGTCTCAGTCTTAAGTCTTTATTGAAGACCAACTCATAGAAAGACCTATTGTTGAAGTTAACATCTTCTTTGTTATAGAGTACCTTATATATCTCCTGTTCATCAAGTCTTAATAGAGTCTTGTCTTTATATGCTTCTTTATCTTCATACCATAGTTTGAGAGTATTGTCCCAGTCTATAGGAAGGTTAGTCTTTATCTTACCATTCTCATCTATTCTGACTGACTTTTCATACTTCCTTACTTCTATAGTACCCATTCTATGAGGCAGCTTAACCTCATTACCTGTCACTATATCATCAACAAGCAAGTTATTTATCTGTCTGATAATAGCAAAGTACTGTGACTCTGACAGTACATACTTCTTATCATCAGGCTTGTTCTTTCTATAGTATTTATAGCCATTATATACACCAAGACTGTTTCTTATCTTATGCTCTCTAGGCATACTGGCTCTTCTTACTCTTTTCTTAAACTCTATAAGACTTTCCATTACTCAAGTTGTTTAGCAAGGTTTGACTTAGAGTTTCTTCTCACAAAGTCTGCCAATGTAGCAAAATCATCCTTAGCATTATTCTCATCATCTTCAGGAGTATAAGAAGCACTCCTTAATTCCTTCACTACCATTTGAATTAACTCTGGAATTAAAGGCTCTTCTATAGGAAACTCCTTATCAAGTAAATCACAGGTATCATCACTATTATCACATGACAGCTCAGACATCTTTTCAGCATCCTCAAAAATAGCAGAGAATCTTACCTTTTCTAAATATAGGTATTGAGGATTCCATGACTTGAAGTACAGATAACCATCAGGTGCTATAGAACAATAGATGATATTCTTCATCCACTTATTATAGCCTACATACCTCATCCTATCTCTGCTTATATATGTTATCTCCCCTTGATAGTAATCTATAGGATATACCCTAGGATTACCTACCATTAGAGTAACAGGTATCTTATCTTTACTCCTTAAATATGAGCCTCCTTCACATACTTCACCACTAATAGCTGGAACCTCTATAAGGTCTAAGCATATAGTCTGATAGTTACTCTCAGGTATCTGTCTTCTTATATCTGAATACCTTTGCTTTAATAATAGTGCTCTGTATTTGCCTAATAGAAAAGCAATGTGCTCTTCTGTATAAGTGAAATCATCTGATGAACCTTTTATCTCATCAAGAACCATGTATATAGCTTCTCTCCACTTCATTATATCTGTATATAAATAATTAAACCTATTGCAAAGATACAAATTATATTATATCCCCACAATAGGTTAAATAGTTTATTATTCATTTACTAACCTAAGTAGTTCATCCTCACTGAATCTTAGTATATCATCCTCAGTTATTCTAGGAGTTGCATCATTCAGTGCTTGAACTAATGAGGTATTTACTATAAACTCTGGATAAGGTATAAGACAAGTAGAGCCAAATAGACAATATAGCGTATTAGTTATTGCCTTATAATCTTCCTCACTAATATATATATTTAAGGAACTTCTTAGTAATTCCTCTATGAACAATAGAACCAGCAGCTTATTCACTTCTTTGTATCCTTTGTATCCAAAGGTTGACAAAGCTTGAAAATAATTGCTGATACTAGTATAAGCAATATTATCAAGTCTATCCATGACATCCGCATCCAGTATTTATATTTTTACTCTTAATTCCCCTAAAGAACTTATTCCAGTACTTGATAGCCTGTGTATAGTGGCCTGTCCTTATGCTTAGCTCCAAAGCCTTGAATCTAAGTAAGGCATCTATAAAGTTCTTAGGTACATCACACTCATTATTTACTTCCTTTATATATCCAATCATAGACTGATATATTGGATATAGATTACATACTACACCAAGAGTAGTAGCATTATCCATACCACAAGGAGTATCAGGAGAAGGAGTACCTCTAACTATAACATATATAAAGAACAAAGTATCATTTATGGTTACTCCCAAATCCTTACTATCCAACTCAAGTCTTATTCTCTTAGGCTTAGTATTATTGTCTATAGTCACTAGAGACTCTACAGATGAAGCACCTATTTCATACTTATATATAGGCTTTGTGCTCACACCATTCTCTACATAAGTATCTTGGGAATCTATAGCTATAGCATCAATATATACATCCTTATAATAATCTAAATTCTTAACAGAAGCATCTATTACAAGTTTACTACCCTCAAGAGAAACCCTAAGTTCATTAAAATCTATCATACTTAAAACATTAAAGGGTTAATAAAAAAGGGAGTATTAAACATACTCCCTATACTTTAAGTTCCCTTTAAGTCCAAGCAGCTATTTGCTTGTCTGTAGGCAACTTTGCATTTACAGCAGTGATGAGAGCCTTCATTGCAGTATGACTTCCATCATCAACACATACTAGTGTAATATCCTTCTCAGACTTCTGTACACCCTCATTGCTGTCAGTGAAAGCATAGTGAATGTCAAGAGTATCATACTTAGCTGTTGGGTCTACTAGATAAGTAGTCTTGATAATATTAGGATAGCCCATCATTCTATAGTGGTCTCCTCTAGCACCCATACAGAAGTATTCAAGGTCAGCAATATTATGACCATTATCTACATAATGTGCAGGAGTAGCCTTTTCTACCTTACCCCAGATGTAATCATCTCCATTGTAAGTAATCTCCATAGGCTGCACATCAAACTTAATGTACTCTTGAGGCATAGTACCAAGTTCCCAACTCTGGATAGCCTCCTCAAGGATAACCCCAGTGTATGTGCCTGCCAAGTCAGCAGCCTTAGTAGCCTTCTTGACCTCTGTCTCTGAGCTTTCATCCTTTAGATATACAGTAAGTAGAGGTGTAGTATCTCTAGATACATTGGCTACTATAGACAATGCCATAGCCTTGTAGAAATCAGATGCTGACATATTAGCACCTGCCTTCACATAACCATACTTCTGGTTTTTATCCTCCTCACCAAGACCTAAATACTGACTGAATACTATTCTTGTGATATACTCCTCACCAGCCACAGGAGTATCTGATACATCACCATCAAGAGTAAGAAGTACTCTCTTTAGAGGATGTCTCAGTGCATCAGACTTAGTAGCATTGACACTCATAATCTTACTAGTGTCAATGAGGTCACTTCTAACTATACCCCCAGGTGACATATATTGGAAATACAATTGAGTTTTTGCTGTATCTCCCTTTGGCAGGATAGAGCCTGCTGCATCTGTAGCAAGAAGATTAGCTTCAGTCTTCAAAGTCTTTGCTACATACAGATGTCTTACTTGATTGATACTAAAATTAGCCATTTCTTAAATAGTTTAATTAAACTTATTGTTTTATATTCTGCATTCTACTTGTAAGAGCGTTCTGTACAGCTCTTACTAAAATCATATCTTGTAATGCTGAGTGCATCTTGCATGGATTTTCATTATACTTACCATTTATATTCAAACCATCTGGTAAGTCCACAAGTATTATAGGCTCTGGTTCTGATAAGTATCTAACCAGATAATCCTTAATATTGTACTTTGATACTAATTCTACAATACCTTCTGATATATCCAGCCTTAGCACTCTTCTTTCATTAGAGCTTCTAAATGGATTATCCTTCACTCTGTGATATTCATCCTGGGTTACTGGGACTACCTGTATATTTTCCCCAGACTTACAACCCAAGGAGGAATCATCAAGATTAACTGACTCATAAGTTATAAACCACAAGTCTGAGGGTAACTTGAAAAACACAGAGTTACTGGATAATCCTTTATGCTTCTCTTTTTCTGGTGTCTTATAGGTTTTGACTAATGCCTCCAAGTATCTTCTGGCTTCTTCTGTTTTTTCAAAAGATAGCCCTGTATTACTTCTCCCATTATATAATTCCAGGATAATATCCTTTTGAGCATTTGTCAAGAATATAGATTTCTCATACTCATCAAATTCTAATAGCCCAGTTGGAACATTCTTATATATAGAAGAGTAAGAAGATACAAGAGTGTCAAATTTTTCTGAAAGTTCTCTTGTACTCATCCTTTATCATTTGAAGGGATTATACCTATATTTGTAGCACTGGCATTACCTATAGCAAGAGTAGTATTCAAGTCTCCAGAATATGCTGATTTAGCCAACTCTACTGCTCTCTGTAGTATTTCACTATGCAATTCTTCAGCTAACTCACACTCTGTTATCTTGTCTATACCATCTATAGTTACTCCCATATCACTAATATTGTCGAGTATTATAGGCTTTGGTTTCTTCACATATCTCATTTGATATTGTAAATTACTGCCAAATTTACCTATTACTTCTGCCAATGGGAGATTAATTACTTTACCCACCAATGGATATGTCAGTTCTGATACAAGTACTTTTTTAGGTGCTTCACAGTTTATAAGACCATCAGTATGTGTATAAGCCTTTTCTATATCTCCATCAGGTTCCTCTATAGGAAAGACAGTACCAGATGTCTTGAAGTAGGTATCAAATGCTTTTTTGAGTATATCTACATAAGTTTCCAAGTCAACTTTTTCCGCTTTGGCATTTGTCTTTACAGTAAATGTGACATCATAGTAAGTACCTGAATTCCCCCACCCACTATCCATAATAACTGTTACATAACCTTTCAAATCTGGATAAGGTATTGTAAGCATTCTATTATCATAAATAGTACTGTCTTCTGTTATAGGAGTACTTATATTTGCTTCTAACTTAAAATTGATATGTAATTCCCTCTTTTGGTCTGCCCAACTACTAACTAACTTAAAATCAGTGGCACTATTGTCTATATACTCTTGAATATAGTTGCAATTCTTCTTATCAGTTATTAGTCTCCATGCTACTCTCCTAGGAGGATATGGATAAGGCTTAGTCATCATCCTCTGGTATTCAACATAGGTAATAGGCTGTACAGAGTAGAACTGATTGTTATCACTCAAGAGTTCATTCACACTCAGAAAATAGTCAGATGGAAATAAATACACCTTACTTCTTTTATCAATTTTCTCTTCAAGAGAGACTCTCTCCTTTATAGAGTTAATATCAAAAAGTTTAGCTACTCTTATCAGAACTGAGAAATCATATTGCCTCTTCTCATCACTATCAAACCCTGCTCTGGATTTGTTTGAAGTAGGATTAAAGTAAGCCTTTACTATCTCACTCTGTGCTTTAGTAAGCAGTACAGACTTCTCATACTCATTTATACCAGGAGCAGCATTTGATGCAAGATTATTATAGAGTACATCAAACTCATTTGAAAACTCTTGAGTAGTCATATTATCACTCTTTTAATTTGGCCTCTATGGCAAATTTCAACTCTTGGTGCTTAGGCATATTCAGATACTTTGCTGCAATGTTAATAGTAGGCTCTTCATTATCCTCACATAGAGGAGTACCATCAGCCTTTAAGTATAACATGCCACCTCTGTTACTGATAAGACCACCTTCAATAGCCTTCTTGATAAGAACCTTAGTACTTAACAGAGGGTCAGTTGCTACTCTTACAAAGAGCCTAGCATCAGCTTGAATGAGCTTACCAACCTTCTCTTGCAGGAACTCAATCTTTGAGTTCTTTGAAGTAGGTCTACCATCAATAGTCTCAATGATAATTCTAAGTATGTCTGCATTCTCCTGTATCTTACCAAACTCCATATAAGCCTGCATAGTTGCATTCATCTTCTTCTTGGAAGCCTGTGACTCCTCATTCTCATGGATAAGTACAAACTGATATGTAGCTTTAGGGTGGTCTTCAAGGTCTTGAAGGGATGGTGCTATCAGGTCTTTGTTTGCTAAGAGCACCTTATATTTAATATAATCATCTGGGTCAGCTAGATTAAGGAAGTTATCCTGCTTGGTCAGTCTTACCTGATAATTATCCCAGAAATTATCTACCTTATTATATATTGACAGTGCATTATATTCAAGCCCCATTACTTCCTCAAGGCAAGCCTTCTCAGCATTGGTAAGTACATTTACATACATACCAGATGTAAGTCTAGGAACAGTAAGCCATCTTACTGCACCCTCTGCCATACCTCCATATAGAATATGCTTAGGGTCTCTTACTATACCTGTCTCTTTAGGTACATGCTTTACAATGATTCTCTCATTTCTCAAGCAGTTGACTATAGGTTCATCTATAGTAACAGGTTGCTTATCCTGTCTTCTCCTTGATTGTTTAACTGGTGCTTCAACTACTTCCTGCATTGGAGTTTCATCCATTATGGTAGCATCATCCAGTATTACTTCTACTTTTTTAGCCATTTATTCTTCTCCTTATATTTCTTTATAGAAAGAAGGGGGACAAGGGATTACCTTATCCCCCTAATACTTATCCTTGCAGTATTGCAGGAATCAATGACAATGTTCTAGTTGGGTCAAGCACACATACACCAAGTGTTGCCATCTTGTGTATAGTAGCACTATCCTCATCATAAGACATATGAGGATTACCCATTTGTCCTGTGAATGGGTTTCTCAGACCCCACTGATAGCTTCTCAGCTCATTATCACCCTTAATCTTACACTTGAAGATATTAGGTTGGTCCATAGAACCAATGTACCAGATGTCAAATCTGTATGACATTGCCACGCCTCCCATTGGGTGAAGAATCTTGTTTCTTACTGGGTCATCATAGAATGGGTCTACATCAAGTCTTACCCTTACTCCATTAGGAGCTTTATACTCTACAAATTGGAAACCAGCAGACAGAGCATTGCTGTGGAGCTTAGATTGAGTCTTCTCAACTACCTTAGTTGAGTTGTTATCCATAACAAATGTAGTCCAACCACTGACTGTTTGAAGAACTGCCTTGTGGAATAGAATAGCACCTCTCTCACCTGTCTTGATGACAAACAGTCTGTCATCCATACCAAGCTTAGCTGCACTCAGCTCATATAGGGCATCCTCAAGAAGCTTCAATGAGAAGTTGTTGTAATACATTACATTAGCTACCTCAGTCTGCTCAAAGATGCCAGCACCTGTCTTGATAACATTACCAGACTTACCGAAGTTCATGTACTCACCATTGGCATTTCTGTTAGAAGTACCAAAAGCCATTACATTGTTCTTGTACTCAGAGAATTGACACTCAAGCTCCCAGTCTACATAGTGCATCCACATGTTAGCTGTGTCCTTAACCTGCTTACCATCTACATTCCTTACCATAGGAATACCAAAGGCAAGCTTCTTACCCAGCTTATTACCCCATACCTTGTGGTGGATTCTAATAGTAGACCACTCATTTCTCATAGATACAGGAGTACTGAATCTGATGTCACCAACCTTTCTTGAACCCTCTCTTTCTACAGGAGCATACTCAATAGAGAATCTCTCTCCAGCCAGAAGTCTCTCAGCAGGAATACCCTGAGTAAGACCACCCATAGTCTCACACTTGTAGACTGCATTTGTACCCTCCATTCTAGCATCACCAAGGATTCTAATAGGATATACTTGGTTCAGATTACCTACGATAACCTCGCCATCAGCAAACCAATCCTCTGGGAATACCAGATAGAAAGGTGATGTACCAATACCTACATTACCACTCTCCTCAGTAACTACTGTACCATTCTCATCTCTTGCCTCAACAAGAGGTATATTCCTTCTTGATGAGCCAATAACATCCCAGTAGTACTCGTCATCAGTCTCAAACTCTCTTACAGGGAACTGATTAAGGAATGTGTCCAGAGTCTTACCTCTATAAAAAGCAAGCAACTGAACCATAAGATTAGTTGCCTTCTGAGGTTGCAACTGGAAGATTGAGCCAAGGTGGTTGTCACTTGTTAACAATTCTGTTATCCTAAAGGCTTTTTATCCTTTAGTTCTTACACTTTACCATTGTGTAAGTTCAGCATACATTTTCATACTTGTCAGTATGTTGGGCACTCGTGGAAGAATTATATTCTATGTTATTATATATGCAAGCTTTTCTAAAAGTTGTATAGTTCATATCGAGAGATTTAGCAGCTTTTCTTAGAGATTTATACTCTTGAAGAGCTTTAATAAGTGTTTCCTTATTAATTTTACTAAATTTTTCTTCTTCCCTATATCTCTCACTAATCTCAACTCCAGCATTTCTAAGTTCTGTAGTTATTATGTATCTTGTAACTTCAAACTTATTAGCTATCTCTTGTAAAGAGAATCCTTGATTTTTATAAAGGTCAATTAAAGTTGAGATATTCAGTGCTTTCCTTTTGAACTTAGGAGTTTTACCTCCTATACTTACATTATAACCCTTGGATTTATTTGTAGAATCATATAAGTCTATATAGTATATTTCTCTATAATCTATAACATCTATATTACAGATTTCTAAAGTCTCCACATAGAACTTATCTATTCCATACTTTCTCATAGCTCTATTAATAATCTGGTCTCCATATTTAGCATGTCTAAGATGTTCTTGCCATCTTGTAGTCACACTTACTTTAGTCTGACCTATGTAAACTTTATTATTAACAGTGTTTCTGATGATGTAAATAAACCCATTCATAGTTTCATTTTCTATGCGTTACACTGTCTTTATGTATTACCATAAAGATTAGCTCGGTATTACCCTAGGCTTAACTTGGAGGGCTTCACCGATTTTACCCAATTTTACAAGGGCTTAACTTGTGAGTCAACCCTTCCAATGCTGGAAGCCTAACATTTGAAATTTACCTAATTTACCAGCCATTTCGTTAAAAATTAATTTATTAGTTAATCAATTTATATCATACATCAAGTGACCAGCCTTGTCCTACATAAGACTCTGGGTCCTCTTGGGCACCACCTACAAATTGGGGATTACCTTTAGGTCTATTGGTATTCCTTAGTGTATGTTCCAACTCTCTGAGGCTGTTCTTGATTTCTTTCTTTACTTTACCTTTGACAAGCATATCAAGGTTCTTGAAACCATCAGTAAGGGTAAAGATAACTCCCAGCTTCTTTCTGAACTCAACTGGGTTCTCTGCCTCATACTTCTGGATAGCTGTCTGATATTCACCATCCTCAGTCTTATAGACTGGTTTGGCAATATTATCATAAGCCTTTTGCCTTGTTGCCTTATCCATAGTGATGCCCTCAAATATCTCCTTATCTTCAAGCATCTGCTTCTTGAGGTCTTGAGCTTCTTTCTTAACTCTTTTCTTCTCACTCTCAGCCTCTTCCTGACCTTCTTTAATAAGGTCATCATATTGCTTCTTGAAGTAGGACTTATTACTCTCTAGAGCATCCTTGGCATCCTCTATGTCTGAGCCACTATCAAATGATTTCTTCACTTCTCTAGCTGCTCTCTCCTTTGAGAAGCCTCTGTTGATAAGGTCTTGATATATGAGCTGCTTTCTAAGGTTCTCACCTTTATCTGACTCATCCTTAATGGCATCTTCAGTAATCTTATCAAGATTACCTAAGACAGCTTCATACTGTCTAATCTCATCAGGCTCCAGTTCAGCATTAAGTGCAGCACTAATTCTCTTCTGTGTCTCATCAAGTCTGGCATTAACCTGCTTGTCTATGGCTTCTGCCAAGTCTTCTGGAGACTTAATACCCTTAACAAACTCTTCATCAAGGTCAGGGAGGACACCATCTTCTACTAAGGCACTGGCAATGGAATAGTAGAAGTTAGAATTGGGAGAAGAACCATTATCCTTATTAGAGTCAGGTGTTCCTCCTTCCTTGTCTTTCTTATCTTCTTTATCCTCACTACCTACGCTCTCTGGTTCAAATAAATCATCAGGATTTACTTCATCCTCAGTAGTTGGTTTATCTTTGTCTTTTCCAGCCTCCTCTTCATCTGTCTTATCTTCTCCAGCAGCAGGAGGTGTCTCTTGTGTTTCATCACTACCCTCAAAGAGGTCAAGTGTATCAATCTCTTCTCCAGATAGTATAAAGCTATCATTCAAACCTTCCATATTTCTTCTCCTATTGGTTATTAAACTGTGCAAAGTTATTAACTATTCAGCAAGTGGGCAAGTATCTAATACAGATAGTTGTTAAACTATAAATGAAATCCTTATTTACTGATACAAAAAGAGAGGTGTAGTATCACTACTGCACCCCTCTGAGCTTATTATGCTCCCATAAAGTAATTATATACTTTACAACCACCACTCTTATAATCATCATCCTTAAACCAGAAGTTGATTGCAGACTCAACTACTTTAGTGTCAATGTTATCACCAAACCATATTCTAAGCAGCAAAGGTACTGAATAAACAGATAAGAATACAACAATGCTAAGACAACAATGTACAAGTACTATAAAGTGTTTAATATCAAGCTATTAAAACGAAAAAGAGTTAGCACTTCAATGCTAACTCTTTATTGATGGTTTAATTTTCATATATAATCAGGGGGTATTTGCCTTTTTGATACAATCATCCAAATCCTTTTTACTCCAACTAAGCTCCTTAAATCCTGCTACTTTTTCTCCTCTAGGTATAATACCTTCTCTAACATAATTATCAAAGGTAGCTCTGCTTACATTGAGCTTCTGGCATGCTTGATATTTACTTAATCTTTGTGTTTTGTCTGTATATGATTTTATTATTTTGACTACTTCAATAGCTTCATCCTCTTTTATATTACTGTTACCAGCATCTATATCATCAATGATTTTCTTCAATAAGTCTCTTATAATCTTCAGCATGTTTATTGACAAGAATTAAAAGTATAATAAAACCAAAATATAAAGCACTCACTCTGATTTGTTCCAAATGATTACCAAACCCTACATATCTCTGAATATAACTACACCATAATATACCAACAGTATAGAGACTTGAAATAATATGTATTAAACAGAACTTAAATACTTTAGACCATACTAATATCATAATACTTACCATTGTAAGTACAGCCAGTTCAGCAAAGCAATAATGAAATCCACACTCAAGAAAAACTACATGTAGAAACATTAGAAAGGCACATATAACAGGTATGTATTTAAGTAATAAAATACACATCTTTTCAGCTCTACTTCTTCTCATAATATATTATTTTATAGAATTGTATATTTCAGTTAATTTAGCTATTTCTGGTGAATCTTTTGTATATGTAGTATAAGATAATGCAGGCTTTCCTGTAGGAGTCTCATAATTGTTCAATACTGCATTCTTAGCAGAAAAAGGCATTATTATTATAGTACCTTTACCATGACTACCATCAAGTACTTTAGTCAAATCATCAAAAGTACTTATTCTCTCAAAAGGAGCACTCTTGCCCAATTCTTTATTATTTCTATCTAATACAAAACCAAATGTATAAAGAGCTTGATACGTAGAACTTCTAAAGGCTACATAATTTATAGCATCAAGATTAACTAATCGTTTACTTGCATCCCCTGCATAAGTAAGTTCTCTCTTAAATTTGCCCATATTATTATATTTTAATTATTTATTTCTCTGAAATTAAACACTCTTTTCATTCTGTGCTTTTAATAAATCAATACTGGTTTGCCTTAGCCTACAAGTAAGGTCTTTACAGGTTAATAACATAAGTTCAGATACCTGTTTTCTCAATTCCTTTATCTCACTTTCCAACTCATCATTTCTTTTCAGAAGACTATTAAGCCTCTCTTTATTGTCATCAGAAAGCTGCTTATAGAACTCTAAAGACTCCTTCATATTATGTATGACATTCTCATCTACTTCACTATTATATTTCTTTCTAGTGAATAAATAAGATAGCCAACCACTAGTTATAGAAGTGACTAATCCTATCACTCCTGTAATTATAACCCCTAAATCAATCATTTGTAAAACTCAATAAATCTGTTATTACTCTCTTTTATATAAGGGTTCTTCTCCACCACATTAACTTCCATTACCCAATGTTTCCTTTGAAACCATCTACTAATAAAGAACTTCTTAGGAGGATTTATTGTTTCTTTCTTTCTACTTACAACTATATATTTCTCACTAATGAATGAAGGCTCTGTAATAATCCTGTTTGGATATTCCAAGTTAAGTTTCATAGAATACCACTTATCCTCTATAACAGTATCTATTTTTATATTCTCTATAAATATAGTATCATTGAAGATTATAGTATCTCTTTTTTCTATTACAGAATTTATATAACTTAGTGACTTCAGCTTATTATCCTTTATCTTCAACTCCTTCCTGACTTTATTCATCTCATTAAGGATAGAATCATTGAAATAATTAAGCTGGTCTATTGTAAGCTTTAAGACTCTATTTGATGTATTCAAAGAGTCTCTCATACCAAGAAGTATCTTTTGATTATTAGCTGTTATAGATATTTCTTCATTAAGTTTTATACATTTCCTGCTTAATCCTATAGAACATATAATACCTAATAAAGCAATAATCCCTAGTATCTGTGTGCTTAGTTTCATTGTTTTGCAAAGATATATAAAATAAATCACTCATGCAATAGCATAAGTTGTTTAATTATGATGTGCTTATAAGAAATCTACAAATGTAAATTCTTCATCATTGAACTTATGTGGCCTCTTGTAGAGCCTATCCCACAGCCAGGGGATAGGAAGATAGGTATGCCAGCTTCTACCGTCAAGAGGAACAAAACCTTGAATACCTCCACTATATTCTTTATCTGCATATTGTATCTTGATATAATCTACTTTAGTACTTACTTTAGTAGCATATTTTGTACATATACTGCCATATATAATATTATCAAAATGCAATCTCCAAGAAGTTACTTTAGCACTGAATTTTTCTACATCCTTACATACTCCTTCATATGTTATACATACTTCGCACCTGTCCTTAAATTCATTTATCTGATTAAGTATGGATGCAGCACTTCTTTTTGATTTCCATAAGCCATGAGCACAGACATATAGATGCCTTCTTTTATCCCATCTTACTCTAATATCAAAAGACCTACATCCAGCATCATACTGCTGTTTTATAGTCTTTGATTGAGTCTTTGCAAATGGTAGCACCAACAGTGAGAGAAATCCTATGGGTTTCTCTCCTGTAGCACTATCATGTGTCGCAATTTTTAACTTACTCATACAAGAAGAACATAACAAATATAACCAATAGTATTAACTATTGCAGGTACAAGCCCGCCTAAAGTTGTAGCAATAACATCATCCCAATCAACAACTTCATCAATATTCTCTTTAACTATCCCACTAATGAATGCAACAACAGCACCTACAGCAGACATAATAACAAACATCAATATAGCTCCACCAGCACTCATTGCAAAAATATTAGTAACTGCAAATGAAATATTAGTACCTACATTAAAATGAATAAGTAGGTCACTTCTTTTCATAAGTCTATTAAAGAAATCTCTAATCTTTTTCATAGCTTTACCTGTTTAACTAGTTACAACTTTCTCAGTATCATTAATGAATATTCTCCATCCTTTAGCATTAGCAGCAGTAACTTGAGCATCTGTAATAGAAGTCCATGTAGAAGGACAATGTAATTCAGCAGTTCTAACTTCACTAATAGCATGTTCATCATCACTGCTTGTTACAGTCAAGTCAGAAAGATTGTCAATCAAATATTTAACACTTTCTGCATCTAATGCTGAAAGATTACCTTGAATAACACCATTAATTGCTTTCTCATCAAATCTCCAAGAACCATGATTAAGATTCTTTAGTCTCAAATCAGTAAGAGCAGTACAACCCCCAAATAAAAGATAAGCATTAGCAGGCTTTAGATATCTTAAATCAAGTATAGGACCAATCTTTTTAAGTGCTTTACATTGATTGAATACTTGAGGAGCATAATCAGTAAATGTCAAATGATTAGTTGCAGCATCTCTTGTAGCACCATATTGAGGTATCTCAGGAAGCCTATAACAATATTCAAAAGCATAACCAGCATTAGAGCATGGTACTTTGAATGTTACAACAGTGACATTTCCACTAGCATCAGTACTATTAAAACTTCTATTTCCATCACTCCAATTTATCTTAGGAAGTTTAAGAAGATTACCACAGAACTCAAAAGCACCACTAATATCTTGTGACCTTGCAACAATCTCAAATTCAACTTCTCTAAGATTACCAGCTCCGTAAAATAACTCATGTATAGAAGTAACAGTACCTGTATTTATAATGACTTTCTCAATGTTACTATCAGCAAATTCAGCAACACCAGCTATATTTGGGTCATCATAATTAATAGTAACTGTACCATCAATGTCAGAAGCATAGAATAAACCTTTAGTTCTATTAGCAGTTTGATTGAATACACCATCGACTGTATGAGTAGCATACCATTCCTTTACTTTAGCAGCAACATCCTTGTTATTAAGAATACCGTTAAATCTTTGGAAAGTAACAGTACCATCAGCAGCCTTACTATAAAAGTCAGCATCTTTATAAATATCAAGTGTAGGAACTTTCTTTGTTCCATCAAGACCTTTGAAAGACTTGACTACTTGTTTAGCCTTAGGATAACTGACAGGAGCATCAATAAGACCATAAGCATCCCAAGCATTCTCTTTAGTCTTGTTCTCATGGTAAAGAACATTAGTTCCATGATATGCAGTCCAACATCTTACAGTAGAAGGGTCAACAGGTTTGTCAACTTCCTTTGTATGAATACTGAGACCATGTACATTTGCATATACATTAGTAAGAAGTTTTCTAATACCAGCAAGAATCATTTGAGCAGCAGGAGGCACGATATAACAAACAATATGACTTTTACCTACTTTATTAATAGTAATAGTTCTTTTATCACTACTAACAGTATATTCACTACCATCACTTGTCATAAAAGTACAATCGTCAAACCTATCATCCAAAAATGTAATTGTAATAGGATTATCTCCTAAGTCAATTTCTTGTGTAGTATTGCTATATATACATACTGCAATTGTCCATTCATTAGTTGTCCAACCATTATCAGGAAACTTAGTATTCATACCTTTAGTTATGTTCTTGTTATAACCGTCTTGAACATAACCCCAATATTTTGCTCCATCATTAACATCTTTAAGAGCACCACCAGTAACACCTAAATCCCAAGGCCACCAATAAAGATACCTATTATGAGGAGCAAGCCAAAGACCATGAACATAATATCCTCCAGCATCATTTGCATACTTAAAATAACTCCATAAAGCATCTCCATGCTTCCCCGTAGTTGGGGAAGCAAAGAGAAGCTTATTAACAGAATTATCACCAATATGTATTTTATTCACATTATCCATTGATGTAGTATATTGTATTAGCATCTTTAGTTGTCAAAGCATTATAAGCAGCCTGTGTAATAAATACAGTCTTAGGCATTGCATTGACTTTATTTCTTAAATCAACAAAATCAGTCTGAGTAGATTCAAGAGAGGTTCTTATATCAGTAATGCTACTATTAATGGTAGTAACTTTACCATCAACATATTTAGTAATAACACTATTCTTGACTCCATTATCAGAAGTAGTACTTACTGCATCATCTAAAGTAACTTTAGGAATTTTAGTAGTAATATCTTGAAGAGTACCATCTGTAGCATAGTACCAATCAGGACTAACTTGGGATGTAGTATCACTTGCACTAATAAGTGCTTTAAGATAGCCAATTTGTGCCACATAGCCTAACGATAGCCCAACAGCTCTAGGTCTCTCTTGAATGCCATTTCCATTTATGGGTTGATATTTACTCTTTAGGTTAGGAATATCGGCAATATCAATCTTTCTAAGACCAATATTACCTCTAGTATTTATAGGCCCAGCAAGAAACTGATTAGGCTCAGTGCTGATAGTATCAGCACTAAACCCATCTTTGAATACTCTCCACTTACCAGTAACAGCATCAACACTATTAGAATCCTTAAACTGATATGTGTTTCCATCCTCTGCACAGTAAGACAGATGTCCATCGTCAATACTTGTCTCTGGAAAAGCCTTCATAGCAGCTTTTGTAGCAAATCTATCTCTTTCAAAGTTTGGCTGTTCTCCCTGAAAGGTAAAATTTGAACCTATTTTTATAGCCATAGCTTATTCAATTTAAGAAATCGTTTGTTTCATATCAGTAATAGTTGTAGCATTTGTCAGAAGATACACATAATACAATTCACCATTTACATTAAGTTCACTTCTAGTGTAAGAAGCAAGATAGTCAAATCCATTAGCATCCTTAATACCTGTAGCAGCACCGAAAGATTTAGGATATGCAATACATGCCTTTTGGTTATTAAGGTTGAATGTTCTTGTTCCACCCTTTCCACTTCTTATTGCTTCTGTGAGAGTCTTTATGCTAGCCTCTGTAACAGTAAAGTCTGCTGCAACTGCACCATCATAAGATGGATTAACAAAAGTAATAGTAGCAGAACCTTGAGCAGTTCTATCGTCTTTCTTAACTCTAACATTATATGTTGTAGTAGCTGTTGCTGTGTCTGAATAAACATATGGTGTTGCACCATGATATTCAGCACCATTAATCATAATCTCATCAGCATCTACATTATCATCTCCTATCTTTGGAGTAATTGTAACTTTAACAGGCTGCGATGTTCCTTTCTTAGCAAGAGTCTTATCAAGACTAACTTTAACGGTGAATGGGAATGCCTTGTCCATTAACTTCTTTATATCAGCACTCATTGCATCAGTTGTGGTTGTAGTAGCATAAGCAGACAAATCAGTAACACCGCTAAGATTATCCCAAGCAGTACCATTCCAAGCAACATTATCACCTGCTTTAATACCATGCTCAGTATCAGCATTAGTTATATTCCAAACATCACCTGTAACAACACCAGTTTTAGGAAGTTCCGAATAATTAGTCTTAGTTCCTTTGAACTTATATATGTTAGTTATATCAGTTTTCTTAGCATAAGTAGTATTAGCATCATCTTTCCTTAGATAAGTACTAGCGGCAACGGTATCATCAAGTTTAAGATTTATTTCTTCAACAAGTTGATTAACTTCATTATTAAGAGAATCCTTAGTTGCGTAAGTAGTATTAGCAGTTGTAGTAGTAACATAATTATTTAATTGAGTTTTATCTGCTTTCAACTGAAGAGCATCATAGGCTGCTTTAGAAGATACAGGAGCCTCTTCATCCTTTCTAATATCAATAGTTCCTGCCTCATAATAACTATCACCTGCTTGAGTTATTTGTGCACATAAATAAGGTGAGGCTACAATTTCACAATTATAAAAACATGAAGCGTTAAATCCTCCATATAAAACAGTAGGCTCTCCATTTGAACTACATCCGAATGCAGTAACAATTCCTGTGTCACTATTAAAATTTATATTACCACCAAAATATGTACTATATATTCTCGTATTAGAATTCTCTAGTATATTTAGGTCTTTTTGAAAAGTAGAATTTCTAACAATATTATTGCTTCCACCACTAATTTTTGTAAGACAGCCAAAATCACAAGTATCAAAGTTACCTTTAGTAATATCTATCGATGCTTCTTTTGTTCCTGCATTCTTTATTATTATATTACTGCAATTATCTACAGCAAGAGTCAATACGCAACTGTCAGCAACAGCAATTGTACCATTTATAATAAAAGACTTTGTTAATATAACATCTTGATTAACATTAAGAGTAAAGCCATTCAAATCGACACCTTTTGTATCTTTAGGTAGTGCCCCAACAAGTATATCTGATTGAGCAACAAAACTAGCATTATATTTATATTGATACTTATCAAGAGCAACTGCATTAGCCTTTAACTTTAGAGCATCAAATACAGCCTTGTTCTGAATAGGATTTTTAGAAGTGCCATTAAGTTCAGCATCTACAACAATATCAGTCTTGAATATTCTCCATCTGCCAGTAGTAGCATCAACAGCATTAGCAGACTTATATTGATAAATATTACCATCTTCCTCACAATAAGAAAGGTGACCCTCATCAATACTATTTTCATTAAAGGCTTTCATAGCAGCCTTAGTCTTAAAACTATCTCTCTCAAAGTTAGGTAACTTACCGTTATAGGCAAGGTTTGCACCAATTTTTATAGCCATAATGTTATAATTATTTAGTTGTTAATTAATGATTTGTTTGAAGTCAGTAATAGTAGTAGGACTACTAAGAAGATATACATAATAAGCTTCACCATCTATAGTTACTTCAGTTCTTATATAAGAAGCAAGATAATCGAAGTTATTACCATCCTTGATAGATGCAGCAGCACCAAACTCTTTAGGATAAGCGATACAGGTTTTCTGATTATTAAGATTAAATGTCAATGTTCTATTTCTACCACCTTGCAAAGAAGATGTAAGAGCCTTCACATTAGCGGCATTGACTACAAAATTAGAAGCAACAACACCACTATAAGAAAGATTAACAAATCTGATAGAAACAGAACCACTAGCACTCTTATTTTCTTTTTCAACTCTGACATTGTATGTTGTATTAGTTATGGTTGTAACTTGAGTAGTATAAGGTATATTACCATGGTACTCTGTACCATTAATTATAATAGTATCAACTTGTGTAATATCATCACCTTGATATGCTTTTACTGTAATATTAGCAGTAGCAGTAGTTCCTTTCTGAGCTAATGTTTTATCAATACTAACTGCAACTTTGAAAGGAAATACCTTATCCATGAGAGTAGTAACATCCCTTTTAATATTAGTATTGTCTGTCTTTAAGTCAGTAACAGTACTGCCTATTACTCCTATGCTACTGTTAACATCTTTAATGGCATTGAACACAGCTTTATTTTGTATAGCATTAGTTGAAGTGTTATTAAGCTCTGCATCAAAGGAAGTCTCCACCTCATTGTTTAATATGCTCCAATTCCCAGAATATGCTGCACCCTTATAGTGCAAAACACTATTATAGCCTTCAACATTATCAACAGTTGTTAAATTCGTAATATCAACATCACAATTTACAAAAACTATTGGTAGGCTTGGTGATATATTGACAGTATCCCCAGCTGTAACATACCCATTGGCAATAGTAAGGTCATTACTTACAGTAGGTGTATCTTCTATAATCAAAAGATAGCCATTCAAGTCCAAAGTTCCTCCTGTAATAGGAATACTATTCAAGTCTCCTGTGGCAATATAGTCCGCAGCAAATTTAGGTTGCTTCTTATTTAACTCTCCTGTTACAACCTTATTTTGTACAGGGTTTATACTTGTATCACTCAGACTATCATCTATATCCATTCCTCCTATAGAACCTATAACCTCATATTTATTAAGGTCTTGCACCCACAAATATTCAGTATATATGTTGCCACTTGAGGGGGAGGTACTTGGGACTAAGTATATAATAGCAGGATTACCAATATCAGGCAAGCTATTTACTATCCTTACTTTAAGTAGCCCCTCTTCCAAATTCTCAATTAGTTTATCTATATACTTAATACTGATTGTGTTAAGTAGTTTGTCTATAGATATACTCTTATTTGAGCCATCCTGCAATATTACTATAGAATCATTTGAATAACACTTGTCAACTTTAGGGAAAGAAGAATCCTTCTTTCCAAAAAGTTGCAGTTTGTTCTTAATCTCATTTATTTGGTCACTTGTAAACATCAGCTTTTACTATTAGGTTTATTTATTTGTTTTCTCTTGAGTTCAGCATCTGAAGCATTCTTGGATTGAGTCTCCTTATGCTTAGCCCATTCAAGCTCCATTTTCTTATCAAATTCTCTTATCTGTTCAGCTAGCTTATCCTTAGCTTCTTGACTATACTCATCAGGTGCTACACCATCCTCTTCAACATCTGTTGCTCTTGAGTTTGCACTGATAAGAGCTACCTGTATCTTAGTCTGATTATCTCTCTGATTCTGTATATCCTTTTGCTGGAGTTCAGCTTGCTTTTGCTCATTCTGCATTTGAGCTATCTGTTGCTGACTCTCAAGCTGCTGTTGCTGTGCTTGAGCCTGTCTATCTCTAATATCCTTCTCATCTTTCTCTATCAATCTCTGCTTTTCAGCTAATGAGCTTGATGTGTAGAGCTTGGTTATAGTAGAGAATGACAATGTTTGAGTCTGTAATGCTGCTTGTGCCAGAGTATCTAACTTAGATTGAAGCTCCTGAGTACCATTGCTGTTGTCTACTACCAGACCATAGTCTGCCTCAGCAAACTCATCACCATCAATATCCATTACTCTTGTTGATGTATCAGATAAGATATACTGGAACTTCTTGCTTCTACCTCTAAGTGCTATCTTAGCTGTTTCCAAGAAGCATTCCAATGCTCTCTTCTTAACATCATCATGTACTACAAACAACCACTCTGTTATATGTGATGACTGTAATGTAGCTCTCTCTATTCCACCTACAGTCTCTCTATTGCTTATCTGACCTTCTCTCTGCTTGGTAACACCTGCAACCTCAGCCATCTCCATCTTAATAAACTCCAGAAGGTTGATTTGCTGCTGAATATAGTTACCTATGTTAGTTTCAAGCATTCCCTTGCCAGCATTATTCAATGCACCTGCAAGTTTACCAGTTGAGGCTCCTATAGTACCTTCCTTAAAGCTGTCAATAACAGCTATATGGTTAATCTTGGCATAGTACATCCATTTGTCAATAGTCCAACCCTTAGGTACTTTACTCAAGTCAAGCTCTAGAATAGAACCCCAGTTTGCAGCCAGTGCCTTATTAAGCCTGTCATGTATAGCATCATACAAGTAGTTGTAAGGCTTCATCATATCCACTAATGAGAAAGGTCTGCTGTCATTGAGATTATAGATTGAACCTACTATGCCGAAGTGACACCTTGATGGATTACTTAACCTATTGTATTGTATTAGTCTAGGTCTCATATTAACAAAGATACCATCCTTGCTATCACCTATCATAGTACCTTCCCAAGCCTCATTTATCCAGAATCTCTGAGCCTCTTCACCCCTGTCTTTGTCTATTACATAGTTCTCGGGATAGAAGTTGTATACTTCCTCACCTGTCTCTGGGTCATAAGATTTAACTTTAAGTATAGCCCTCTTTGACTTCCAGTACATCCTAAGAACTCTAAGATTTCCTGCCAAGTCATAAGGTAACAATGAGGATGTAACCCCCTCACTGAATAGGTTAGCTGGGTCAAAGTAGTATGAGCCATTGGATGCTGTAACCTCATCACCTATCATACTTGTATTGATGAAGCCATATCTCTCATCAAGGTTATCCATAGAGTCAGTAGCTGCTTGACCAACATGGTCAGGAAGGTTCTCTATATACTCAATGTCCCTCTTAGTAAGTACATCATAGTATGTGTCAATAACACGTCCAGGACTCCAATAATCTTCTAACAGTATGATGTCAGCATCTTCAATCCTGTTTGAATAACCTGACTTAAATACTCTAATCTTTAAGGGATTTATTCTCTCAATCACTGGTTCACCTCCTACAATGTCACACTGATAAATCTCTTCACCAACTGCCATTGCATCCATAAAGCCTTGATTGAATATGAGAGGTATATTAAGCTCCTTGATATAATGGTTCAATAAAGCATTAGCTCTTATCTCTCTTATATCCTGCCATTCATATGTGTAGTAGTCATTCAGCTTATCAAGCTTCTGGTTGAACTCATCCTCACTTGCAGATGTGTCTGCCATAAGTTCTTGCAATCTTTGGAATAGCTCAGCCTTCTTATTCTCTTCTATCTCAGATATTGCAGTAGGGTTTGTTACAACAACCTTGAAATCAAAGACTCTCTTACTCTCCTCACCTCTTAGAACATTGAGCTTAGAGTTCATGATGGGGTAGTGCTGCAACTTATCAGGTATATAACCAGCCTCTATATGGTCTGGATTAAGTACCATCTGCAAGTCTGACATATGCAATCTACCATTGAGCAAGTCATAGTTAATCTTCTTATGAACTACTGACTTCCTGACTAGACTGTAATTGAAAAAGGTCTTCTGGTTAGCCCACAACAGACACTCCTTTCTCCATTGCTTAGTCTTCTTAGAGAAAGGAAGCATCTGTCTGGGAAAGTTTATATTATCTGCCATAGTCTTCCATTATTTAATCTCATGCAAAAATAGTCAATCTCACTCATATCTACAAGTAAATAAATGAAATACTAACTAGTTGCCACATCTTTTACTAAATTTACTGGCTTCTTGAATTTCTTGTCATAGTTATTAGTGAAGAATGGGTCATTGCCTATATAGTCTTTTGGAGTTACATCTTTATCCCTACTAGGATTACCTTGATATAATACCATCTTCTCCTCTCTATATAACATAACCATACCTAATGCTCTGATTCTATCCACATTTATCTCAGGATTGAATGCTATAAGTTCCTCTATCAAAGCTCTATTCCTTAAGAAGAACAGATTCTGAGTGACTACTTCCTGCTCTACTCCATCTATAGTAGTAATCATGGTTACAGGTTTCATCAACCAGTCCCTTATAAGACCATTGGCATAGTTGTTTATAGCTGCTGTAGCATTCACACCTTTTTGGTTACTACCAAATGAGCTGTATTTAATCATCTGCTTATCTCTCAGGTACTCAGGGGTATCAGCCAATAGGTGAGTACAATTCATCTTGGCAAAATAAGCATAGATACCCTTCTTATTGGACTCATAGAGACACTTGGCATTATAGAATAGGCATAACAATCTCACTATCTCAAAGTTATCCTCTGCAAATGACTGCCTTCCTGTATATTCAGCTACTATCTTGTCAGTCCATAAGTCTAATACAAATGTAGATGACAGTGATGATGACTCAGCTTGGTCATTGTCTACAGGGTCATGCCCTATTATATACCTAGTGTTAGGTACTTTACCACTCCTGTCTTTCTCAGGAAGCTCAAATATCTCTATAGCTCCTGGTGTATCATTCTCTACTCCATACTTTCTGATAGGCTCATCACTAGTTGGCTTAAACTCTACTTCACCACTCTTATTCATAACCAGCTTACCTATATATACATCATCAAATGAGTGTACATCAGTGTCAAGCTGCTGTAGTCTTTCAGTCAGTGCTGTAACTGGGAAGAATGCTGCCTTTACCTTAATAATAGCTTCAGCAGGTGTAATAGGGTCTTCTGCTATTACTCTAAGAACTGACTTGGGGTCAGCACTATACTTAGCCTTATGCCTTTGCATAAGTATCTCTATCAATGCTTTTACTACATCAGATACTCCATCCTTGTTATAACATCCTGCTCTATTTATATATGATGGGAAGAAATAACCAAATGTAGGCTTACCTTGCTTAGGTCTGTCATATACATTCTCTACTGAGAGTATATTATAAGCCTCAGGATAATATAGCAAAGTCTTAGCTGAGCTAAAGTCTGATTCATCCTCGGCAGCAGTATTATGAGTTACTATATTATTAGCCAAATAGGTATGACTTAATCCTGCGGTAAGATTATATACAGGTTTTTCTCCAAGATACTCTATAGATACTACCTTATGAACTATAATATCCTTTGGGTATTTCTGTTCTTTCTTACTAGGATTATTTATATAATAGTTCTCTAATTCAACTAGTTTATCTCTTTTATGAGGTACTAAAAGTTTTAATACTTTAGCTGCTCTTCCTATATTTAATCTTCCTGATATAACTAGTGTGTACCAAGGATTTTTATCTTTTCTATTAGGAGATATTCTAGGATAAGTTTTAGTTATAGCTCCTATAACACCAAACTTTCTCCATAATACAGCAATCTGTTCTAGTATTTCTCTGTTACTTTGAGTTATATTTATAAAACCATCTTTACCAAGATATATTGAACCATCAGTATCATATAATCCTGATAATAACAGTATAGTATCTTCCCTACTCAGTGTCTGATAGTTTGAAGGTAATCTTTTACTAGCTTTTATTTGACCATATATACCTATATCCCTTAACAAAGAGCATATGCCTTTCACTCTAATATCCTCATATACTTTATTTTTCTTAGTTATATGAGTAGCAGATAAACTCCAGTTATACCTATTCTTTACATACTCTAATAATTCTACATCTTCTGAACTAAATTTAGGAGATTCTCTAAATCCATAAGTACCATCACCTATAAGCATACCAACTAATCTAGCATCAAATAGAGTATCTTTTCCAAAAGTACTTATTTCTCTAGCTTCAATTACTCTATCACCTACTTTTATATTTTTTGCTTCTTTGAATATTTCCTCATAATGACTAAAACTTCTATTACCTTCTTTATTGTATACAGATTTTTGTATTAATATTGGATGGTCTATAGAACATTCTAAACTATTCCCATTAGATAGTTCTAGTCTAATACATTCTTTATTGGCTTTATTTATGCTATTTACTATAGGTTCTTTAGTAATACCTCTAGTCAGATAAATATTAGGCTCAGTATTAGTATTAAAAGAATCAGTAAATCCTATTATACCATCTTCCTTATGCAATTCTTCTATATTTATATATCTACCATCAAGAGTCCATACTTTAGTACCTGCACACACACATCCTACCAGATACATAGTAGCAAATGTATAGTCACCATCCTCTACTGATTTTCTGGTAATATCATACAAAGACAATAGTCCCTTGAATGAACCCATCTCCTCAAATAGAATCCAACCTCTCTTACCTCTCAGCTTTTCACTGTCATCCTTAGCTGATACTGCCAATACTTGATTAAGAGAACCTCTTTCTATGCCATACTCATCTTTATAACCCATTTGCCATGACATCTCATTAGGAGAGTTCTTCAACATAAGATGTGGAAAAGGAGTATGAGAGAAACTAAAGTTAATTGCAGGCTTGAACTTAGATAATGTACCATCCTTATTATCAGATAGATATTCCTTCTGATAAGCGGTCAGTACTGTAATAACCCTTCTTCTAGACTCTTCTGACTCCCCTAAAATAAGGTTATGCCCCATAATAGTTGCTAAGCTATAACTTTTCGCACAACCTCTCTTAGCTAACTCAATGGCGTGATGACCTTGCTCTCTAGCATCGAATAAGTAATAATATCTCCATATATTACCTTCCTGTACAAAAGGAAATGCCTCTACTCTGACAGCCTTCTTTCTACCCTCAGTAATCTTATTGACCATCATAGGCTGATAGTTCAAGAACCAGTAGTTAAACCCTGAAATCCATGCACCATCTGAAGGTCTGATAAATCCTTCCCAACATCTTCTTCTCTCTTCATCCCAGAACTTCCTAAACTCAGAGTTAGGATTACTATTGGGCTTTAGAAATGTATAGCATCCGTGCTTCTGATAGTGTAATGCAGCTTGTCTAAAATAGTCAGCATCTTCAAGTATAGGAGGATTAGTTATATCCACTATTGCAGCTCCTCTATCATCCCTAGGTAAATCCTTATAATAAAGTCTATCTGGAGATATGAGATTCTTAATGAACTGTATATTAGTCAGACAATCCATAAGCTGCTCTGCTACTTCACTTGGTAGACTGTCAAGCAACTCCTGTGTAACAGGAGTCTGATACCTGTTAGTCTGTATCAGTACCTTTATATTTTCCATCTAACATCAAAGTTAAGTTATCATGGTCCAGAAGGAGATTAAAGATAAAGTCAAGAAGAATCTCTTCCATGTACTTGGTCATTTCAGATTCTTCCTTTTCAGTAACTATTCTACTAGTATGATATAATGTAGTTACTTTGAACTTTTCTCCGTTATTTATATACCATAGAGTCCACTTATACTCTTTGTAAGCCTTACTAAAGCTGTTACACTCTATTTCTTTGTGTAGTATGAAATGTACTCCTTTCTTACATTTCATCCTTTCAAACTTGGTATTCAATACTTCTACTATTCCTACTGCATCCATAATGGTTACATATCTTCGTAAATACTCTTCTCTTGTGCACCTCTTACCTTATCACTTTGTGCTATCTCCTTAGCCAATGCTCTCTCAGCCTCATCTAGGTCTTTAACCATTGATGGCACTTGTTTAATAATAGCACCTAACTCCTTAACATCCTTTACATCAAGCTCTGACATATCAGATGTAAGGTCTCTCAATTTATTCCTATAACCATCAACCAAAGCTCTGGTATCTTCCAGTAATAGAGCTGAGGTAGTCTTGAATGAGGCATATAGCTTCATGGCTTCCTTTACAGTTCCATCAGGTTGCCATGTAGACTTAAGACCTTCACCTTCTTTAATAGCCTTGCTTCTTTCATCCCTATCTATGATGTACTGGTAATCACTTCTGGGGTCTTCCATGAAATATATGTAGGCTATTTCCGATATAGCTCTCTCTTTCTTCTCAGTTTTGTCTCTAACCCATATAGCCTTAAATGGTTTCAAGGCTAGTGCCATAGGGTCAATAGTCAGGTTATATCCTTCATAAACTAGTAGTCTCATATTCTCAATCTTTATTATATTTCCATATAAACCCACCACAAGTAGGTCTTTTACCCCTAGCACATCTACTAATGTGAGTAGCAGCAACATTAGTATCTTTAGCAGCTATAGCTATAGTAGAATAAGAACATATAAATTCACCATCTCTACTGTATTTGTATATAGGGGTATCTAGAGAATGATGGTGATTAGCTTTCATCTTAGCTATAGCCTCCTTAGATTTAGGCTTTCCTTTTAGTGCCTTACTTATATTTGTTTTATGTTCTATAGTCTTTGGAGTATGTAATCCTATAGTACCCTCACCTCCGTTTGTAATGTTATAGGATAAGTTGATGCTCTTATAATATTGTATCAGTGTTATCTCCAATTGGTTTGCTTGTTCTTTTGATAGATTACTATATAATATAAGATGTAGGAAATTATCCCACCCATACTTATCTAAGGCTCTCTTGAAATATACATTATTTGAATATCCATCACCTTTTCTCCACCTTCTTTCAAGGGATTGGCATGTCTGACCTATATAGGTTTTTCCATTACACTTATTTATGTGTGCATAGATAGTGTATAATTTCATACTCAAAACTTAAAATAAAAGCCCAATCTTGTTTTAAGACTGGGCTTAGTTATTAAACTGTTATTTTAGGCTGTTCTACATATATTGTAGGGTTTTCCTCAAATTCTTCAACTTCTGCTACAAATTTGATGTCTGTACTTTGAAGATACAGATAATCTTTACCGTCAATTTCTACAATATCAAAATTATATCCAATTACAGGATTATCTCCTATTACCCCATCCTTCAGACTGCCAGCCTCATGTTTCATTACTGCATATCTTTTAGGATTTATAAATACTGTATCACCTACTTCAATACCCCTTACCATAGGCCCTACAGCAATTACTGTCTGATATTCTTTTACTGAACCCGCCTTACTACTATCAATGATGTCAGTACCTCTTACCTTAGTATTACTATCATATCTATTCATAGTAGTAACAAGTCCATCAAACATGGGCTTGACTTTCTTTATTGTTGCTATCATCTCTTAGTTTCTTTATATGCTTATATCTATCCTTAATGGCTTTATACCTAGAATATGTACAAGATAGTTTTCCGATGCTAGGTATATTGAAGTTTGTTCTTAACTTATTGAACTCTTCCTCACTAAGGTCATCTTTAAGTGGTAGTTCTGATATGGTGCATCTTATGTACTTCCAATAAGACTCATATGCCTCCTTGACTACTTCTGTAGGTAGTTCAAGCTTATTAGCAACATGGTCTATAGCATCTTGATAGTTCATTGAAAATCAAATAATAACATCAACTTAAATGAGCCATTCTCCTCATTAACTCTAGGTATATATCTTGGATTGAGCTTACCATCTACTATAATGTTATTCTTTCTCAATTTACCCATTATGACTTGGAAGTGAGGAAGAGTTATATTGCACTCTTCTCTAACTTTCCTCTTAGTATCTTCACTCATAACGAGTCTGTCAAGAATACCATTATCAGAGACCACCTTACTTAGTTCATATCTCTGCTTGACAAAGGAAGTGGCTACTTCCATTTCCCTTTCAGTAAGATGGTGAAATGGTTGTAAGAACATAAACCACATCTTAAAGAAAGAGTAGTCAAGCTTACATGGTATTCTCACCACATTATCCACTCCCTTCTTGACCATAATTACTCTCCTTTATCAGTGTTTTCTTCTTGTTCTGGAGTAGCCATCAGATTTTCTATCTCAACAGCACATTGTACCTTAAAATTGTGAGACAGATAAGCATTATCCTTATCAATAACAGCAAATAGATAGTCCAATCTCTTATAAAGGTTGGTAAGATTAGCCTCCTCTATCATCTTTCTCAGTTGCTGATTCTGTACATTAAGCTGCTGAGCCTGTGCACTGAGCTGATGACATACATTCTCTAACTCTTCATAACTAAGTTTATTCTTAGCTTCTCCCATTTCTCTAACTTCTTTTCCCATATTATTTATTTAAGAATTTATCTCCATATTTTGCTATATATAACTTCTCCCACTCCTCTATAGTATTTTCCTCAATATCAGTGTCTCCACAGTGGTCACAATAGTCCATACCATCAAGAGCCATTATTCTAAGAGATAAGCAACTTTTACAGTATTTTACGGGGACAGAGTTATACTCAGCTGTCTTGGATTCATCTCTAAGTAAGTGTTCCATATAACTATGATTTATAATAAACTAAATATATCTGTCCACCAAGAGTAAACATATTTACTATAGCCTCTCTTGGTATACCAAGTTCATTTGCCTGGTTTATTATACCCCTGATTGTCTGACCTACTATGCAAGTCATTACTTTATTCTTCTCATCCATGTTCTAACTATTTATAGTTTCGGGAGTGGGAGTCGAACCCACAACCTCCAGCTTATGAGGCTGGTTAGCTACCATTGCTAGCATCCCGAGATATTGCCAAGATTTGGTATGGTACTTGGCATTGTAAGGTTAACCTTATACTTACACCCCCAATCATCTACACCTATAAAGCTGTTATTTATACAGGTCAGCTCCTGTTGAGGTTTACCTAGTAGCATTGGGTGTTACTCATCACTGTAGGTAAGACAGTTTTTAGTAACTTGTAGAGCCTCCCCTCAGAATCGAACTGAGACTTCCTGTTTACAAGGCAGGTTTGCTAAACCATTAACACTAAGGAGGCATAGTACCCCTGACAGGAGTTGAACCTGCAATCCCCAAGGGGCGTTGGTGTTTAAGACCAATGTGTATTCCATTCCACCACAGGGGCATTATACTTAGTAAGGTCTCAAATCACATAACTCAAAGAGGTACTTGTATTTCAGTATATTATGTATGAATGTCTCACACTCAGACCTAATTCCTGCATATAGAGTTCCTTCTGGAATATTCTCATAGAACTTAGTAGTTCCTGCCTTGACCTCATTGATGAAGTCAATAGCATTAAGAGCATCACTAGGAGTACCTTTAATTACATTAGGTTGCATATGTCCAAGCAATCCCTGATATTCCTCTGCCAATCCATCCTGATAGTCTGAGATAATACCTAGGAACTCATCTAGGTAAACATGAATATTCTTCTTAGGAGCTGCCCAATGCAGATTCTTACACTTAGTCTTCCAACCCTCCAGAAGGTTAATGAAGCTAATAAAGAATTGACCAGGGTTCTCATCTTGAGAAGGCTTGAACATCTCATCCATTAGCTGATTATCTAGAAAAACACTATCCATTTCTCTAATTCTTTATTTGATACTGCAAAGTTAAGCTAAATATTTAACTTATGCAAGTAAATTACATTATTTAACTAAATTATCTGTACCCTCCAAGGGACTTGAACCCTTATGTACTTAGTACACTAGTTTCTAAGACTAGCCTGTATACCCATTCCAGCAGGAGGGTGTAAGTTTTATAGAGAGCTATATTCTTTTGTAGCATCAAAGCTAGGGCAAGCTTTTGAGCTGAAATCTCTGTGTCCATGTATAGATGCTTGTGGATACTTAGTCTTCAACTCCTTAAGCAACTTAACTAGAGACTGCTTCTGCTGAGTAGTTCTAGTATCTTTAGGTGTCTTACCATCAGAAGCACATCCTCCTATATAACATACTCCAATAGAGTTAGCATTATGACCAGTGCAGTGTGCACCTATAATAGACTCATCTCTACCTATATGTATAGAACCATCTCTATATATTATATAATGATAGCCTATATCAGAGAAACCCCTCTTAAGATGCCATTGTCTTATAGTATCTACACTATAGTCTTTGCCTTCTGGTGTAGCACTACAATGAACTATTATTTCCTTGATATTCCTCATATTATATAAATATTAAGTGGACATTCATAGAATCGAACTATGTTCTAGGGTTTTTCAGACCCTCGCAATGTAACCATACCTGCCCAATGTCCAATAGCTTATTCTAGTCTCTACCCTAGTCACCACTCATAAGCTAAGAGCAATCCTTGAAATCTAAGTGGGAAGTAAAGGAGTCGAACCTATTCAACCAGAGGTGTCAGATTTACAGTCTGAGGCTATCACCGTGTAGCACACTTCCCTAATTTAAGTTAAATGTTGTTATGTTCCCCCATAAGGAGTCGAACCTTACTCTCAGAATTAAAAGTCCAGAGCATCCACCATCAATGCTTTGGGGGAGTGAAGCAGGGTCTTTTTAAGAGGTTTCATCTTATTCCTAGGAAAGATTTTTACCCTGCACACCCTCTAGTGTGCCTCCACAAGGACTTGAACCTTGAGTCCCCTGCTTAAGGGGCATGTGCTTTAACCAATTCAGCTATAGAGGCTTATAGACTTGGAGGTGGAATTTGAACCCACGAATCAACAGTTTTGCAGACTGTGCCCTTAAACCACTCAGGTACTCCAAGATAATAGGGTAGGTAGGAGTCGAACCTACACACAGATACTTTCACCTGTAGTCATCTTTTATAGAACCCTTGGTATTCCAATTCCACTATTATTTATCACTATCCTATAGTACTCACTAAAGGACTTGAACCTTTGACCTGTTGTGTATAAGACAAATGCTCTAACCTACTGAGCTAAGTGAGTATATTGGGGTGTTAGATGGGATTTGAACCCATACCCTCTTGATTCACAGTCAAGACTTCTAACCAATTAAAATACTAACACAGTAGGGACTCTGAGAATTGAACTCAGCTGTAACCAACTACTCTTTCAACTGCTTATCAGACAGAGGAGATAAGTCCCTAAATGAGGGATTTCCTACCCTCACAGCAAAGTGGAGTGATATATTATCACCTCCAGTTTTCGACTTTACTAGGTGAGTTCATTGCTTGTAGTAGCCTAACTCCTGATACTCTGCTATTCTACATTCAAGTATCCAGTGCTGGGGTAGAGAGAATTGAACTCTCATCTAAAGATTAACAGTCTTTTGCTTGACCTTCCAGCTATACCCCAATAAGGACAATTTCTTTATCCTCTAACTGTCCAAAAAAAAAGAGAGTCCTAACAAACGTTCTAACATTATGAAACACGGAAACTAATGTGGAGAATGAGGGACTCGAACCCTCTAATATAGCTTGCAAAGCTATCAGTTTAGCCAGTTAGCTTAATTCCCCATTAGTATGGGTACTTGGACTCGAACCAAGGACAACTACATCCCAAATGTAGCATTCTACCTACTGAATTACACCCATATATTGCGGAGAGATGAGGTCCCGACCCCCAAGCATTACTGCTCCCATTGTTTTCAAGACAAGTCCCAGTCCCACTGAGTTATCTCTCCATTTGCCTACCTACCGCTGTAGGATAGGACTTTGTTCTGTTATAAGTGTGCAGACTATGAGGGAATTGAACTCTAACCTTCACATTGACAGTGTGATATGCAAACCACTACACTACATAGTCTATATAATTTAGTACCCCCTGATAGAATCGAACTATCATTCTAAGTTTAGAAGACTCATGTATTATCCATTATACTAAGAGGGCATTTTATAGTTGGGACTAGAGGACTCGAACCTCTGCTATAAGAGCCAAAATCTCATGTGACTGCCACTACACCAAGTCCCACTCTGAATTACTCTGCAAAGGTAAGCAAATTTTTTGAATCTACCAAATTTTACTGTAATAAATTTAATTATAAGAGTCCAGAAGAGTATTGAATAAGGGGGCTTAGTGAAAAAAAAAACATTAACCTAACTGCTTATGAGGTACAATAATATTGTCCTTCTTGATGTTCTTCTATAATACACCCTAATACATTCTCTGGTAATTGCAATTCAATCAACTACTATTCTACTTACTTTCTTCATACCTTAATTATTAGGTATAATATATCCCTAGCCTGTGTTGCCAAGCTTGTTTCATATTAGTTCTGCACTTCGTTGGACCCGTTCTTGGTTATACCCCTTAAAGCATATTTACCTGTACCTTTTCTCAGTAGTATTGGTTATGCTAATCTAACTTATAACAGAACACTTTGTATCAGTATTGGGGACACCTCATTCTTATATTAGAACTACTACCCAACTTCTGCTCCATTACTTGATTACCTCATGGAGGATAGAGACATACTACCTATCTCTCTGATGGTGCAAAGATAAGCATAAAATCTGATATAACCAAATATTTTAAGAAAGTTTAACTATACACTATGGTCTAGGTTAAAAAATTTTAATTTTTTTTTTTATTTTATTTTTAAGGTACTTCATTGGTGTGAGGGGGGTATAATACACTCACACCTCCCCTGCCTCTGGCTTGTTGGGGCTTGTCCCCCGTGGGTTGAAATGATACATACTCACACCAACCAAGATAGTGATAACTTATGTTTAACAATTAAATTCCAAGTCAGATGACAAGAAAAACATTGAAAGACCTCATTGACACAGGTATTAGAGAGATTTACATTAAGAGTTATGGCTATGTAGAGCTGTCACTCTTAGGTAGTACATGGCAGCCTTTTGGCAATAAAGCCAGATACATCAGATTTGTTGTTGAAGGCTATGGTGATTATACTAGCAGAACATTCTTCTTTGATGATGAAGAACCTGCTCTAGATGACATCTTCGTGCTAAAGGAGGGCAAATGGCTCTCACAGAGAGACTTTGATTTGGCTTGCAGAGGCTAACTCTCACCTTGCCTTTGATAACATTCCTATATGATATGAAGAAGAACATTCTCATTGCAATATTGGCACTAGTGGTGCTGGTACTTGCAGGTGTTACTCTCTACCAAAGTGAGAGACTGAGTGCTGCCAAGGCTTATATCAATGACCTTGAGGCAGACTATCCTGACTATCTTGATACCACTTCTGGAGGTGATGCATACTCAGAGTGGTATAACTAACTCCTTCCTTACTTTTGACATTATTAACTTTGAACCTTATGGTGCTTAGGTCAACCATTATTCAGTTATGAATCTGTTTTCTAATCTTAAGGTGTATGGTGGTAAGTGGTCTGAGAAGTCATCCAGACACTTCACTCAGGAAGAGCTGGCTCTTGTAGAGAAGGCTCAGGTAGTTGAGAGTCAGTATGGCTCATCATGCTGCTTCTTTATGAAGAACGGCACTACCATGTATGTACCTATGTCTCAGGATGCTAAGTCTGAGGCAGGTGACATAGTAGACCTGTCTTCTGCTGAGATTGTCACTCTGGAGAAGCAGGGTGAGCATGACATTCAGCGCATCAGAGGATAATATAGTCCTCAGACCTCATAGGAGAGTGGGAGTAATCCTGCTCTCCTTTATTTTTGAATGAATAGTAAACAACAACATATGATTAACAAGCTATTATATCATCCAGACAGTGACTAACTAGGAAACAACAACATATGATTATATAGCAGAGGCACTAACTCCTCCCTTGATACTGGCTATACTATTTATTAGCTAACAGTAGAAGTAATAGTAGTAACTAAACAACAATAAGATATGATATATTCAAGTATATCTTTAGAGCAAGGTCACTAACTCCCCCCTTGCCCTTGCCTTGCATAGCTAATGCTAATAGTAGTAGCTGTGCATGTGCACAAATAACATTTATCAAATAACATTTAACATTTAGCACTATGAATTTGTTTTCTAGTCTGAAAGTGTATGGAGGCAAATGGGCTGAAAAGGCTTCCAGAAAGTTCACACAGGATGAACTTGCACTCGTAACTAAGGCCCAGGTGGTGGAATCTCAGTATGGTAACTCTTGCTGTTTCTTCATGGCAAATGGTACAACTATGTATGTGCCAATGAGTACTGATGCCAAGAGCCAGGTAGGTGACATCATCAACCTCAATGAGGCAGAGATAGTTACCTTGGAGAAGCAGGGAGAACTGGATATCCAGAGAATCCGAGGATAATCTGTAGTAAAGAGTGTGTACCACACATTGTGGTACATAACTCTTTTTACTGTCTTTGCAACAACAACAAAGTAGAGTGGCTCATGTAGTCACCCTACTTTGCTTGGCATTTTTCAAGTCAGTTATTTATTAAAAAGAGTTAAAAATGACACTAGGAGAATGGGTAGGTATAATTCTATGTGCTGCACTTATAATAGGTGCAGTGTGGGACATATCTACTGGATATAGCTCTAAAAACAAATAGTACTGTTATTAAGTAGCTATACCTCAAGATAGATAGGGACAAACAGGACTCACCTAAACGAAAATCCGCTGTTGAGTGAAAGATTGATGTGAAGGTCAGACAAGTAAACTCATGGAGTTGAAAGCAGCACCGAGGGACTGGGAATCGAGTAGACAAGACACAGTGCATTAGTAGAAAGGGGACTTGACCAGTAAAAGTACTAAAACCTGGAAGTGTAACGAGTTGAGGTTTCTATTAGGAGATGATACTAATGGATGATTTATATAGATGAATGATTTATGTAACAATTATTATTCCTATATAATATTAATAATGGTATCTATTAAACTCCGTTATCTTAAAAGTACTGGAGGTGACTGACTTTAATAATGACAGTGCTAAAGGTGATTAGCATATATTGGTTAATGCAATAGTTATACTATGCAAATAGGCTCAAATCCTATATCACCTACTATAAAAAAAAAATAACCACAAAATAACACAATAATGGCAAGAAAGAGACTAAAAGGAGCTTTTGTATGCTCCACAGTAAACTATGAACTTACTATAAAGGTTCATAAACCTAAGAGATATTTTATTATGTTCTGGGGAGAACTTTACGAGATTAAATTCTCTGAAGTTAAGATGTACAAGTCACATAACGTCAAAGTAATAGTAAAATGAGTAGGAAGTATGTCGTCTATGACACCACAGGTAATCCTGTTGGTGTACCATTCAAATCTATAAGAGAGGCTGAAGAATATAAAGCCATCAATAGAAGATTTGATTGGACTGTTAGATTGGTTGACATAAACATATGGAGAGAGAGCACTCCTAAACAAAGGGGTGCTCTCGCTTTTTGTGAGGATGTCTTGGATATTCAATTTGAAGGCAATAGACATGATTTCTATGAAGTGTCTGACTTCTTGTCTGAGTATCTTGAAGAAGCCAAGCAAACAGCTAGAGAGTTATCATGTTTTTATTCATCTTATACATGGAACAATGATTAAAGTGAGTAAATGCGTACTATTGTATGCAACAATTATAAGCAGCATCCTGTTTATAACAGGTGCTGATGCAATAATGTCAGTAGGTATTAAATACTTTCTGATATTTGGGTTAGTTTGTGTTGCTCTAATTTATCTTTCTTATAAGTTAATATCCAAGAAGGAATTTGATTCCTTCACTGGATTTAACATTATAGATAAATTGTAGTTGTAGATTTTTCTTTTCTGGTTCGTGAGAATAGGAAAAGACTTTTATAGTAAACAATTAAAATAATAACATATGAGAATTATAGTAGTTTTTATATTTGCTTGTATTAGTCTTATAGCTAATGCACAGCAGTTCAAGCGTGAGGGTGATACCTTTGTGCAGGATACCACAAAGACTTTTAGAAAGTCTGAGGGTAAGGAGACCAAATATACATACAAGGATAGGAATAATAGGGTATATCCTATATTCATTACCTCTTCTGGAGCTGTATATATAAACAAAATATCAGCTAAGACAGGTAAGGAATACAGAATGTATCTTCCCAAGGGCATCAAGGAAGCTATTGCCAAGGAGACCAAGAAGTGATGGGTATAACAATACTTGCTTGGCTATTTATAATAGCTTGGATATTAAAAATGAAAGACCTATGATAATATTAGGAATTTTAGAGATAATATTCTATGGTTTTGGTACATTCTTGTTTTGTATCTTACTATGGCATGTCTTCTTCAATGATAAATAATATGTCTGAACTTCTTATCGTAATCCTTAACAAACTAGGTTTAGGTAAAGGATGTAGAGTGTTCAACATATCCAACATGAAAAGATATATGTATGATGTGTTTGGAGACTCTATAAAGGTAGATATAATATCTCCTATATCTGTCAGTCTTGAAGTGGGTAGTAATAAAATCATTATCACTTATGAGATAGTGAACAGTACGATAAAGAGTCTGACTATTAAAGAGGTGTTATAAAATGGCTCACTCCCTTAGCTCAGTTGGTTCCGCAAGGCTTGAGAGCATCGGACTTTTAATCCGAGGGTCATGGGTTCGAGTCCCATAGGGAGTACTATTTATTTCATTCAAGGGGCTGTATTTGGTTTTGACTGGTGGCTACTTGGTATGAGGACATGCAGAGACTGATGGAGAGACATCAAAACTTTAGGTGGCAACAGAATTTCTGCACCTGTAGCTCTTGCTGCTTAAGCAATCTACTGAGTTGGTCACTGACTTGGAAACAGAATAGTGATAAGACAAGATTTCTTGCATAGATGAATGCAAGTGGTGGAGGATGTTGACAATTCAGTCAACCCCAGCAGAGAACCAACTGCATAATAAAGTGGTAAGCATGTGTAATCCTTATATTGAGAGCTATTAGGACAGGGGTTCGACTCCCCTCAGCTCCAAAGGCACGTTGTTAGATACTTCCACGTAGTGTGCCTTGGGTTAAAAGCTAGATTCTAACAAAAAAAAAGATTATATGTTAATAACAGAAAGAGCAAAAAGGAAAATAAATACTTTATTAGATAGTACTAATGATTGTATAAACTATCCTAAAACTAATAAAGATGGTTATGGGGATATTCAAGAGATTGTGGAGGGTAAAAAGCTCCACATGTTAGCTCATAGAGTATCTTATCAGTCATATACAGGAGAAGACATATCACCTGATGATATAATATGTCATAGATGTGATAATCCTGCTTGTATTAATCCTAGACATTTATTCAGGGGCACTCACTCAGATAATATTAAAGATAAAGTATCTAAAGGGAGGCAAGCTAAAGGCGAGAACAATGGAAGATATATTGATGGGAGAGCTTCTGATAGGGTTGTGAGAAGAGTTAATACTCATGGCAGAAAATTGACAGACCAACAAGTACTAGAGATAAAAGAATTGAAAAGTAGGGGAACCAAACTTAAAGATATTGCTTCTATAATAAATGTTTCTTATCAGACTGTAAGAGATATTAGTTGTGGAAGAATATATAAGTGATCCTCCTCAGCTCCACAATTAATAATTAAAATATTCCCAATATGAAAGAAAGGAAAGTAACTGTCACTCTTAGTAAGGCTAGAGAGTGGTTTAACAGCGGAAATGCAGCACTTAGAGAGGTTGCACTTCAAGCCTTTGATAAGACAGAGTTAATGTCTAATTTTACAGATATTAAAACGTTTCAAGATGCTTGCAAAGCCCTTAAGCTTGATTATAGTGTTATGCTTAGCATTGTCAATACTATAAAACAAGTTAGTAGGGCTTCTGCCGCAATGTTTAAGTTAAACATCATTAGAACAGCTCTTAATTTAGGTCAGGATTTACATCTCACAAGAGACCCAGACGATTCTTATATTTACTACCCCAATAATCACATTGCAACTAAGAGTTCCACTTATTATGAGCGTGAACTTAACTCAGGTGAAATGGAAGTAATAGGTAAGATTAAGAGTGAAGGAGAAGAATATAATGTTCTAGGTGGCAGTGTCGGAATCTCTGGCAGTGCGGGTTTGGGTAGCTTCACTCCTGACGATGGTGTGGGTCGTGCTAATGCTAATTTCGGGTTCCTTGGTTGTGCATCTAAAGAAATAGCTCAGCATTTTGGTAAATACTTTGGCATGCTCATAACAGAAGCCAAATATGGAAATATGCCAAGTTTTGAAATTGTCGAGTCCAAATAT